AAGATTTACAGAGAGAATTTCGTATAAATATTAAAACAAGTTGAGAAGATATAGAAGATGTCAAAAATAATATACACTACGGAAAACGAAAACGAAAGACCAAAACAAACCAATGCGGATACTGCTCCTCCTTTAAATCTGGTATATGGCCAAGAAGACACGAACACACGCCCCAAAAGAAGGACAGTATTGCAGCATTATCTCGAAGAAAACTCTTATTACGTTTATGATTCGGAAAGCAGAAAAACTTTTGCAGAAACTGTAACCGGCAGTTTAATCACAGAAGATTTCACTACGGACTGGTTGTTGAATGCTGCACAATCGCAGGGAGAATCTCCTTTTTTTGGTGAATGTTATAGTGTTGAACAAGCACAGACTCCAGTCCTTTTGAGCATAGATTACGACGGGGACAAATCGTATTATTCTTTGTCACTGATATTGCGGTACATTGGATCACAACCATCTACAACCGTGGAAATGGTGTTGACCTATAACGACGGCTCTGATAATGTCGAACACAATTTTAATTTTGAGGTTAATAACGGAGAAGATCGCGAGGTTAATATAGATTTAACTGCTCTTGGGATTACACCCGTATCTTTCGTGAATATTTTATTGACACCAGATTTGGTGGAATACGACATATTCAGGTTGTGTGATATAACGGGTGTCCGTATGTCCGGTTAATCTAATGATTGACGTTGCTATAATTTGTAGTGGAAGCAGGGAAAGTTATTTCAAAGAATGTTTACTCAGTTTGGAAAAAGAGCCCGTAAACATATGTGTAGTAGATAAACAGAAAACTCTTGGCGACGGAAGAATAAAATCTTATGAAGCTGGAGTAAACAGGTTTGTATGCTTTGTTGATGACGATGATGTTATTATTCCCGGAGCTTTTGATCGTGCTTTGTTTAAAATTAAGTTAGAGTCGAATATATCCGCATATTATTCTAACCATTTAGTTGTTACCGAAGATTTGTCTACCGTTATCGGACGTAGGTTTTCTAAATTGTCGTCACCCGGCTTATTACAAGACGCACAAATGCACCACATAGTAGTATATGACAGAAATACTATAAGCCCTGTTATTGGTTATCTGAGGGGGGTTCATACTCGCGACAGAAGGTTGCTGAATTACCATTCTATAATGAATGGTCGGGTTATTGGAGATTTGAACCATGGCGCAATGTGGAGAATACATTCTGGGAATAACCATAAAACCGCAGACATCAGATCCAATCCACCGGAATGGTTCGCAAAGATAGAAGAACTGGAAAAAGATATCATCGACAAATTCTCCAAAATAGTCAGGTGACTATTTTGGAGAATCCGTTTTTCAATTCAATTTTGATTTGATCTTTGAATGAATCTTTGATTTCGTCTCTATGCGAAATGATGAACATTGACAGTTTATTCTTTTCTGCTACCTCTTTCATCAGCTTTACGGTTTTTCTTACACCAACATTACTCAGACCGACATCTAGACATTCGTCTAGAATATACAAGTTGATGAAATTGTGCTTGGATTGTAGAACGTCTCTGAAGGCCAGAGAGAGGGCAATGTTTATCCGTGCCTTCTGTCCAGACGAAAGGCTCGTAAAGGTGATCTCACGGTCAAACTGGCCAATTTCCATGGAGAGGTCAGATTTGAACTTAGCCTTGTGAGGCAAACCCATGGTGCTCAAATAATAGTGCAATCGTTCGTTTAGGAACGGCAGGTACTTGTCCATCAAAGCTTTTCTTACAAACGAGTCCTTCTTAGTTAAAAGCTTTAACAAGAATTCTTGATGTTTAACTGTTTTCTCAAGAGAGTCGATTTCTTCAGACTTGCTTTCCTTGACCCTAAAACCTTGTAAAGTTTCAAGTGATTTTTCATAAGGGTTTTCTTGTTCTACAAGGTATCCTTTTTTTTCTTTCGCTGATTCCATCTTGTTTTTGGCTTCGAAGAGTTCTCGTAGGGTACCGAATGAAGGACTATCAAAAGTCTTTCCCTTCTCTATTTCAATGTCGCTTTTTATTTTTCCAAGTTCTTTCAAGAGTGACTCTATCTCGTCATTTCTATTAGAATGAGGATTTTGTTCTACTTTTAATTCTTCGATAGTTTCTTTGACACCATCTCTAGCGTTCCGAAAACTTCCGACCATGAAGGGATGAGTGAATTCATTTGGTATTTGATTTTTGATTTCCTCTAATCTAACAGTAGATTCGCTAATTGATTCTTCTATCTCCTGTGAGGTTTTCAGAGTTTTCTTGAGAACTTCAGAAAGAGTCTTCAATTCATCAACAACACTTTCGAGTTTATCTTTCGAGTCCTTGTAATCTTGAGAACAGTAAGGACATTTGGCGTTTTCCAAAGTCTTTTTTTCTTTTTCAAGTTCTTCTACTGCATCTAGACCTTCATCAAGGACCTTTTCCAACTTGCTCAGCTCTCTTTTCTTTTCCCCTATTTCCTTTTCCAGATTGTCTCTATCCTGAAAGAGGATCAATATCTTGTCGAGATCTTCTTCAGAAAATCTCTCGTAATTGGTCAATTCTTTTTCAAGTTCAACAATTTTTTTAGCTTTATTCTCATCATATGCTTCGAACTTCTTTTGTTCTTCTGTATAACGAGTCATAGTTCTGGATTCTTCTGTTAAAGAAGACTGTAGTTCCTTCAACAGTTTATTGTGTACGTCTAGTTTTTCCAATAAGATTTCTTCCTTATCGAAATTGAATTTGCTATATTTTTCAATCAACTTTTCAACTTCTTCAATATCCAACTGGTGCTGATGATTCCAAGATGCAATATTTTTTTCCGCTTCTTCCACACCCTTTTTGTGTCTGGCGTGTTCTTGTTTGATTTCTTCGTTGGAATCTTTGGCATATTTCAAATCACTCTTACTGGATTTGATCTGTTCTTTTAAGGTTTCGGCCTTTTTTGTAAGTTCAGTATAGGAGAAAAGTTCTTCTATTACATCTCTCTGCTTAGCTAGAGGCATTTTTAAAAAAGATTCTTCGCTTGCAGCGTATGTTATGATCCTACTGAATATCTCGTATGGGACTTTGACAATTTCCTCGGCAATGTAAACATTAGCATTCGAAATACTGTCTGGTGTTATGTCTTTCCCGTTCTTGACAATTTTAACACCACTACCGCCCATTGCTTTATTTTTTCTATATCTGCTTATTTTGTAGATATCTTCTTTTATTTTAAAGTCTATTTCCACAAGGAGATCCTTGTTGTTGATGTTGTTTATTAGGTTGTCTTTCTTTTCTGATTCTTTCCCTAGAGCCAGATCGTAAAGAGCGAAAGTTATTGCCATCAACAATGAACTTTTCCCGCACCCATTAGAGTCCATTTCTCCATTCACAGAAGCATCGTGGTTGATACCAGTAATAAGGGTTGGATTCTTTCTCTGTAGATCTAAGCTAACGGCCTCATTCCCGTAGGACAGGAAATTTTGTAATGTCACTTTTTCAAATACAATCATTATAAACCTCTGTAAATTTTTTTAAGTTCTTCAGATTCAATTTCTTCAGCCTTGATTTTTCCTAACAGGGCTAAAACTATTTCGTCCGTACTTTCCGACTCCAAGTCTTCCTCGTCTATGTCTTCGCTGATCTTATAATCATCGACAGGCTCTTCCATTTTCAGTTCCCTGAGAGAGTATTTGTTGATAAGAACTTCCTTGATATGCAGAATATCTTCGAAACCCAAGTCTTTCTCATCAACCAGACAGGTTACAGTTGCCTTGGGTCTAAGATAATCTTTCGGATTCTCCAGAAGATCACTTAGAGAACATCTGATGTAGGTTGGTGCTTCTTCCCAATCAATGTATTTTAGATTATCATTTTCGAAATCGTAGATCGCCATACCACGTTCTGTTTGATTGGCGTCACTATAGTCCATCGGGAAAGTATTGCCAATATAATGAACGTTTTTCTTTTCCTGTCTTTTGTGGAAGTGGCCGGTGAATATCCGATCAGGCCCCCTGAAATCTTCTTGATCGGGTCCGTGTTCTAGAACCTTGGTTTCTCCCGTCAAAACGAATCCCTTGAACTCAAAGTGTCCAAAGACTACGTCATGAGAGTTGATCACCACAATTTGTTCAGCATATTCTTCTTCGAAAAGATACGGACAGAAAAGAATACTCTTGTTGCCGATTTTGACACTTATATTATCATCCACCAGAATTAGATTACCAAATGGTTCAAAAATTACAGTGTTAAAAGAGTTACGATTGTTTCTGTAGACTAAATCATGATTTCCTACGATTAGAAAAAATGGAAGTTTCAGTTCTTCGACCAACTGTTTAATTATTTTGTGTGATCGGTCTAGGGTTTTTCCTGTGATAGCATCTCGGTGTTCAAACCAATCACCACAAAATACAATTATGTCAACCTTTTCTTTTTTACAATTGTCTATAAACCAGTCAATGTAATCTTGACAATCATTCAAATGAACATCACTACTGTTTTTTCTACCTAGATGGATGTCGGTGAACATTGCAGCTTTTTTTACATTATTCAGATTCATATTCATCTCCTGAATATTGTTTGTATGTCGGATCGTAGATCGACGAAAGTTCACTTATCTCTCTTTTTAGGAACTCGCAAACAGAAACTTTATTTTCCCTGTCCTCTTCCTTTTTCAAAATGGTTGATACCATATCTCGGTGGATATTTCTAGTCGCTTCTTTGTCTTCTACAACTCTGGCAATTTCTCGCATCAATAGATTTTTGAAACGTTCGGAAATTTTCTTTTTGGCAACAGACTCTAGATATGCTTCCTCTAGTTCCATTTCTCTGAAATCTTCTTCGTAGGTGTGTGATGGAAGTTCTCCCTCTTTCAATAATAAAGCATCTTTGATATTTCTTTGTGATTTTTCTGAATCTAAAAATTGCCAAAAAGCCCGTTTAATGGTCTGGGTGAAATATGCAAAAGGGTTGTAGTATGTATTTGGGTCAAAGCTGTCCCAGCCCCTACACACAATTGTAAAGGCATATGATTCCATATCCTCACGATATGTGTAACTTGCATAACTACCCTGAGACGAATATCGTTTGGCTAGTATCATGATCATCTCGCCAAAACGCTCAGTCATTCTGCCTTGTGTTTTGCTCTTGATAACTTCTTCAAGCATTTCTTTGTTATTGATGTAATATTGATCTTTTTTTGTTTTTCTTTTTCTTGTAGTCATGTTTAATTCTCGACAGTAAGTTGCTATATTTACAAAGTATTATATGGTCTTGAATGAATTATTCCAAACATGTTATATAAATATCTTCGAAATAATTTTGATTATTAAAATTGGATAAGCAAGCGGCAAACCAACTAATACTCGCCATAAACGAGTTAAATCGCAGATTGGGTATGATGGGTGCAAATCAACGCCCCGGCTGGATGCGCGATGGTGATTCTAACGCCAGATACGGTGGGACGGATTCCAGCGGAGAGAAACTGCTGGATAAGATGCGTGAACAGCGCAAGGTTTTCGACGATACCACTAAAGTACAAACTAGATTTATGCGAACCATGGCAGAGGGTGTTCCAATTATTGGAAACATCGTGAAGGTTATCGGCAAACAGACCGAGGATTTGAAAATGTCAATGCGCGGTCAATCTGATGCTTATAAAAATGCCGCTCTCGCGACCGAAGAATACGCATACAGGGTGGGGCAGAATAGTGACGATCTTTATACTATTCATCAAACCCTATCCAATGTTCAAAAGAAAGCGTCAGATCTTGCAAAGATTGTCCAAAATAGAGCAAGTATAGAAAAAAGAATCTCCGAAAACGCAAAAACAGCAAAAATAGGCGCACAGAAAGTCAAATTGGAAAAAGATCTTTCGAATATTTCAGAGGTGTTGAAAGAAGCCCAGAAGAAACTTAGGTTGGAAAAAAACGCTCCGGTGGAGGGTAACATCAAAGAAATCATTAAAGATCTAAAGGAACTGAAGAAAGTTCCTGATCTGTTTTCTGATATTAAAGATGAGTTGGCCAAGAAAGACGTTCAAGAAGCGATAAGAAAAGATCAATCACTAGCAGCCATCATGAAACCTATTGTGGATGGGTTGGGTAAAGATGTAGGAGAGGCTTCTGATAACATCAAAGAATACTCCAAATCTATTAATGAAACCGTGAAAGGAAGTTTCAATACGTTAGCTGGAATAATGCAAAAAAGTTTGGATGATGTTGTACAATCCAGAAATGATTTGAACAATACTCTTTCTAATTTGGGAGCCTCTATTGCTGCATCCGTGGGGGTGGCGGCTAAACAAGAAGCCGTAATGTTTATGGAGCGCCAGAGGCTGACTGGATCAACCACAAGTACAGCCATGCGAGGGGAAGCCATTACGATGGGGGTTTCTGAAACAGAACTACTGACTTCACTCGCAGAGAATAGATTTCAGATGAGAAGACTAGGACAGGCTGAAGGATTCGGTGGGGCCGCGGAATTTATGGAGTCTTCGGCGTTCGAACAGATGAGACAAACCGCATACGAAATGGGATACACCGGAAAAGCAGCGTTGGATGCTATCATGCAAACTACTGATGTACTTAGAAGAGTCGGTGCAGATTCTAGTGTACAAGCGGTTTCTTCTACAATAAAATTCATCAAAGAAACACATAAAGAGTTGGGCGTGTCACAAGAAGAAATGGCCGGTTTCTTTAGTGATATGATGAAAGATACAGAAGGTTTGAGATTATTGGCCGGGGCCCGTGACGGTGGGGGATTTGCTTCTATCGAGGCAATGAATGAAGAAATTGAAATGAGAGGAAAACTGGCACGGGTATTAAATCAAGATTTGGAGATTCGAAAGAAAAGATTGAATGAGCAGAAATCATTGGCGTTCGGTGATCCAGCAGAAGCACTCAGACGGTCTATAGGGGGTAGTATTCTAGCTAGACAGGTGGGCATGCCGTCGGAGGATGCAAACTTGCTTCGTCGCTACATGACATCCGGGGGTCAGGATATGAACGAACCAGACCTATTGAGGGCTAAAATAGCCAGAGAGAATATCGAGATACTTACTGGTAAAGCTCTTTCAGAGGCTGCAACAAAGGGAGAGGCGGGGTTTGGTGAGAGAGCACTTCTTACTGCATTCATGGGCCAACTCGGACTTGATGTTGATAGTGCGCTTGGTGCATACACCAGATCGGGTGGTGGAAAACTTATTACTAATGAGGAACAACTTCTTGCGGCAGAAGCGGCTAGAACCCAAGAACCCGTTGAACCCGTGGGTCCGGCCATGAAGACCGCCATTGGGGCAATAGAGACTGCCCAAGGTGTTTTAAAATCTAGTATCGGACAGGCCGCTGCGGTAATTACTGGTTCTATAGTTACGACATCTGGGGGGATAATAGCATCAATCTTTGCAACCAGAATGGGGCTAGGACTTTCACCTCTAGGTCGCGCGGGTGGAGCGATTTCTAGGGCAGGTGGCGCAGTCGTGGGTGCTGCTAAGAGGATTGGGGTGCGTGGCGCAATACGGGGTCTAGGTCGAGCATCGGTTCCGGTTTCTGTGGGGTTTTTGGCACATGATGTATACAAAGGCGTAAATGCCGGAATGTCTATCAGATCGTCTCGACAGGCAGAAACCCGAGCCAGACGGGGGTCAATAGGTTCTCTGGATAGAATGATTTCAACTATGCAAGAACGGGGACTTACTCACCACCCCAACGGAAGAAGCCTCGAAGAAATGATCGCCATGCGCAACCAACTGGCAGGAAGCAAAGGACCAGACACTGCTTCTGCGAATAGTATACCTAGCTTGATTGGCGTGTCCAATGATCCTACAATCCAACGAATTTTAAACGAAACTGGTCCGGGGAAGAGTTCAACACGACCCCCATCCAGTAGTCTACTTAGTGGAGAACACCAGATTCAACTTTCTTCGGCATTTAGAGGCGGGGAAGCCATAACATTGGCAGAAATGATGTCATCTTCTCGTAGACCGACAGACCCAAATTCAACATGGGGGGCTGACATTGGCTTGGACGACAGACAGGGTATGAGAAAGTTGGCAGAGGATGGAATTATCAATTTTTCACAAAGCTCTGATTTTTCTAATACAACAGATATTGCGGGTTTGCGGGAAATGAAAGAATATCTTGAAGAAGACGGAAGCTTGGAACGTACCGGAGAACGAGAAGCAGTAGAGATGATACGAGAAAAACTAGATCAATTGATTGGTGTAAACGAGGAGGGCAACCAAATAACCCTATCGACAGCGGATAAAGAATTCCGTGCAAGAAGAGAAATGAGCGAGGAGGACCAACGGAAAGCCGTAGACGAAGGTATTAATAGTGTAGTATCTACACAACTAGAAAACGCTCGCCGAAGAGCAGCTTCATATTCGTAACAGCTTCATTGGTGTTCATATAATTCATTGTTAAATAAATAGGTTGTATAGAATTTAAAAAACACATGAAAGCAAGCAAGTTTTACAAGATCGTACGCCCGATGGGTCGGGATTCCGAGGTCATAGATAACCAATCTGCTTATGGTGGCGGAGGTGGGCTTTTTGGAAAGTCTTCATGGTACAATAGAATCGTAAATGGTTCGGCAAATAGAAAGGGTCGTTACCGCGAATATGACATCATGGATAGTGACTCAGACGTCGCTTTGGCTTTGGACTACATTGCGGAAGAAATGTGTGGGAATGCCACGAAAGGAAAAGATATTCTAAAGTTGGAGATGATGACTGAACCCTCCCAGAAGGTATCCAACACTACTATCCTCACATTGAAAGCAGCACTGAAAACATTCACCGCCCTGCATCAATTAGAGGGTGATCGTCTATTCAACATATGTAGAAACACGATCAAATATGGAGACAGTTTCTATCTCCGTTCTCGAAAAACGAACGGGCGATGGATGTTTATTCCAGCCAAAAACATCGATGCCGCTATCACTGACAAATATGATCTAACGCATGTTAAGGCGTGGATGGTTAGAAGCGATTACAACAATGAGGTCAACGACAACACGGGAGTGTTCAACTATTCTAGCGTATACGCGGGACAAGATACAAACCAAGCACAGCCCTATCGGGCCTCTGATGTCGTTAGGTTTTCTTTGTTCGACGAGACCAGCGAAGAAATGCCTTTCGGTCTTTCTATACTTCGTTCGATATACAAAGTGTTTAAACAAAAAGAACTGTTGGAAGACGCTATAGTTATCTACAGAATCCAACGAGCGCCGGAGCGCAGAGCATTCTACATCGATGTTGGTAGAGCACATCCACATGAAGTAAAAACCATTCTAGAAAAGGTCAAGAACGATTTTAGACAGAAGAGGATACCGTCGCAGATAGGGGGACAAAACCAAGTTGATGCAATTTATAATCCACAGTCCATGCAAGAAGATTTCTTTTTGGCCGTTAGACCGAACGGTGGTGGAACAAAAATTGAAACACTACCGGGGGGACAGAACCTCGGAAACTTAGATGACCTACACATTTTCTTCCGAAAGATCTGGAGAGGATTGAAAATACCACAAAGTTACATTAACACCTTAGAGGGTGACGGCGGCACTGGTAATTTCAATGACGGTAAGGTTGGCATTGCTATGATGCAAGAAATTAAATTTAGTCTATACATCGAAAGACTACAGAGTTCAATAGAACGAACATTGGACGAAGAGTTCAAAAGATTCGTTTATGAAAACAATTTGAACATCGACCCATCTTTGTATTGCATCAAATTACCGGAACCGAGTAATTTTAAGAAGAACAGAGACCAAGAGATTGATGCTGCTCTTATTGGTGTATACACCAGCATTTCTGGTGACAAGACGATCTCTAACCGCTTCGCGCTTAGAAAATATCTACAACTCACAGATGAAGAAATGGCTCTCAATGAGAGATTGCTTCGTGAAGAAAAAGGACTACCTGTTGATGGTGGTCGTGAGGACATCCCAAAGCTTTACAATGAAGAAGGTGCTGAAGCGGGCGGATTCGAGGGTGGCCTCGGTGGAATGGCAGCAGGTGGCGGTGCTTTTGGCGGTGCGGGAGGTCTTGATGGTCTAGATGACATGGAAGAACCCCCGTCCGGAGGTGGCGGTCTTGAGGGTGAAGGGGTTGGGGCTGACGAAGAGGTTGGTGGAGAGACTCCCCCAGAACAACAACCACCCACCCAAAAATCTCCCGCGTTTTAATAAATTGGGTTTTAAGTTCAATAAATAGTATTGAAAATCAATAAGACAATTCGAAATAGGAGTTTTTTATGTCTATTAACAAATTTTACAACAGTTTTGTTCAAAAGCGTTCCACAGGTGAATTGAATGAAACAGAAGACTTGGACTCGTTGTTTAACGAGTACCTAACAGAAAAGATGGCGGGCCTTTTGGTAGAAGATCATGAAAAGTCTATGACTGCCGAACAAATGGCAGCACATATCAAGAAGCTATTTAAAATGTGTGATGATGAAGCAACCGAGAGTAAATTTTTGAAGCGCCTAGGCAAAGCTGCCGATGTGGAAGATTGCAAGGAAAAGGATATTACCACATGTGCCAAAAAGCTTTGCGACATGGACGATGAAAAGTGTGATGATATGATTCATGAATTAGAAGGCATGGTTGATTACACTTATGAGTCCAAAAAGGAAAAGCCAGAAGAATCTGACGAGAAAGAAAAAGACAAAAAAAAAATTGATGAAGGGGTGTCAGTAGGCTCAGTCGTTAAGACTATGAACGGAAAGCATATGGTGGTTATTGGTGATATGGGGGAGGGCGACGTAACTGCTGTTCGCCTACATCATGGAAAACCCTTATACAGAACGCAAATCAACTTGCGTAGTAGCGAATACGTTCCCACCGGGGAAACAGTTCCTGTAATGTCTAAGAAAGACCTGAAGGATCGAGAAAACTCTATTATGGACAAGAGAAAGGATCATGTGGAATATGGTCACCGTACAGTAGGATCTTTTAACTTCTAAAAATGAAGATCTCTATCGTTCTAGAAGCATTGGACAGGAACAGGGCCGCTTGGGGAGATCCCATTCCAAACTTCATGGAAAAGAAGAAAGTAAAAAGCAGAGAAAAGAAGCTTCCAAAATTGGGAGCTTCTGTCTACGGTGTTGATCACGACAGCGGAGGTTCAAACGAATGAAAAAGAAACTTTCACTCCAAAGAGAAATACTAGAGCGTATCGATTATTTTAATTATCTTGACCCAGATAGTTTGTGTGCAGATTGTAAAGAAAAAGATCAAAAAAAAGACGACAAGGAAGAGGAAGAAACTTCGGAAGAAGAACTTTCTAGTGTCAAAAAATATTCTAAACCGGCAGATGTTAGACGATATCTTCAATATGTTAATGCTAAGAACGATTAACTATAAATAATTACTGAATTCAACCAAACAGGTGTTACTATGAGCAACATTCAAAATAAAATTGTAGACGCAATATTCGAAAACGACGAGGAATTGACTCGCACTCTAGTACGAGAACTTTCTTACGTTAAGACTCGAAAGATTCTTGGACTTTTGGAAAGTGGTGAAGTCACTATTCGCGGTAACGACATTTTCGTAGGTGGCAATACGGTCGGTTCTTTTGAAACCAAGGACGATAAGATCGAATTCACGGCCTCCGGTGATGGTACCGTCAAGACTTTCGAAAACGATGAAGAATTGATGAATTATGTTTCCGGCCTTACTGAAGATATGAAAGAAGTAAAGGCACCAGAAGGATACACAAAGCATGATCTTTCGGCAAAACACAAAGACGAGCGCATGGAAAATCCTAAAAAGAAAGATCATGGCCATGATAAGGATCAGAAGGAACCCACTGGTAGTAGTGCCAAGGGTCCGAAAGAGCATGAACATTCTTTAGATACAAAGGGCCACGGTCATGATAAGGATCAGAAGGAACCCACTGGTAGTAGTGCCAAGGGTCCGAAAGAACATGAGCACACCCCAAACAGTAAGGCACACTCCCATGACGCTCCGTCTGGGGTTGGAGCCGTAGAGAAGAAAGGCAAGTAATGATGGATACTCTAATTGAAAGCGTAGAACCCAGTATAGCAAACATTGTTTGTGAGTCTAACACGACTGGCAAAAACATGTGGCTTAGCGGTGTTTTTATGCAAGCCGAACATCCTAACAGAAACAAAAGGATCTATCCTATTTCCGAAATGACTAGCGCAGTTAAAAATGCCAATGACATCATTAAAGAAAATGGCGGCATTTTTGGAGAACTCGACCACCCAGAGAAGCTCACAATAAATATGGATAGAATATCTCACGCAATTAAAGAACTTCAAATCAACGGTAACAACGTCATAGGTAGAGCAGAGATTTTGCGCACACCAATGGGATTGATCGCTGAAGAACTTGGTAAGTCTGGTGTTCGTTATGGTATTTCTAGCAGAGGGGCCGGGAACGTTGGACCAAATGGAGTAGTGTCTGAGTTTGTGTTTGTGACTGCTGATTTGGTTGCCACGCCTTCCGCACAGGGAGCATATCCACGTCCCGTCTATGAAGGTTTGCAGAATAGCAAGGAAGGAAGAAAGGTTCTTACTTTGGCCGAAAGTTTGAAGCATGATGAAAATGCACAGAAGTATTTCAAAAAGAGCATATTGTCATTTATGGAGAATGTATTCAATAAGATGTAATTGGATGTTACTATTGAAACATGTATAATTCCTTGTGTAGGCAATACTAAAAAATAAAGCTTACATCTTTGACCCCACACTAGTGTGGGGTCTTTTTTCATCTAAAAATATAGAATCTAAATACCTTTAACATAACAGGGTAACACAAATGAATGAACTACACGGACAGTTGACAATGTATGTATCAGGCGAAAATACATATACCAATGGAAATCTTACCAAAGCCACCGGAAAAGTTTCGTGGGGGATTAGGGACGACAGAAAAATAAACAAAAACGAATGGATGGTAGAGGATGGTGATTTCCTTGAAGTGTATGATAATAGTGGAAGAATACTATTTTCAAAACACATCATAGAAGATTATGATTCTCATTACAATCCTTCTTTGAAAAGACAAGTGTATAGAGGGACCACGGTGGGGTGGCTTCCTCACGGAGTTGACGCTGGATTTTGGTTCAACATGTTCAATAATAGATTTAGAGCAAGGTTGGTTAAAAAAGATGATCAGGAATGAAGATAATGATGATTTGGTCGAAGGGTTCCTGAAACATTTTGATGGTAAGATGATAGACACCCCGGCAGACATACAAGAAATCGTCAATGAGGAATTTTGGGATTTGTTAGGAGATTAAAGCATGCCAATGTTTGATTTTAAATGTAACAAGTGTAATAAAGTAGTTGAGAAGATCGTATCACACAAAGATGTAGATAAGTTGTTTAATTGTGATTGTGAAGAACAAGGAACTCTTCAACGAGTTGAAAGGATAGGAAAAACCTCTGTGGCTTTCAAGGGTAGATGGTTTTCAAATACCGGGGGGTATTAGGCTTACATCAATCTAACCACTTTTCAATATTTTCTTTCAAGGCTTCTATTTCAAATAGAAGCCTTTTTGCTTCTGAGAGATTGATATATTTCATACTCTCAATACTTTCTCTTACGGCCCTTATCCTCACAACCTCTGGTTGTAAATTTCTCTCCATTTTTTCTAGAGTATTACTGTCCACCGATTTAGTTTTAGGTACTACGTAGCGATCCAGTATGCTTTGGGTGTGTTGGTTCATATTCAGTCCTAAGTGTAAGTAAATATTATAGTTTTTCCCAAATATTTTGTCAATACCCAAAGACATTTTTAAAAATTCCAGAAAAATAAAAATCTTTACAAATCAATAAGTTAAGAACTTTACATTAGTATTCTTTTAATTTTTTGGTTTAACAATAAATAATACACGAAAATCCAAACAAATTTCTGGAGTATATGAAAATGGATGAACTATTGAAAATGTTGATGGAATCTGAACTTCTAACCGAAGACACTAAACAGGAACTATCCGAACAGATTAAATCTGTGATGGAATCCAAGATTTCTGAACAGGTAGAACAGAAGGAAAACGAACTTCGTGCTGAGTATGCTCGGAAGTTTGTTACAGAGAAACAAGAACTGGCAGAAGCTATTGACACCAAGATTGAAGAGGCATTAGCTGCCGAGTTGGAAGAATTACGTGAAGACGTAGAACGTTTCCGAGATCTTGAGGCTGAATATGCTCACAAGATCGTTGCAGAGAGACAGAAGATTGCCGAAGCTGTTCAGGAAGACATGAGACAGTTGATGGAAGCTCTAGATGCATATGTTGAACAGCGCTTGACCGCTGAACTGAATGAACACAGAGAATCCATCGATGAGGTTCTCAAGGAAAATTACGGTCGTCAGATTGTTGAATCAATCGGTGGCGAATTCCGTAAGCGTTTCTTGAACGAAGATGATATTGAAGATCGCAAGCTTGAGTTGGAAGCAGAACTTAACGAAGCTCGCGAACAGTTGAGCGAAGTTCGTAAGAAGTTGGATGAATCCATCAGAACTCGCAAAATGGAAGAAGTTTTGGAAAGCTTGAGCGGAACTCCGCGCAGCGTAATGGAAGCAATTTTAGATAACGTTCCGACGGAAAAACTAGAAGAAGCGTATGACCGTTACATTGCTAAAGTTCTCAACGAGTCTACCAATAAAGTATCGGAGAAGGAAAGCAACAAGCCAGTACTCGCCGAGGGAGAAGAAGCTGAAAACCTACTCGAAGGTTATGAGATCAAGACCGGTAACACACAACAGTTGGCCGAAGATGTTTCTGGCATCGATGATGGCGACGGTGACGAGGTTAAGGCTCAACTAAACGAATGGCTTACTAAGCTTCGCAAAAGCGCAGGTGTGAAGTAACACCACTAGTCTATAACTAAATTATAAGGAGAAAGTAATGGACGATTTAAAATTGTTAAATGAAAACTGGAATGAAGCGCGTTCCGCTCTCTTGGAAGGATTGGCTCCGAACAAGGCAGAAATGGTTGCACCGCTTCTAGAAAACCAAAAGAACTATATTCTTAAAGAAACCGCATCCTTGGGTTCTACACAGGCCCATGACATCGCGAACTTCCGTAAGACCCTGTTGCCGATGATTCGAAGAATCATTCCGGGAACCATATGTTCTGAAATCGTAGGTGTTCAGCCTATGAGTGGACCGGTATCTTTGATTTATACCTTGAGATACAAGTACGCAGAAGAAATGACCGCGCCTGCAAACTTTGATGGAAATCCGTTTGGTGGATTTGATATTGGAGAAGGGGACGAAGCTTTCGGTAACGATAAGCCAATTCGTAGATTCTATGCTGGTTCTACCGGAACAGCTCAGCTTGCTGGGGCTTCTGGTATCGCTAACCCCAACGGCTCTGAGTCTGACATTGATGTTGGCCCGGCAACCGGTGAAGGTTGGGAATCTAGCCTTCGTCCGGGCGACGGAAATGATTACGACGTTGGTACCACTCTGTATGGTGAGCCGGTAGGTGGTTCTCTGCGCGGTGGTTCTGGTAGCTTCCTAGAAGGTTCCGGTGGTCGTAAGATGACCCTAGAGATCATCAACCAGACCGCTGAAGCTCGTACCAGAAAGCTACAGTCAGGATGGACCATTGAAGCCATGCAGGACATGCAGTCCCAGCACGGTCTAGACATCGAATCCGAACTAACCAAAGCATTGTCTGCTGAAATTGTTCAGGAAATCGACGCCGAAATCGTTGGTGACCTATTGGCTCTTGCGGGTACCGTCAGAACCTTTGATTATGATCAGACCGGTGGCACAACCTATGCACCTGCTTTTGCTGGTGACCGTTTTGCCAACCTAGGTGTTCGTATCAATGAAGTGGCAAATGAAATCGCACGTAAGACTCGTCGTGGTGCAGGTAACTTTATTGTTGCTTCTCCAATGATCGTTTCGGTTCTACAGAGTGCATCCAAGGCAGTATTTGCTCCTGCGGTTGAAGGTTCCTTCCAAGGTCCTAACAACACTCAGTTGGTTGGTACTCTAAACGGACAAATCAAGGTTTACAGCTACCTATGGAATCAGGCTCAGTCTGTTGATAGCTTGTCTCCGCCAGTGGGTGGCAGTGATCAGATTTTGGTTGGTTATAAGGGTGGTAACGGTGAAACTGATACCGGTTACTGGTATGCACCGTATATCCCACTGATGTCTTCTGGTGTCATCATGAACCCGGTCACGTTCCAGCCTGTAATGTCCCTCATGACCCGTTATGGTAAGGTTGTTCTTACGGACACCACTACCTCTCTGGGTAACAGTGCGGACTATTACGGTAAGATCAATGTCCAAAATCTAGACTTCATTTAAGTCTCAACACCCCCGAAAAGCCCCGCCCTGCGGGGCTTTTTTATAACCTCTAAGGATGCATAGGTGGGCCTTCAGGAAAGACGCTTTGAAAGAAAAATTCTCCTCTAAATATGATAGCAGTCTAACCGAATACCAAAACATGCTGGAATTAGGGTATGATAGAATTTGTGGTTGTGGTATATTGCGATATGAGATAGTCAATCAAGGACAAATAAAACATGCTTACAATAAGACAAAAACACGAAAAAGCCCTTAAGGTTATTATGGAGACTGGTATTGATATTGAAGATGTAGCAAAAGTTGTATCTGAAAATCAACAATTCACAGATGACGGCTGGTACATGGGTCCAAAAGAAAAAGTTTTGGGGGTTACAGGGAAGAATGGAAAGACTATTAAGTTGGTTCACGGTGGTAGTATCACGATGATACAGAGTCCCTGTCGTAGAAAAAAGAATATATCATGTGGTTTTTGGACGGGTTTACTCGTTGGAATTATTGGTTCTTAATTCTTGAGGACGGGAAGACAAAATTGTATCAGGTAAAAGGCAACAGATAAATATAGAAGAACAAGTTTGAAGGCACAATTTTGGATATAAAGAAGATTTCGTTTTCTGAGTATTTTGAAAGCAAAAAACAGCTTTTGGAAAAAGCCGAAGAAATACCTAGAATCTATTCGCATTACGAGATGAAAACTTACAAGAGGGTTCCCGTAAAAGAGTCTTATGACGATGATGATGAAAAAATTTATGTGAATCTAAAACCAAAAGATAGAATCAAAATATTGTGGGAATATGAGAATTTATATTACCCCACTGCTAGAAATTTTGTGGTAATTACAGAAGACTGCCAAGAATACTATTTTCCTTGTTGGGGTAACAAAAAATTAATGCATTGGGTCATAACAAACACAAGAGAAATAGATGCACAGAAATGAACCCCCCTACGGCGATTGTGAATATCAGTTACTAGTGAAAAAGTTGGAAAATTTTTGTGGGAAGATGCCTAGCAAGTTATTGTTCGAAGAATTGTCCAAAGAGGTCAAAGAATACTCTATAAAACAATCGACAAATTTCTGGAATCAAGAGTCATCTAAAAGATTTGTGGATCACATATCAGAATCAGAGAAGTGGAAAAATTCTTATTGTGCTACTCTTGTCATCGAAGCAGTTCTAACAGAACTATGTAGATCATATCCCAAAACAACGTTTAATCATATATCACAAATTCTTCTAAAATTAACGATTTAGTCTTTTTTACGCTGCTCATAAAATAAATACATATGTTGAATTTTATGGGGGCGAATCAACGTGCTTTCTTTTGCAGATATTATTAAAATGGCCCAAGAATACGGCCTAGAGACTGCGGTGGGGATATTGTTGATGGGGGTAATTTACTTGTTTGCGAAAGGTTACGTTGATGTTTGGGCATTTAAGAAAAAACATCAAATTGAATCATCCAAAGCTTTTCCAGAAGAAGACTTTGACAGTATGATTGATGATATTCTCAAAAGTGAATTTTTTCGAAACATAAAATTCAAAATCACGGTAGATATACCCGCTGAGCATTTTTCTGAGGATGCTACTTTGGATATGTTGTACAAGGATCTTCTCATATGTCTTTACACTAGCTATCAAAACGTTCTTTATGAAAAAGTGTCAAAGATGAAAAAATCAGACACCGCAGGGATGTGGGTAAATTCTTTTCTTGAAATAATATATTATACCATGGATGAGTTTGATAAATCCACTGAAAGAATGAACATTCCTCCAGAGATTGTTGCAGAGTTTACTTCATGGTTTTCTCCGTTTTTGCATCAGATTTATAACTATGTCACAATTATTGATTTGTCTGAGCCGGGTTGCGTTGTTCGTAAAACAAAACTTTTTTTGCTAACATTAGAACTTATATTAGTCAATGCTACGGCACAAGCCCAGAAGTTTCAAGTGTTTGAAGGAAAGTTCAACGGCAAAGAATATAAAGGGAATACAATAGGCAATAAGATAGTCGACAGTTAAATCGTTCCAATCATCTTTATAAATACACTGTAGGCATAGAGAAAGGCTAGATGTCCATTTTCAAATCATTCGCAGATTCACCGGATCAAATTAGACTAGAGGGTCAGGAAATAACCCTTAAGTATGTCAGAATTGATGATGAAACGGGGAAGCTCACTTGGAATATACCCCCGTCTATTGAAGGATGCAGTGGGGATGGTAAGTACGACGGAATTGTGCTAACAGTCAGTAGGGTTCCGGCGAATTACATCGGTTCTTCGCCCAAGGACGGTCAATATTACATTGGTGATTCTACCGTTGACCCGGACCTACATTCTGGTAGCAGGATAGAAGATGGGGTTATGGTTGTTGGTGCATTTTATAATGATAGAACAACAACAGAGTTGGAGGTTACCGGCCTTCAACCAAACACTGCATACTATTTTTCCGGGTATGCTGCAGATAATGTTGCAAGATACCATCGAGAGGGCGTTCATTCATATTCACTGCCGACGGGAATTCAGGAAGGACCACACGATGATGCGACTCCGGCGAATCACACCATTGTACTGGACAACACTATCAGATTGACACAACCCACAGGACTAAACCCTAGCAAAACTTACAAGGTTCGTTTGAATGTCAATGATTGTGAGCACGAGATACAATTTCTTGGGGGAGAAGTATCAAACTACCAACAGTTGATAAACGTAATCAACGAAAAGTTAATCTTGTTGGATTCGGACCTATACAAGTCTCCCGTTTTTCCGTTTATAAACACTATTTGGTTGGAAGATGGTGTTTATTATTTGTGGGACGGTGAGAACAAAATCAAGTTAGAGATAATTTATTCGGATGTTGCTCCCAACAATCTACCAATAGGAACTCTATGGTATGACACGGATGATGATAAATTATACGAATACAACGGAGTTGGATTAAGCGCAGGAGCTTCATGGACCGAATTAGATTTTGTCAGTTACGGATTTGACATAACAGATCCGGATGATGGGACTATTTGGTTTGATTCTACGTCCGGCATCGCCAGAATTTGGAAGAATGGCATCTGGTGTGATCTAAATACCGTAGTTTCAACCAGAAATCCTTTGTTACCTGTTTGGATTGAAGGATTTGCCTACTGGTATAACACGGCAAGCGGGGAACTGACTAGATTAAATAAGGAAACCAGTCAGTGGGAGGAAATTCTCGCCATATACTTTGACAAGGACCCGGAAGATATTGATGTCGGGGACTACTGGTACGACGAAAATAACGAAACCGTATTTCAGTTGCAGTCCGGGTTAAATTGGGAAGAATCCACGAATGTTTTCTTTGAAGATACGAACTCTAATATAGCCGGCAGACTTTCTTTTCGTTATGTGAAGGATGAATTCAACCTATACCGGTGGAACTCAGCAGACGAGCTTTGGGACAGGATTCAGGTCATTAACAATGCTATTGATCCGAACGCCGATCCTGACGCTCCTGACGGTCTTCTAGGCGATTTTTGGTATGATACAAATGACGAAATACTGTATGAGTTTAAGTCTTCTGGTTGGGTAGTCGTAGATAATGTAGTAATAGAAGAGACAAATTCACACATCTCGGAGCCATACGATTTGAGATATGTGAAAGACGAGCAAGCCTTATTCCAATGGTCTTCTGTAACACTATCATGGGAAGAAGTTTCGGTTGCGAGTTTCCCCACCGACCCCAGAAATAGAAGTTCATGTCAGTATTGGTGGAATTCCAGTCCTTCGGTTGACACACTGTTTTCGTGGGATTTTTTAAATTCTCGATGGGTGGAAGTCGACAATTTCTTCCAGCAGGAAAGCAATCCACTGGAGCCAGAAAAATTGCCGGAAGGTACAGTTTGGTTTAACCCGGAAACTGAGGTGTTGACCAGAATTCTTTCTGAAGCATGTGAAGAGCTTAAATTCATCAACGAAACTTTTAACCCGCTGGAACCACCACTCGGGCTATATTGGCTGTTTGATGATAAATTTTACATGTATTCAGAAAGTTTGCAGCAATGGATTTTGTTAGACGAACAACCTATTAGATCACCGACTGATCCGACTGACGTTGAGGCGGGTACATATTGGCTTAACACCATTACAGATGAGCTATTTCAATGGGATGGGTCGTTCTGGGTTTTACAAGAAGTTGCTGAATCTGACCCCAAACCAGACGAAGGTTTTGTTTGGTACAACACTGCCGAGGAACAATTGTATTTGTGGAATGCAATTAGATGGGAAAAAACCACAGCATTTGCATATTTAGAATTTACAAAGGGAGAAGAATGTAACGACAAAGACACATTTGTATTTAAAACTCGTGTGAGGGGATGTGATGCGGTAATTGAAGTTTTAGATGTAGTAGATAATGTATTTGGGGACCTTTCTGTCACTATAAGATATAGAGAACCGGTTCCGGGGCAAGATATTCAAAGAGTCAAGCCCATGTACAAACAACTCGGCGTCGGGGACGATGGAAGTCCGGATGAACGTCGAGAACTACACAGAAAGATTCGCGAGCTTCTCGGGTCTCCTTCCACGAAAGTTGAGTTATCGAAATCACAGATAGATATATGTATAGACAACGCGTTGAAAACATTGAGAAAGTATAGTGGTTATGCATATAAGAGAGGTTTTTTCTTCTTGAATATGAAGAGAAATCAACAAACTTATGAACTGAGCGATAAGTGCGTTGGTTTTAATAAGATCGTAAAGGTTACAGCCACGTATCGTTTGAGGAGCGGTTTCCTCAAGGGCGCGTATTCCGGGTATGATATATATGGTTACGCCGCTTTAAAACAGTTGTATACCCTTGGCTCCTTTGATATTTTGAGTTTTCATCTGGTTTCATCTTTTATTGAAGAACTTGAAAATATTTTTGCTACCAGATTGACATTCCAATGGAACGAGCAGACTAGAGAATTAAAAATGTACAACGCGATTTACGCAGATGAAAAAATATTGGTTGACGCCAGCGTAGAAAGAACAGAACAAGATTTAATGGTTGACCGGAATACGACTATGTGGATTCAGAAATGGGCATTAGCAGAAGCCAAGATGATGCTATCTCAGGGTCGAGGAAAATTTCAATCTTTGCCGGGTCCTAACGGTAACACTGTGTTGAACGCACAGGAATTAATTACCCAGTCCGAAGCCGAGAAGGCTGGTTTGTTAGAAGAGTTAGAAGATATGTCAATGGCAGATGCCAGTGAAGTTGGACAGCATGCTTACTTTATAATGGGATAACATGGAAGATAATAATATTTACGACTGCTATCCAGAAGAAAACTCTCCGGGCAATTGTCCAGATGGTGGTGTTGTTGGGCCCGATGAACCTATAAGGGGTGATAATGGTACCAACAACAGTTGTTCTCCGGGGGGCAACGTTCGAGGGTTACCATGTGTAGACACCGAACCGTGTTATCCGTGGCAATTGACAAATTTCGATGAGGAAGTCTGTGCCATAGACGGCTATGTTGAAGAATCTATCGCGATAGGCGGAGCGGTGGTCAACATCCATAAAATGCTGGGAATCTATGAACAGGAAAAGCTTGTTGATCAGACGGGAGTGGGCGAATCCATATCTGGCGGAGATCATCCAAATTTTCCAGCAGACGACGCATTTAACAGATTCGACACGGAATGGAGATCTCTCCAAACGGGTCAAGATGTAGTTAGAAAAGCCTTTATAGGATACGATTTTGGGCCGATACGACTCGACAACGGGAGAATACGGTATGCTATCGAAACATACGTTAAACACAACATAGCCACGATTAGAATCAAGCAGGGTTGTAATTCTAAAAACAGAGTCACAAAAGTCCGAATCGAGAGGTCCCCAGACGGCGAGAAATGGTTTGGGGTATCACTGTTGAGCATTCCTGATTGTGACGGATACGTTACTATACATTTCAAAGCGTCAGTGCCTTCTAGATATTGGAGAATACGCCCAGCAGCTTTTAATGGTGGCCCAGAAGATCACTGGGCAGTAAAAGCAGTACAACTGTCCGAATACGAGAAAACTGATATAGAAAATATTCAGGATAAGATCTTTCTTGAAAATCGTGATCGACAGTACACTGAAGACCCTATAAGAATAAAAGGCACATACGCCCCTGTAGATTATGCGGGTTTCTTGGCAAAAATGGGATTTGGCTCTGGGTATTATAACGGAGAACAATATTTGTTTGAATTTTCTTTTACTGCGTTGGTACGAGCTTTGGGTAGACCCATCGTTATAGGTGATATTCTGCAGTTGCCTAGTGAAACGTATTATGATGCTAAAATGCAACCTACACTGAAATACCTCGAAGTGACTAACGTCTCATGGTCTTCTGCCGGATTTACCCCCCACTGGACCCCCACTATGATTCGTGTGGTAGCCGAACCTGCTATTGCTTCGCAAGAAACTCAGGGGATTTTCGGTAAACTTACAGAAGATAGGGATAATTTAGGTACAGTAGACACCAATGATGGAAACAAAAAGAAATACCAAGATGTTCACGATATCGATCAGACCGTGGAAGCGGATGCAAATACACAGGTTCCACAGAGAGGTCAAGATTTTGCAAACAAACAGGTCCCTAGCAACGATCTTCGGGAGTGGATACAGAGAGAGCTTCCGAACGTTGATCCTACCAAACTGGACCCAATGATTTTTCGTTGGGGCATGGACGCAATACCACCGAACGGCGAAGATTATACCGAGGGAGACGGTTTTCCAAAAAACCCCAAGAATGGTGATTATCACAGGAAGACCTATAATGACATCGATAGAAATTTGGCACCTAGACTTTATCGATATTCTTCGAAGAAAAAGAGATGGTTGTATCTATCGACAGATGTTCGATATAAGCTCCGTCAGACCAAACCCGTACTTACAGACTTCTTGAACCCAGATTCCGAAGACGGTAGTATAGACCCCCGTGCAGATGTTGATAAGATTGAAGAAAAGATCAACAAGGACATAAACGGGAAATAATATTTCTTTACTTTCATATCCCTAGACCCTATCATTCTGCCGTGGCTATATAGAGGAATATGTCAAGGACAGCAATGAATGAATAATAAAAAACAACACCATATTATCAACAATTTGCTAAACTCTCCAGAGCTTTTGGGGAGATGTATGGCGATCCTAAAATCTGAATATTTTGACCCAGAGTATATACCCCACGTTCAATTTTTGTTGGATTATCACCGAGAACACAACACTAATCCCACCATAAAATTGATGAATGCTGAGGCTGATGCTGAACAGGAATATGAAAAATATGCAGTACCAATGGATGAAATCGACCATAGTGCGAAGGAAGTAGAATCTTTTTGTAAACAATGCGCTATGCGAGACGCGGTCAGCGAAAGTTTCCCCTTGATCCAGAAGGGAGACTTTGGTGCAGTGTATAAAATGGTATCCGACGCACTAAACGTATCACTGGCCACCGACTTGGGGATTGACGTTTTTTCTAACCCGGAAGAACGTTTAAAAGAACTAGCCAAAAATTTAAATCATATTTCGTGTGGCATTACAACATGGGATAATTTAATGGGTGGGGGAAATCTGCGCAAACAATTACAGATAGTATCCGCAAATTCCGGTGGAGGCAAATCTGTTTGTTTGAGCAACGTTGCCAACAATTATGTCCTCCAAGGTCTGGACGTTTTATACATATCTCTCGAATTGCCACCAGAGATGGTATTTTTGCGTCAATCGTACATAATGACAGCGTCATCTCATAGAGAGTGGAAATCGAGAATTTTTGAGATTGCTAAGAAGATGTCACATTTCAAAGAACTCGGTGCTGGCGATTTTAGAATAATTCGCTTACCGGGCGGTAGCAATTGTAATCAGTTTAGAGGTTATATCAAACAGTATGAAATCGAACACGGGAAACCACCTGATGTATTAATTATTGACTACATGGATTTGATGTCCCCAATCTCTAAGATGCATGCCCAACGTGGGCTTTCTGAAGAAGACAAGGCAAAGTCCGAAGACATTTATGAACTGCTTCATGCATATGACATGATTGGTTGGACAGCATCACAGCAGAATAGAGATGCTTTGAAAATGAATGAACCAAATCAATCCGTCATCGCTGGCGGTCTGTCAAAAATCAACATATGTGATAACTGGTTGTCTGTTTATATGTCTAGTGAAATGCGACTAGAAGGTGAAATGCTGACCTACGCCTTTAAAACTAGATGGTCTGATGGTGCAGGTAAGAAGGCATTGTTGGCATATGATTCGGAAACTCTAAGGATTTCTGATCACGGTTCGCCTAACAAATACGAAGACCTTCTTACTAAAATAAAGAAAAAGACGGAAGAAAAAACAGATAACGGTTCTAGTATGTTAGAAAAGCTTGTAGAGAAAGGTTACATTTCTCCTCCGTCTAAAGAACGAACACAAGAAGACGAAATGGTGGAGAACCAGTTGGATGTGTTGAAACATCAACTAGTTGATTTCAAGGGAGAAGATTCAGAAGAAGCCTATCAATTGAAAAAAGAAATAGATGACGAGCTGGATTTGTTGGATTTTAGGAACGCAATTTGAGGAGAAAAGTATGAGTAAGATAAAGATATCTAAAACACATTATTGGAAAACAGAAAATGGTCGGGTCATAAACCTAGATGACTTGCCCGGTAGCGTCAAACAACATATTGAAATTTTTGATGCAATTAGAAAAGATCTGACAGATATAAAATATCAGGAACAGGTATATTCCCTCGCCCTCGCCACAAAGAAACAGCAGATAGAACAAATCATTGCTGCAATGATAAATGCACATACAAAGCAGGAAGAACAGACAAGAAATGTAGATATAAACGGTAACTTTTCTGGATCTGACGAACAGTAACAACATAAATAGTCATTGAAACGAAACCAAGTATATCTGTGATTAGTGATTTTGACCAAACAAGTGGAGATCTTACGGAAAAAGAAGATGCTCCTACCATCAAAAAGGTGAAAGAGAAACGGGGGCACGCCTTAGAAAAATTCTTTAACGTCCCAGAAGAGAGTACGGAGATGGAACGAGTCCTTGTCTCTTACCCCCTTAAGAAATCTGGGGATTATGACGATAAAGACTCCGAGATAGAGAAAGAATTTCATGATGTTTTCAGAAGAGCCATGGAAGGATACGAATCTTTATCTGATATATTAGACAAGGTGGAACCTAAGTACAGAGCAAGAATTGCTGAAGTCGCAGCAACATACCTCAACACTGCTTTGAATGCTTCTACAAAGAGGGCCGGACAAAAAGAATCAATTCATAAAATAAAACAGAAACAACAAGAAATAGACAAGAAAGCATCGGGATCTAGAACTACAAACAATATTGTCTTTAACGGTGATCGAAACGAGTTTTTGAAATTTCTTCGTGGCGACAAAGAAGAAAGAGAACCCATCGACATAACACCAGACCCAGACAGTAACGATTGATTTTATAAACTCAAGACTTTAGTATATTCCAGATTATAGGAGAACGTAGTACCATGAGCAAAAGATTTGAAAATACGGAAGACTTTATTGCAAAGTATAAAGTAGCACACACCAACAAATTGAAGTTAGAAGAATTTGCTTGGTTAATGGGAATAAAACCAAAAAGTGTCGCAAGACGAAAGCTTTCAGTAAAGCATCATTCTGGTTTCGAACTACCAGAACTTTCTCGCTATGAGCCCAATGTTAAAAAGTCTCATGCAATGAGACCGAGTGATGAAGACATCAACAATTATGAAGTAGGTTTGGCCAAAATACAAAAAACCCAAGGCAAATTTGTCATGGAAGTTCACGAAAATGTGAATAAGAAAAAGAAAGCTACTTACATAGTCACTTCGGCCCAGAACGCAACACCGGTTCATGAAAATTTTCTTAAGTGTCTCGAAAATTACGCACAAATTAACGATGCACAAATTATGGTCATCCCGTATCGATATAGAAATCCTACATCGATATGGAATTTCAACAACACCGACCATGAATGGTGGGATTCGAAGCTAAAAAACTACACACTTGAAAATCATATAAAGCTAAATGATCATCTTCGTGTTATGGCACAGATTTCAATTCAGCCCACGGCAACCAGACCGTTGTCCGGATTCGATCATGTGACCGGTCAGGATTCTGCCATATTCGGACACCCCTCTATCGAACAAAAAACGATTCCGACTCCAGCACAGAAGCTTCCTAAGATATTGACAAGCACTGGTGCTGTTACCACACCAAACTATACAGACTCCAAAGCAGGGCACAAAGGGGAGTTTAATCACTGTTTAGCTGCGGTAGTAGTAGAAATAGAGGGCGATCGTTTTTACATTCGGCATGTCCACGGTGACCGGCATACCGGAGCGTTCTATGACAAGGATACCCTTTACACTATCGAAGGCGCTGAGAACGGCCACAGGGTCGCTGCTCTGGTGACCGGTGATATCCATGCAGAGTTTCATGATCCTTCTGTGGAAGCCGCCACATATACAGACAAAAACTCGATTATGAACGTTTTAAATCCCGAAGTGTGGGTTCTTCATGATCTTGAGGATTTTTATCGCAGAAATCACCACCACCGAGGCAACGACATCATTGCTTTTGGGAAACATCATTATGGAAGGAACAATGTAGAAGACGGTTTGCAGATTTCCGCAGATTTTGTTGATCGACATTCCAGAAAAAATATGGTTAATTTGATAGTAAAATCCAATCATGATGAAGCGCTTGATAGATGGCTGGGGGAAGCTGATCCTAAATCCGATCCGGAGAATGCCGTTCTGTATCACTACCTAAAGTATCACCAGTACAAGAGTGTACGGATGAGCCGAACCGGTTTTAAAAGTTTTGATCCTTTCAAGTTTTGGTGCGAAAACCCGGAGTCCCGTCCCGGTTTGCGAAATATAGAAAATACACATTTCTTGGAACGCGATGAGTCTTTCGTTATTGCTGGGATCGAGATCGGGTTCCATGGGGACAAGGGTCCCAATGGTGCAAGAGGTAGTATTAATAACTTTTCCAAAATCGGGCCAAAGACGATCATAGGTCACAGTCACTCTCCGGGAATTTTTCATGGGACATATCAGGTTGGGGTCAGTGCTTATACAGACCTAGAATATGCTTCCGGTCCAAGCAGTTGGATGCAAACCCACTGTGTAGTTTATCCAGACGGTTCAAGAACTCTAATTCATATTGTAAAGGGTAAGTGGACGTTCTAATGGGTCACCCGGCTATAAAGAGGATAAGGGAGATTGTGGGGGGGGGGAGTCGAATGTGGAAGCGATGTTGCAGATTTCCTCCGCTCTTACATGAATATAAATCCTTCACCTCTACAGATTAGGATATTGCATCATTTGTCGAAAAACAATATGAGTGGGGTTGCAGGGCCGAGGGCATCAGGCATTACTACCGCAGTACTAGGACATTTGCTATATAATTTTGTCGATAAAAACCATCAAACAATTGTGCTAATGGCCAACAACATGCAATCGGCGAAACACAATTTAACAATTTTCAGAGATATGATGTTGTCGATTAACCATCAATATATTGATATCAATACGAACATCAAATGCACCAAATGGGGACTAAAACTAATTAACGGTTCTAGGGTAATGGCTACAAACACGGTGCGTTCTTTCGAGGGAGCACACATTACACATTTGTTTGTAGACGACTTCTACAAGTATAATTATAGAGACGGTTCAGAACTTTTAGATTGTATATACCCTGTGATGGCACGTAACAATGGTCAAATTATTTTAGGGTCAACGGGTGGTACGGTTCCTGTGAGCAGTAATATATTCCCTACATTACAAGTGTAACCCGTTTTTTCATATTATACTATTTCTCGTAAATATCTTTAGAGATGATATAGATGTGAAAACGGTGATAACCCTATAACTATATAAGTGTGCAGCCGACCCAAATTATTTCATCGAGCGTCTCGCAGCAGGAATCCCCTCCCTAAAGTGAGGGGGGGGGGTGTCGAGACAAGTTGTTTGTCCCGTAACGAAGGGGATTTGTTTGAGGAAATGTGGAACAATGGGTTGAGTGAAGGTTCTCCAATGAATTCTATAAAGATCTCTTGGGACACCGTCCCATATAGAGACGAAGAGTTTAAACGACGCACGATTGACGCTATAGGCTTAGACCAGTGGAATAAAGAGTATGAGTTTTGGGTGTAGAGCATGGCTATAAGAAACTGGTAACTTTTGTGGATCGTAGATGGTCTACTGGAGATTTGTATACACAAATAGTTTCATTTTATCTAAGTCAATTGAACCGGATTATTATTTCTGCAAAAACGACATACGCCTACACAAATTCAATCTGAGAAACTCCCCATCTGAAATAAACAAAGATTGTTCCATAAACGAGGCAGCAATGGCTTTGGGGTATTTAAAAATTTGGGATTGCGGTAAATTAAAATTCGAAAAAGTGTTGTTGCCAAGGTCATAGAATTTATATAGAACTAAATAATTGAGATGACTTGTCCCATTTGTTTATGAGTAGAAGAAGTAACCCAAGACTTAAAAAAGCTTTCTCCGAGCAGTCCTATACAGTAGAACAAGCACAAGAGTTAATGAAATGTGCCAGAGACCCGGTTTATTTCATTACAAACTATGTGTTTATCAAACACCCGGTTAGGGGACAGATCAAGTTCTCCATGTATGATTATCAACAAAATATGGTCAGACAATTTGAAAAGAATAGATACAATATTGTTCTAGCATCTAGACAGGTTGGTAAGACTGAAACATCTGCGGCATATCTACTCTGGTACGCCCTATTCAACGAAGAGAAGATGGTGTTGATTCTTTCCAATAAATCCGATGGCGCTAAAGAGATTATATCCAAGATTCAAAACGCTTATGAAGAATTGCCACATTGGCTGAAGCCGGGGATCGATGATGATTCTTGGAATAAGCATGAATGTAGGTTTGACAACAAGTCTAGAATTCTTGCTGGTGCCACTTCTGCCGATTCTGCCCGTGGTCTTGCTATCAGTCTTTTGTATCTTGACGAGTTCGCATTTGTAAAGACACACTTACAGGAAGAGTTCTGGACTTCGGTTTTACCAACTCTATCTTGTTTGTCGGGTGATACTTTAATCTTTACACAAGACGGTTTGAAAGAAATAGAAGAATTCCACAAGGAAAAAAATGTGGGAGACTATTTTGAGATAAAAGGCTTGGCCACATGGGGGATCGGTGGAAGAGAACGTGTTTCCCATGGTTATGTTAGTCCGGAATCTGAAACCCAAATCATTACAAATCTTTGGGGGATGGAGGTGGAAGCCACGCTCAAACACCCGTTTTGGGTTGCTGGGCCGGATGGTCCATTCATGAAACCCAATCAAGAATTATCAGAAAAAGACTATATTCGTGTAGATTCTGGAATGAACATGTGGGGTAATAACACATTGAAACCAGAGCATGCATATATGCTAGGTGGTTATATTGCAGAGGGTTGGACGCAGAAGAAACACACAACAGGTAAAGCATACAGTATTCTGGTCTCGAATACAGATGACGAATTCAGAGATGTATATTTAAACTCTAATTTGATAAAGGAATTTACACAACATAGTCAAGAATCTCATAAGTTGGTTTGTAGTTCTCTAGAGTTGGTAGAAACTTTTGAGAGTTGGGGCGTTGACGTATACGCGAAATGTTACGAGAAAACCACCCCAAAGACTATTTTTACTAGTTCTAAAGATACCGTAACAAACTATTTAGCAGGACTTTTCGATGGAGACGGCTCCATTACAGATCGTTCTATAAACTTAACAAGCACCAGCAAGAAGTTGCTAAAAGAAACACAATTATTACTATTGAATATGGGAATCATCAGTAGAGTATATATTAATGATGGTACTAAAAAGAGGCCAAGAAGAATCGCCAAAAACAACAGTGTTACTCAAACCTGTAGAGACTCGTATTCTCTCAATATACCGTTGTCGCAGTATGAGTTGTTTAAACAAAACATACCCATACGAATACAAAGAAAAATCGATAAACTAAATCACATCATTTCAAATAGAAAGCAAGATGACTACAAACAGTTCACAATCCCTTGTGATGTTATTACACCAACAATAAGAAAGATTTTGAAAGAATGCAATCTTACGATAGGAAGAGCGAGAACCGAGTATAACATTCGCTTGGATAAAATACTGGACGGGAAATCTGGTAGAGTCTGTACCAACCAAAAATTTAATCTATTTTCCGATATGGTGAAAAAAGAAAATAGTGTTGTTTGGGAAAAACATAAATCATTTTGGGATGGATATTTGGTGAAAACCTCATGGGTGAAAATAAAAAAAATGACTCCGTCTTATCAGAAAAAGACCTATGATTTTACTGTTCCCGGATCACATTCATTTTTACAGTCCGGGTTCATGGGGTCAAATACAGGTGGTTCATGTATCATTTCAAGCACCCCAAATGGCAACAGCAATCGATTTGCACAAATGTGGAGAGAGGCAAACAATGATGGGGAATTTGTTCCTACACATGTTCCGTGGAACGCTCCTCCGGGTCGAGATGAAGATTTCAAAAAGCAACAGATTAGCATCCTTGGAAAAAGAAAATGGCTTCAAGAGTATGAGTGTTGTCATGGAGATACATTAATTGAGCTTTCTAATTCAGATGGTACTAGGTTTGTCAAGGTGCCAATTTGCATGGCTTACGAGGCATTGGAACGGGACGTTGATATATTTGACATGAATCCCGGAATTCTTACAGGAAAGTATGTAGTTTCCCCACTAGACGGGAAAAAATATTGTAGATGTAACGGCCAATTTTTTAAACATATAAAAAGCTACGGTTATTGTTCGTATCAAGATTTTTTTGAATCATTATTTCCGGCCCACATAAAGTATTGCGGTTGTGGTAATAGGGCCAGTTTCAAGAATGCATCAATGTCGTACTATAGTGGATGTGGCGAAATATTCTGTAGGAATAGAAATATATCATCTAGGAAGAAAAAGTTCACGAAAAAAGACTGGCAGGTTGTCGCAGACCGGTATAGAAAAACAATGTCTAAAAAAGAACCAGATGAAATAAGAGAGATTATAGAGCGAAGAACGAAAAATGGACACGCGAATTGCAGCTACAAAAAATCGGTAACCAAGAGGCGAAAAACCTGTACTGAACGCCATGGTAGTTCCGTTTATAATAATCCTAGCAAAATATCTTATACCAAGAAAAATTGGACAAAAGAAAAAAAGGAAGAATTTTTGTCAAGACTCAAGGAGTCTCTCGGCGGGAGATGGTTGAATGACTATCATGACGAAAAAATGTATAAAAGACGGAGAAAAACTTTAGAAGAAAGTGGGAGTGTTGTCCCAATAGAAGCATTATCCGAGTGGGAGTTGTATCGAAATGAAGTTCGAAATCTCACAAAAAGGAATTACAGAAAATTCAAAAAGATTATTAATCCAAATAATTTGCCTAGAGGAAACGGAAGAGGCAAATATCATCTCGATCATATAATTCCCGTTTTATACGGTTTTTTGAATGATGTCCCTGTAGAAGAAATGGCCGGTGTGGATAACTTACAAATGTTGTTGGATAAAGATAACAGGAAGAAATCGTATAAGTACGAGGGGGTATACGATGGTCAAGAATGATAAGGGATGGAAGATACTCGCGAAAAACGGATTCGAATCTTTTGCCGGTATAGCCAATCAGGGTAAGAAGGAAATATTGGAAATTCGGTTTACAGACAAAACTTCGGTTAAGGTTTCGCTCGACCATGTACTGTTTAGCTTAGATTGTGAAGAAGTGTCGGCTAAAACTATAGTTTCAGGGGATAAAGTTCTTTCCACTGACCCAAAACACCCAAAAACTGTTCAGGATGTTTTCGAAATAGATGGTGCAGAAACTTTTGATATTATAGAAACTGAAAGCAATACATATTTTTCAAACGGAATATTGAGTCATAACTGCCACTTTCTTTCATCAGACGTAACGTTGATTGACAACTTTGCACTCACCCAAATAGAGAAAAAGCTCGACGATTTATACAAGTCCAATGGTGGTGAGCCTATTATTGAAATGACGGTGGCTGACGTAGATTTTTTCAAAAAGCCCAAGAAGTCTCTCGCTTATATTGTCAGTGTTGACGTAAGTACGGGGTCTGGTAAGGACTATTCTGTAATACAAATAACCGAGTTCCCTACAATGCAGCAAGTTGGTCAGTTTAGGTCTAATCAGACTTCGGAAAAGTTTTTGTATTCAAAGTTGAAGAATATACTATTGTTCTTGGAACAGAACAGTAAAGAGGTATATTTTTCCGTAGAAAACAACGGTGTGGGGTCTAGCATTTTAGCGATGTATGAATTCGATGATAGGCCGCCGACTAAGTCATATTTGATATCAGATTCCATAGGGAACAGGTTGGGTATAACAATGTCAGAGCAGGTAAAAAGGCGCACTGCATTGAAACTAAAATCCATGGTGGAGACTGAAGCCTACAAAATTCTTTGTCCTGTTTTAATTAACGAATTCAAAAATTACACAAGACAGGGCGCAACTTTCAAAGCTGAAGCAGGTGCGACGGATGACATCATTGCTTCTTTGTTGATCATGGTTCGAATTTTAGAAGAAATGGCAGATTTCAACCCATACGCATATGAGAAAGTTTATAACGCGAAGGGATATGATGATAAACAGGATGAATGGGAAGAAACTTTTGTAGAAAACCCGAATAGTCTGGATGATGCACCAATGCCTATTGTATTTTGATAAATAGAAAAGACCCCAACCGAATATTATGAAACTGAAATCCCTTTTCGAAAGAACCATGAATTCTTTAGTCACTGTCACTCGTCAAAATTTTGGAGGTGGTAGGGATGATCGGTCGCACGTGGTCCAGATAAATAATGTTAGGTATATACCGTCTGTTCAACAGGGGTGGCTTGAGGTCCGATGCGATACTACAAGTACCAACAGTGGAAACACTTACGAAACAGTTATTCGGTTTGATGGTGTTAAGTATATCGGAAAAGAAGAATTTAATTCTTCGGTAAATGATCCTTCAATGCAGGTGGTTGATTTAACTGGAACGGATGGAAATTTGTATTATGCTAGATATGACAATGCCAGATCGTTGGATGTTCAAGTAAGGTGTACTTGCGAGGATTTTAGATGGAGGTTTGCTCCATACAACCATGGCGATGGTAGTTTGCATGGAAACCCACCACCCGTGTACAGTAAGAAAACTAATAGACCTCCCGTTAATCCAACACGAAGTCCGGGCGTCTGTAAACATTTAAGAAAGCTAAAGACCGTATTAGAAAGAGAAGATTTTTTCAAATTGTTGTTGAATTAAAAGTTTTAAGACTCTAAACTGCAACAATGAAAAAAGAGGCACATGGGGTGCCTACAAGAACGATCCAAAAGATCAACAAGAAAGCAAAGCTAAGAACCTAAAGGAGAAAAAGCATGCCTAAGAAATCAATGAAAGAAATTCGAGCACTCGCCAAGAAAAAAGTGTCTGGTGAAGAACGCAATACCAAACGCTACAATCCAGACGTATACCCGTTTTGGAAGATGAACGAGGGTGAAGTAGCAACAGTAAGATTCCTCCCGGACAAGAATACAGACAATGATTTTCCTCTAGTAGAAAGATTAGACAACTGGCTTACCATAGACGGTAAGAAGAGAAGAATCACAAGCCCCAAAACATTCGACCCCAAAGCGAGATGTCCTATTGCGGAACTATCCGCAAAGTACTATGATGCGGGAGACGAAGAGAATGGCAAATATTACTACAGAAGTGCAACACATTTAGCTAGAGCATTGGTAATTTCTGACCCTCTTCCACCCGATCCAGAAACCGGCGAAACTTATAAAGGTAAGGTTGTCACCCTACAGTTGGGTTATCAGCTTTACACCAAGTTTATGGAAGACCTTGGAAACGTTTTCGATGATGATGATGCTCTACCATGGGATTTAGAAGAAGGTTTTAATTTCAATCTTAAGAAAATCACCAACAAAGGCGGACAGGCCAAGTGGGACTCTTCTTCCTACTTCGACCGCAAACCTTCCCCTATTCCGGACGAATATCTTGAGAACATAGAATTGATCGACTTGCGGGAACTCCTAGGAGAGCCCATTACTTATGATGAAGTGAACGAACTCCTAGCCCAGCACCTAAACGGTTCTGTGGATAAAGATGGGGATGACGATCTAGACAAGAAGAGGGTTGGTACACAGAATTCCGAAAAGTCTTCTAAGAGGGCAGCAGCCCTAGCTAGGTTGAAGGGAGAAGATGTGTCTTAAGGAGAAGGGTTCGATGATGTTCCCGACTTTGATGATAGCACTGGATCTTCGGACGATGGTGACGACAGAACAGAGGCTGCTGATGACGATGACGGTGACGATCTAAGTGATCTTCAAAACTTGATTCGGAATAGAAGAAAGTCTGCTTGAGTTTCAACCATCAAATAGATTGTTAAAATCGGACCAAGCCTATATCCTAGATATAGGCTTTTCCTTTATCAAAAAACTAAGGAGATAATAATGAGTAAAAGCAAATTTATGAAATCGATGGACGCCCGTGGAAAGCTTGACGGGGTTAATGTTCATTCGGCACCACCCCGCCTTTGGCTGAGTACGGGAAATTGTGCAGTGAACAAGGTCATATCGGGAAAATTTTATAGAGGATACGCTGGAGGAAGACTAGCTATGATCACAGGTCCATCTGATTCGGGAAAGAGTTTTCTTGCAATGTCTGCTGCGGTACAGGCACAAAAAAATGGATACGGCGTGTTCATTGTGGATAGTGAAAACGCCATAGACGACAACTACATGGAAGCCGTTGGATTGGATCTAGAAGACGAGTTGTTGATGTACAACAGTGTCAATTCCTTAGAATCTGGGAAAAAGTTGATCTCTGAATTCATTCAAGAATACAGGGCTAACAAAGAAGACCTTCCTCCGTTCCTTCTTTTGATTGATAGCTTAGATGAGCTAAGAACAAAAGCCCATGTTGAAAAAGAAGAAAAGGGTGTAATACACAATGATCAAGGCCAGAAGGCCAAACAATTGAAACAATTGGGTGGTGATATAATGCATGAGATTCGAGATCTTGATATTTTTTGCGTTGCCACTAAGCAACCATACCAAAATCAAGATCTTATCATGAAGAAGGTTGATCCGTATATCATAACTGAGTCTATGAAGTTTCCATTTTCTCAGATTGTTATGTTAACAAATCGTCGAGTCAAGGATGCAAAGACCAAGACTGTTGAGGGTATTGCTTTGAACGTACTGGGGTATAAAACTCGTTTTGCTAAGCCTCGTCAGAAGGTGACGATTGAAGTACCATACGATACGGGCATTGATCCGTACAACGGTTTGTTGGACATAGCGGAGAGCTTGGGGGTAATTTCTAAATCTGGGGCATGGTATTCATATAAAGATGATAAGTTTCAAACCAAATCGGCAGATGAAGAAACCCTAAATAAAATATTACAAGACCTCATCGAATTAGATGATAATGGTGATCATTTTATTGATACATTGAACGAAGAGGAGTCAGATGACTAAAAGCTTAAAAGATGTTATTTTGGAGCGCGACCGTGTATACGCTGATAGTGTTAGAAAAATCTCTCTACTTTTTGTAGAGAGATTGTTTTCTGCAATCGAAGTTGTATTGTTTAATGGGCATGATGTTGATATGATCATGGGAGATATCAACATAGTACCACAAAATTTAAACTATGTCACCCTAGTGATGCTCGTGACAATCAACACAAACACACAGGAACAAAAGAAAACGCGGGTAGCCAACACGCTAGCATTTCCCATCCCTATTGACATTCTAGAAAAAGGAACAGTAACTGATATTATTGAGTATCTAGAAGCTCTTAAAAATGATGTAGAGGCAACGAGTAAGCCCGTACCATCTGAAATGAAAGAAGTGGGGGTACGCCAAAAAATTGTTGATAGGGTCAATTATAGGGATATAGACGGAGAAGAACTTCAGTTGGACGACATACAAAAAGAGTTAATAAAATTCACACAAGTTACCGAAATAAAACATTGAGATTATTATGCAGAAGAAACAGATAGTATTAACAGCCAAAGAAGCTGAAAATTTTTTGAGTTTATTGGATGAATATGAAGACCGTCTTTCTGGGTGGAAAAAAAATGTTTCTTTGGACAATAAAAACATTCAGATGGTTAATATAGAACAAGTCGCTTGGATAGCCTACTATGACGAAATCAAGGTGGAATTGAAACATTATCTTGATGATCTAGATCGAAGATTGAAAAGACAGAAGGCTATAGCTATTAAAGTAATATATGATACCATGCAAAAGTCTATCACTGATCGAATGGTAGACAAATTAGCAGAAGAGAATAAAGATTACGAAAACATATATGCGCTATACTTAGAATTTAAAAATTTGTATGAACGAGCAGACATGATTGTAAATGCTTTTCAACAAAGGGCGTATGCGATAAACAACATCGTAAAAATTCGAGAAAAAGAACTTCAGGGTATTACACTTCATATATGAGTAAGAAAATAGCAACCGTCCGTCTTATAAATGAGGTTCAAGCCGCAATCAACGGAGTATCACCCCGTGAGTGTAAGGAACTGAGTGACGAGTTTTCGTTTTTTGCGAACAATTATTTCTTTAATCCTGAGTTTCAACTAGAACGTTGGGACGGAAAGACCAAATTTTTTACACCCGGTGGTGTTACTTATATTGAAATGCTCCCAGATGTTCTATTTGAACTTAAGGACATGGGGTATTCGATAAAGCTTAAGGACGAAAGAAAACCTTTTGATCTTGTTGTAGAAAAAATAGGAAAAGATTATTTTAGCGAGTATGGTTGGACCATTGCTGACCATCAATTGAAAGCAATTAATGCAGTAACTGAAAATAACCACAAAGGGATAATAAAGGTGGGGACCGGTGGTGGGAAAACTCTTATTACTGCGGTACTGGCCGATTTGTATAGGAATAAAGGTAAAAGAATTATCATAATTGTACCAAACAAAGACTTGATTGAACAAACAAAAGAAGAAATTGAACAATTTGGTATAGAGGTAGGCGCTTATTACCAGAAGGAAAAGAATCTGGGGCCAGCGATTGTTGTTTCTACATGGCAGTCTTTAGGAAGAAATCCACGCATATTGCACGACTTTGACGGTTTCATGGTTGATGAAGCCCATGGTATAAAAGCTAATGTTTTACAGAATCTTCTTTGTGGTGACACTGGAAAAAACATGCCAATACGAATAGGTCTTACTGGAACATTACCAGATCACGATACGGACAAATTGACCGTTTTTTGTGCGTTGGGGCAAGTTGTTTCGGAGGTTCGTTCAGAGCAATTGATTTCAGAAGGATGGCTGGCTAAACTAAATTTGACAATGTTGGGGTTCAAGGAAGATTTCAAGGAAGAGTATGAACAGTTTAAAAATCAGTTCAAAGATGATCCAAAATTGAAAGATGTTGCGTATGCGGAGTTTAAGAGAAAATATCTTTTCCCGGAATACCAGAACGAAAAAAGTTACCTCATACACAACTCGGATCGTATGGAAACTTTGGCATTGATGATTCAAAAGACAACAGAAAAGTATGGCAATTCTTTTGTCTTAGTTAATTCTGTAGATTTTGGTAAAAAACTCTCAAAATTGATTGGTGATAATGCTATATTTATCAGTTCTTCTATTAAAGACAGAAAGCCCATTTACAAAAGTTTCGACGAGAGTAATGGAATAGTCGGTATTGCTACTTTCAATCTCGCTAGTACCGGATTGAATATCCCTAGACTTTTTAACGTGTTTGTTGTTGACGGAGGAAAATCGTCGGTTCGGGTTGTACAGACTATTGGTCGTGGTCTAAGAAAAGCGGTAGACAAAGACCAAGTTAATGTAATTGACGTTTATTCGTCTGTGGTATTTTCTACAAAACACGCCGCAAAACGAAAAAAGATTTATAAAGAAGAGAAATACGCGTTCACGGAATTGAAATCCTTGAAATACGAAGAGAAAACGGACAGAGAAAAGACTGTACAAAATCTTCTCAAGACTATAAAATCTTTAAGATATGATTCAAAATTGGAAAACGAGGTGTTTGATTAATGGTGTTTTTGGATGAGAACAATGTCCCAATATTTCTAGAAAGCATTGATGTCCCGACTGTTTCTGAATATTTCTGGAGCCTTTCTCTCAAAGAGAAGGATTTTATGTTAAATGAAATAATAACACTTGAGGAAATGGAAGTGTCTGCTCTGATGCTGGCTATTATGGGATATGTCATTAAAATTCCAACATCATGGAACATGTTAATCTATTCTCAGGAGACTTTTCAGATAGATGTAATAGAAGTACATGAGTTGACCAAGGGGAATTTCAGTGCGGTCGTATACGACCATCAGAAAGATTATGTCGTTCCCGGTGTGGGCTTGGTAAAGGTGTTGGATTACATCCCAAATAGCAAGATAATGACACCCACTTTGCACAAATCTACAATGCTTTGTCATCCGATAGGACCGAGACATTGGGTGTGTGTTTCACCAACAGATAACTACAATAAATATTTGAAAGGCGCAGTCATAGGAGATTTGTACTAATGTCAACACCAAAAGGAAAAAAATTTACCGTTTCAGAATTTCAAACATGGCTTGATGGTATCATGGAATTTCAAGAATCGGGGTGGTCTCCTTCAGCAGAACAATGGAAAGCCATTTACCAAAAGATACAGAATTTAAAAGAGCCGCCCCAAAGTCCTAGGACTGTAAAAGTTGATGCGTCTTCAATCAGCGAGATAGTAGATGGAATTGCACAGACCATACCAGATATCGGGCACGTTGATTTTGAGCTTATGACAAATGTACTGAATGCTATATTCAGTCAGATACGACAAGGTGCAAACTTTGGACAGATGCCACACTCAACACCAACAAACACGGGTGGTAGTGGTCAGAACATGCCCTTACAAAGACCTCCGCCTGTTCAAGGAGACGATTTGGCTAACATACCCTTGAGCAAACTGAGAGAGCAGCAGGTCCAGTTGACCGGAAAGCCACAAGGGAACTCCAATCTTGTTGTAGATGATGTAAAAGACGAATTCGTTTAAAACAATGTCAGTATATTATGAAAAGCTTGCAAACCGAGATTTGTGGGTTGATGGACAATCCAGCTTGTCGGTTGATGCCATTTGCGACAAAATTTTTTGTGGCGAAAATCTAAGAGATATTCTTTCTAATAATATAATCAGCGGTAGAGACAAGAGAGAAGTAGATAAGTTTCTCAAACTCGTACCTGAGTTCAAGGGTTCGAAAGTTTGTTACAAGGAAAAAACCCATGTGGCTGGGTTCGATACTTCTTTTGACATTGACGAGAAATACAAAAACCTAGGCATTGAAAAAATTTTGGTCAAAAAGATCAAGACCGAGATACACAAAAAGCAACTAAACGACGAAGAGGTACTTCTAAGAATAGAGAGGATACAACACGAGTTGGAATTATATAAGAATCATGGTTTGACTGATGTACTCTCGGCCTGTCTTTATATCGTCGATACCTTTAGAAACAACAACATCGTTTGGGGTCCGGGTCGTGGGAGTGCTTGCTGTTCTTATGTTCTTTACTTGATTGGAATTCACAATATAGATAGTGTAGCCTTCGATTTGCAAATGGACGAATTCCTAAGATGATTATAAATAACAACACGTATGATATCAAAGGAGTCACATAATGGCTAGAAAAGTGAAGAGTTTAAAGGGAGAAGAGATAGATTTTGATCTATTGAAAACAAAACAGGAATTGGGTCAAAAGGAAACGGTTCTCGAAGTTCGCGATAGAGAAGATTTTGTTCACACCAAGAGACGTACTAGGGGCCGCGCGGCGCTTATTCAACGTTTGAATAAAAATAAGAAAACACGAGAGTCAAGGTCTAACGAGGAAACGTCCAAAGTAGGTCGTGAGTCCGAGACTACTACAACTAAGAAAAGAAAGATCGTCAAGAAAAACTAAGGAAAATTATGAAAGTATCACTTTTTGAAGATAAAATAGCATTTAGGTTTGAGGAAGAGATTACAAATCACGGATTTATAAATAAAACAGAGTCGGGTTTGTATATACAAGAAGTACATTCCGAACAAATCAAACGTCCTCGTTGGGGGGTGGTGTTACAAACCGGTCCTGATTGTACAGAAGTTTCCGAAGGTGATGTCATATTGATTGAAAACTCTATGTGGACTAATGGAATTGATTTTGAAGAAACCGAAAGTAGTCAGTTTTGGGTAACACGAGAGCGCAATGTCATTGCAGTTAGAGACCGGAACCCCATAAATACCAAACAGAACATAACCGTTTAACAACTTATGCCATTCTTAATAATGATAACGCTAGGCACTCTTCTTATCGCCAGTGCCGCAATATTTTTTAGTGTTTTGGGGCTTGTCCAGACGTTTTCCGAAACTGCACTCTATTGGGGTACAGCCATAGAAATAGCCAAATTGGTGCTTGCTTCTTTTGTTTATCGCTATTGGGATAAAATGGAAACTTTGTCAAAAATGTTGGGAGTTTTCTTTGTTGGATTGTTGATGGTGATAACTTCTCTTGGAATATCGGGGCATATTCTTTCTTCTATGCAGCAGGGTGATTTGGAATTAACAGCCCAGCAAATACAAACTGAAACCGCTAACAGCCGTATTTCTAGAATACAAGAGAGAATAGATTTCGTAGATCAAAGGATCGAGCAGGGGCGGTCTAGATTAGAAGCAATTGACGAAGAAATAGCTCTAGTTCCCAATAATTTTGTTACTGCTAGACGACAACTTATTCAAGAACGTCAACCCGAAAAAGATCAAATTCAAAAAACCATAACCGGGCTTTTCGACGAACGAGATGCGTTGTTCTTACAGATTGAACAGGCTGAGTCGGAGAGAGGAGAATTGTATTTAGAAACTAAACAGATAGAAGTTAAAGTCGGTCCCATAGTAAAAGTGGTAGAAACTTTTGGGGCAGATGCCGCCAAAGCAATATACATTTTCATTCTTATTATTGTTTTAAGTTTTGACCCGGTTGCAGTATATTTGACGGTTGCAGCGAATCGTGTTGCAATTGATATTCGTATGAAAAAAGAACAGAAAGACACCATGGACGAATCACCCAGAACAGGGTCTAAAATGATTTCCGGTAAGCACATCAAAGATGACGGCAAATTGGATAACATAGTCGAAACTATGAGCTACATCAAGGATCGACTAAAAAAAGAAGATGAAAAAAAACAGCAGTTCAGAGACTCTTTGTCTTGATGTATAGACTCTAAGCTTATATAATTGTCTCCACTTGTATTAGGAGACAATATATGCCGAAACAACTCTGGTGGCAAAAACACCGACCGTCCACCGTAGACAATTTCATATTTCAGAGTGACGAACAAGAACGCTTTATTCGTAAATGCGTGGAAGAAAAAAGCATCCCGCACCTTCTGTTGCATGGACCCAAGGGCTCCGGAAAAACCACTTTGGCGCAGATCATAATCAACGCTCTCGTGGAACCAGAAAACATTTCATCTGACGTTTTAAAAATCAACGGTTCTAAAGACGGTAAGATAGATAATATCAGAAAACAATTGATAAATCATGTCACGAGAGTCCCTATGGGAGACGTTCAGCTTGTTTTTGTGGATGAAGCCGACGGTCTGTCATCTTCGGCACAAGATTCTCTCAGGGGCATTCTAGAGGAATATGACGCAGATGCTAGGGTGATATTCACTTGCAACTATGTACAACGGTTGACCCCAGAGCTTCGTTCTAGGTTTACTCAGATGAAGTTTACCCCGCCCGATAAAGACGAAATAGTTCCCTATTGTGTCGATATACTAGATGTCGAGGGAATAGATCCTAGTAAAAAGGAAAATTTAAAAGCTTTCAAGGAAATTATCGATGGCTATACCGGAGATCTTCGACAACTCGTCATAACACTAGAAAACTCTGCATATGGTGATTCTCTTAATGTTTCATCCATAGAAGACGGGAATATGGACATTAAGTTATCAATTTTCGATAGCGTTGCGGAAGATAATTGGATACAAGCGAGAAGAATAGCAGCAGAAAATTTCAGAGACGAAGAATTGATTGAGGTATATAGATTCTTGTATGAATACTTAGAAGATATGGAGAAGTTTAAAGATCCAAAAGATTTTAAGAAAGGAATAATTATTATCTCTGACTACATGTACAGGCATGCTGTGCATCCAGATCAGGAAATTAATTTTGCTAGTTGTTTAGTCAAACTATCTGAGGTGTGACATGCGGTTGACAGAAGAGCAGGTAAAGAAAGAACTCAATGATGTTTCCCGTTTTCCCGAGAATGCGGATAAACTGTCATGGAGAAGAAAGATGGAGAAAATGGAGGGTTTTTTGAAAGAACTTGAGCCCATAGAAGAAGAAATATTCAACCTATATGAAAAGAAAATTCCTATCACGGACAAGATAGCCAAACTTAGAAAAATTATGGTTGATGAATGTATTCATCCAAAGGATCATCTCGTACATAAAGGCACTCATATCGAATGCAAGTTTTGCAATAAGATCATCAAACCGGTGAGGAAAAATGATTGATATTTTTGATCAACTGGACAAGATAGACAACTTTGATCTAGCTGCCATCAAAAACGAAGAGTTTCTCAAAGACTTCAATCCCTTCATGGTCAACAAATGGATGGCTGCTACACCCAACCCCAGACGAGTATTGTTGGTTAATGAAATACTTAATTCTATGATATTTCAATTGCACCGAGAGAAGAAGCTATTGTATTATTTGTCGTGTGCATCTTCGACTGGACCGGAACGCTATTCTTGGGTGAAGAGACCAAAAAATGTCCCTGACCCCATCACAGAGATCGTCTCACGGTATTATGATATCTCTTATAGAGAAGCTGAAATGTCTTTGAAACTCTTGGAAAGGGAAGATATATTGGAAATGGCCGAAGAATTAGGGTTGGACAATAAGGATTTGAAAAAGATAAAGAAACATTTATGATACCAAAATTTCATCAATGTGAATTTTGTTCTAAGACTTTTGCAAACGAGATCAACCTTTCTAAGCACCGTTGTGAGTTTATGGAAAGGTACGAGTATATCACCGAGAAGGGGTCAGGAGTTGTACTGTTTAAACTCTATAAGTTTTGGTTGAAGGATAAGAAAAGATCTGTAAAGTACGTTGACCATCAAACCTTTATACATTCCACACATTACAAGCCTTTTGTTCGTTTCATGGAGTTCGCTAAGAAAAATAGTCTACCGAATAAAGAACTTTATATATCTTATTGCAATTCGAGAGACATTAGTCCCAAATCATGGACAGATGCGAAGCTTTATGAAGAATTTATTGCATGGTATGACGAATTATATCCATATAATAAGCAACTTGAAATAAGCATTAAGACTATATTCCAGATATGCGAATGGTTGGAACTCGATGACCCTGCACAAATATTTGATGAATTGGACAGTAAGACTATTTTAGAACTACTGAGGCGTAGGAAAATATCTCCGTGGCTGTTTTTTAACAGCGCGGTTTTTATGGATTATTTAAAAACAAGGGCGTCCGCTGTCGAACGTGACCACATCCAATTAGTAACAAATCCCGTAAGATGGAAAACTATATTCAAAGACAATCCAAAAAAGAGAAGAAATGCAATTAATCTGATAAAAGAAATTGGACTATAAATAAATAGGAATGACTTGAAAACTTTATATCTAGATGTCAATAAACTGTAGAGATGCCTCTTATACCATCCAGAAGGTAGATACAAATACCGAAGACATAACCGTAAACAGAGGTCAGATAGATCAGACCTCTCTAGACATCACGCTTCTCGGGAAAAGAAGAAGGGAATATGGAGAAATCTTCAATGAAAATCTACTGAGAATTCTGGAAAACTTTAGTTCTCCGGAAGATGGTTCCAATCCCGGAAATCCAGATCCTAATTTCACAAATGGCGGGGTTTTATCTAATCCCACTTCCGGACAGCTATGGCATAATTCGACAGATGACAGAATTTACCATTTCACGGGATTTGAGTGGAAGATTTTGGGGGAGCTTGGGGACGTTGCCGGTAACTTTGGAACAATTATGAGCGGAGAACAATTACCCCGACCGGTGAGTGTGTTTACCGGATATGTGTTTCCGTATGAAGAATGTAGCTGGGTAGTAGCACCAGCTTATTATGATGATGAAATAGAATACATGGCATGCTATACAGATGATCAGGCTAACGTCACATTTGAATACCGCCGAGTGGGTGAATCTTCCTTAGTTTCTGGTAGTGTTACATATCAGATAATTGGCATCCGGGATAACAACAGTTTGGGGGTTCAGGTGACACCCACACCGCCACCTTCGGTGTCTCCCACACCGAGTGCTTCGCTGACACCGACTCCGACTCCGACACAATCAGTTTCGGCATCTGCGGTCGCAGCCACACCGACACCTACACCTACAGCATCTGTAACGGGAACGCCGGGGGCGTCACCACCGGCCACACCGACACCTACACCTACAGCATCTGTAACGGGAACGCCGGGGGCGTCACCACCGGCCACACCGACGCCAACACCGACACCATCACCAACACCTTCGGTAACCTCAAGTCAAACGCCGACACCAACACCGACACCATCTTCTTCAACGGAAACTTTCGGGAACGTAGAAGCTGCAACATACACACACTTTGTTGTTGGGGGCGTCACGGCGGACGAACTGTCTATACGCTTCGTCCTGCAGCCCAACGGAGATATTGATCGTATTTCAACTATTGATGGTGTGGTGGGCGCTGCGGTTACAGTTGGAACTTGGGTGGTAGATCCAAGTGATCCGGGGTTTGTCCCCGGAGATTACACATACACAACTGTTGTCACAGGCCCAACAGGTATCGGTGTGTTTGAAGAACCAACACCGGCTACGGGGGGTACCATAGATGCTTCAAAAGCGTGGGAGTTGTCTAGGTCTACCTCTGGTTCTGGTACTACTACCGGAACCGTAGCAGTAACTTTGACACCGGGAGGAGGTTCTTCTTCCTTTACAGGTGGAACTATAACTTTTGAATACACATTGGAAAAGACGTAAAAATATGACTTACAATATAAATTTCACAGACCCGTCGAAAGACCCGATACAAGTCCCGGAAACTGGTATAAACGAGAGTTTGAGTGTCAAGTTTCCGGGAAGAATACGACTTGAATGGGGTAAGGATGTAAATGAAAATTTACTTAGAATGTTGGAAAATTTTGCGTGTCCTTCGTTGGATTCAAACGAGAGTGTTCCCGATCTGTCTATCCATGAAGGAATTTTATCCAATCCTGTTGATGGACAACTTTGGTATAATACGACAAACGAAAGAATTTATAAGTATTCGGTGGAGTCTTCAAAATGGCTCCCCCTAGCTAATAGGAATCAGATGTATGCTGCCAACTGGGGACAAATACAACACGGTGAACAGTTGCCTAGACCAGTAGCAACAAACGGTTATGTTTTTCCATATGAAGAGTGTATATGGTCGGTGTCTCCACACAATTATTTGGACGGATTTACTAGCGTAAGATGTTTTTCTTTTCCCAACGATTCTACTGTTGTAATGCAGTATCAATCTCGGGATCAACAGATTGTTGTCGACGGGGTAGCTAATTATTTAATTATAGGAATAACCGGGAACGACAACTTGGGTGAGTTTGTTCCACCTCCACCTCTGGGTCAACAAACTCCTCCAGAGCCTACTCCGGGAGTATCTAGCCCGGCAGAGTTTATTTTATATGACTATTCTTCAAATCAGGCAACGTTACCATTAACAGCGACCGCCCAGATAAGGACTGAAGAGCTTTCGGTGCTGGGGGGTGGGGGCATAACATATCAGGTTTCGGATAGCAGTGTCCAGAATTTTGAAGCGTCTGTATCGGATGCTACTTATGTTGCAACGGTTCGAGCTAGTATAGATAAAAATTCTTTTAGAATAATACACAAAGCCGGGAAAGGTGTTTCCGGTTCCGAGCTTGATCCGCCGATTGAACAAAGGACACATACATTTTTGACATGGACGGATCTCCCACTGGACAGTTACTCCACCCTGCATATCAGGGGCATATCGTTTGCTTCCGGGGCCGGGACAAGTATTTCTGACACTCACGCTATCTCTGTTGCAATAGGTAAAGATTTAGTGACTGTCGATCAAACTAGCGGCAGTGCTGGATTGATTCTCCCCGAGAAAGCTACGGTCGGAATATACGAAAACAAAAAGTTACAACCTTTCGTGTTTACGGATTACGTGTTTACAATACCCCCGGCGCTAGACAGGGTTAACAACAATATTACGATAACATATAGCTACACACACCTACAAGATTTCGAAATGTTGCACGACGGGGATATATACCTGAGTAATTGAATAAATAAAACATAGAGGATTTTTAGCACATGTATATATTAGTCAACCGAGAAAATGTTATTGTGGCAAGCTCCACAAAAAAGCCTTGTGTGGCAGATTGTTCAGAAAAAGGATTAATGATCTACAAGGTTGCGAGTGAAGAATACAGCCCCATGTTGATTGGACAGAAGCTTGATGATTTCGAAGCGGTGGAGAGAACCTAATCATGAGTGTAACTTACGACCTAAAAAAGACTGACAGGACGAAATCCGAAATATCTGTCGATGAAAATACCAGAGTTAGCAACATCGTTGATATTGTGCTGTTTGGTTATAAAGAATTAGAATACGGTCGTGAGTTGAATGAAAACATTCTTCACATTTTAGAAAATTTCGCATGCCCGGAAGACCCCGACAATGTGGGAAACCCCGATGTTTCTAGAGCCAACTACGGGAAATTGGACGGGAGACAGATTGAAGGGCAGTTTTGGTACAACACTACCCGGTCAGTATTAAATTTTTGGGATGGGACACAATGGGTTCCGCTTTCAAATTTCGGTGAGGACATAGCAGCGAATTGGGGCCAGATATTACACGGTGAGCAGCTTCCTAGACCGCAGTCCGTGTCAGGATACCTTTTTCCTTATGAAGAGTGTAGTTGGATAGTTTCTCCTTTCAATCAGGTAGACACTATGGGGAATATGGTTTGTAGAACTGACGAAGTAGCTACAGTTCAGATGACGTACTTGTACGATGGCGATGTTGTTGATACAAACGCTATTGCGAACTATTTAATTGTTGGGATTAGAGGAAACAACAACATTGGAACACAATTACCGGTTCCAACACCTTTGCCATCTGTTGGTGTAACTCCTTCTCCGACTCCGACATCAACACCGGGAGCATCTCCGACACCTACACCATCTGTTACACCTTCGCAGTTCTCATTCCCAACACCTACGCCCACTCCGTCGCCTGAGTATTCTCCACTAGGATTAACTTTCAACGTCGCTGAGTTTTTTGGTAGTTGTACTGCGGTCTCCAGTTGTACCGCATCTGACGTAGTATCGTCTTTCAATTACACAGTATCTGGGGGAAGTGGAAACTTTAGTTATCTGTGGGAGTACGTATCTGGATCAACGTTTAGCATTGCTGGTGGAGTAACTTCACCCACACCAACTCTGTCTAGATTTGCCGCCGTGTCTTCTTCTGCGTACACTGGTACTGGTAGGTTGACGGTTGTGGATAACATTACAGGTGAGTCTGTAAACAGAACCTTTACTTTCAGAACTGTTCATAGTTCTAGTGTGGCCCCATCACCTACGCCGGTGACACCAACGCCGTCGCCCGTACCACCAACTCCATCACCGGTAGCACCATCCCCCACACCGCTACCGTCACCGTCACCAATACCGCCATCACCTTCTCCGGTAGCACCGTTGGTAGCAACTGACGAGGGTGGTTGTGATTACAACGCGGGTAACACCAGTTTGCTTTGTATTCCGGTAGGAACTGTTGACATTGTCGACGGTGCGTCATATAGCCCGATCATAGCCGTTGGAGTTACAGGGGGTCAGGGCCCGTATACGTATGAAGTTATTGCGTCTTCGGTGGGTTCAGCTTCTCCGCAGGTGGTGTCGATTACTGCTGATCATACTTCGAATGGTGGCACTTTATCGTTCTCCGTTCAAGGAAATGCTGGCGGACCGGATGCTCCGTTGACCGTCACGGTATCTGGAGTGTACACTGTAAGGGTTACTGACGCTCTCGGAAACACTAGCACGGTTAACGTGACTTGTCAGTCTACACACGGCTACTTCTGTAACAATGTGCCGGTTGAGTAAACGATATGGATACTATGGAAATTAAAAATCTAAAAACATCAAAAACTGAAAAACAGATTCAGGATGAGATTAATGCTGTTAAGGCCAAAAGGAAAACTCAACTATCGCAAACAGATTGGACACAGTTAGATGATGTTAACCTACAAAATTCAGAAGAATTTAGGAATTGGAGAAAGGCCCTAAGAGAGTTAAACATTACTTCACTGAAAGATAAATCCTTGCTAGATGATTTGATTATTAACAAGCCAGTCCCACGAGTTTCAAAAGAAATTCCTACGCAAGAAGATAAAGATATCTCAGTGAAAGAATGTATCGTGGAAGACAGAGTCGATGCTGAAAAATGTTTGACAAGTTTGTTGATAGAGGAAAAAAACTCTGAGTTAGTAGAGGCAGATGCTTCTAGTTATCCATTGTTCAGGCTTCTCCAAGAAGAATTGATCGAACATGATTTAGGACAAACACCACCAAAATTTCTTTCGAGATACATGGGGGCAGTTGGGTTAGACCCACAGGCAACGGAAGATCTTAAAGAGGTTGAAGAAATTTGCAAAAACTTCTTTGCAACGGTTAATGAGATTTTTTTCACGTTTGAATGTAAGATACGAAGCGTTTATACTATGTCCGAAGAGGAATTGGATCAGGAGTTGAATAAACGTGGATATCGATATAGACCTATCAACTAACGTAGATACAAAAAAGCTTTTTCCCAAAGCGATATCTGCTTCATCCAACGAAAACGGAGAGCTTGTAAAGCACCTCGTCGGTCACTATTTCCAACACATTCCTGTTGATGAAGAAACCGGACTTTCTGCAATAACTTACAAAAGAGCACTAGAGTATGGGTTTTTTAAAATCGACCTACTCCATTTGCGCTTATTGGATAATTTCAAATCAAAAGAACATTTGGAAAGTTATATGTTTCGAGAGCCAGATTGGGGTTTGTTACAAAATGAAACTGTCGTGAAACGGCTTTTTCACCTGAGTAAATCGTATGAGCTATTGTGTCGCGTTAAACCTTCGTCTGTTTTGGAAGTAGCAGACTGTTTGGCGTTGATTCGTCCGGGAAAGGCTTTATTGATAAATAGTTATATCAAAGACAAAAAGGCAATTAGACAAGAGTTGTATAAAAAAGAAAAACCCAGTGATCTGAGAAAATCTCACGCAATTCCATATGCATATCTGGTAATAGCGCAACTCAATCTAATTGAAGACAACCTATATGAAGCTTAATAATATCTTCGAAAACCAAATTTCACTATCAAATCGTCAAAAATACATATTGGCGACTATAAAATCGGCAGCTACGCCCCTGTTGGCATACGAGTCAATAGTGGACAGTGAGCCAGATGTGGTGGCCTCTAAATTGCTTGCTCGGTATGGGTTCATTGAGGTGTCGTCTAAGGAAGGAAAAGCTGTATTAACAACAAAGGGCGAAGAAGCGGTTGTTGAGTATGGCATAGCAGATGAAACCGGTCAACTTACCGACACTGGGACCGAGTTGGTTAATAACTACGGTAACGGAGAAGAAGAATCAGGAGAGATAGTCAGTTAATGTTTTGAAATCTGCTACGGAATCTTGAAAGTTTTCGGTATTTTTATGAATCTTGCGTTTTCTTTTTCTAATTTTCCTAGGGTTGCTAACATCAAAAAAATACACAGGCCCAATGATTCTGGAAACGTAATCTATTGAGTAGCTTTTTACGATTTTGGACGACTCATGGTCGAACCCCTCTTTACAAAATTCCACTGAAACCGGGTACTGGTCTCTGTTAGCAGCATACCATTGCCTAGCAATTTCAATTACTCTTTCTTCAGAAACTCCAAGAGGTCCACACAAATCCAAGCAAAAAGCAGTGATATGCCTTTTCCCTACATTATCTATGATTGACAAATTTTTCTCATCATTGTATTTTATCAATGTTACGAATTCGTACCCCTTGTATGATAGGGGGTAGTCTTCTATAACTAAGGGAAATTCTGAATTGCTTTTTAGTCTCTTGATTTCCATGTCTTTAAAAAAAATTATAGTTATTGGAATATGATGGTATTTATACAGCGTTCTGGAATACCGAATAAATACAAAAGAATTATTATACAGGGTTAATGATGTTCAAAATTTATCGATATGAAGATGATGAAGAGTTAAACAGGGATGATCTGTCAGATTTTGATCTTGAAGAAGACGATGCTCCGGAAGAGGACCAAAGCGAAACAGATTTTCCAGACGATTCTTCGGACAATTTCTCCGGAGAGAACACCGAAGACGGGGAAGCCGCAGAAAAACAGGAAGATCCAGATTTTGCTGGAACGATAAGAACGGTAGTTGGTGCCGCTCTCGTATACAAAAGAAAAGCAAAATCCAACACTTTCGAAGAACTTTGGATTTACAATGCAAACAACGATCTTAAAAAGATGACAGAAATTCGGAACAGTATCCTCGCTGGGACAGACATTGACCCACACACCGAAAGATCAGATGACGGCACACAAACTTGTGACACAACAACAATTGGAAATGTACAATATTTGCACATAAAAGGATTACCAAACTAATGTATGTTGGATATCAATTAACAGACGCCGCTAGAAAAAAGTTAATGGAACTGTTTCCTCCGAAATACTCTAGGGTTTTCGGACACCATATAACTACTAAATTTGGCACTACCAACAAAGAAGATATTCCGGGATACACGGAGGAAGTAGAAGTGGTGGCATATTCTGACTCTGGAGACGGTCTAGAAGCACTAGTGGTTCGTATAAACGGCGATTCCAGAAAAGAAGATGGAACCTTTTTTCATATTACATGGAGCTTGGACCCCGAGAAATACAAACCCGTCGACAGTAATAGCGTTGTGTCGAAGAGTCAGAAAAAAATAACACCGGTAAATATCCAAGTGGAGCCAAGGATGTTTCAAGGAAAGACTCCTTTTACGGACAAACATGCAAACGAGTCTTTCCTTGATTATCTCAAGAGAATATAATCATGATAAAAGAAGAGAGAAAACAAATGGCAAAAGATTCAGTCGCAATTTCCCAGTACGAAATATTATTCAAGCATGAGTTTGCAGCATTTGTGGATATGCGAGAGGAATATAAAAAAGCCAAGACAAAAGTTAAAAGGGAGTTACTAGAAAAAAAGATTGCCAAACAACGCGGAAGAGCCTTGGGTGTGGGTATAAAACTTGCCGAATTGAAAGCATTACAAGAACAGATGAAAGCGAAACAGACGGAACTAGAAAAGTGATTGTAACTCTTTCTGGAACTCCGGGGAACGGAAAAAATCAAATCATTTCCGGTCTCAAAGAATACGGTTACAACGTAGTCTCAAAGAAAGGTGCTGATGGAACCATGCGGGGTCAATTTACGTTGATGAAAAACTACCGTACCCAAATGGAGATGTGTTTAAAATATGAATCTGACGAAGAAATTTGTATTTTTGAGTCATCTTTTGTCGATATGATAGTTTATACCGCCCTGTGGATAGGAATCTATGACGACAACATGGAAGAACTGAAAAGTATTCGAGAGAAATGCATTGATTATCAGAATCAATATGTAGATCTTAATTTTAATCTATATTCGGATACCAGCGATACCACATATTATAATGAAAACTGGAATGCCATAGCAAATTTATACTATGGTAAAAAGGTTCAAATTCCTTATTTGCTTAATGGCTATAAGAGTGTAGAATATAATATCAAAGAAATAATTGAGGAAATCGAAGAGCATGCATCAAAGCAACAAATATCTGTCGATACACGTTGAAACTACTGGAATGAATTACGATCTTGAAAAGCTCCCTTGCGAGGGGCATGACATTGTAGTTGTGTCACTGGCCGTATGTGATTCTAAATTTAAATTACTTGATCGGATGACAGTCCATTTTAAACAGAAAGATTCTGATTATGGACAGCAGTACCATAAGATAACACCAGATATTTTGGAAGAGTGTGGCGTGACAGAAGAAGAGGGTCTTGTTGAAGTTTCAAATTTCATTCTGAATCATTTTGACCCAGATGAATATATTGTTTGTTTGGGGCAAAATGTTCATTCGTTCACCCTCCCATTTTTCAAGCAATTTCTTTACCGGAATGAAGTATATTTTAAGTTTTCGGTTAATTCCATTGAAGTTTTTTCGCTTACTACCCCAACTATTGGTCCCTACACGATAGAAGAATTAATAGCGGTATTTGGTGATGTGGACGAGTTAAATGTAGAGGACGAAGAAACTATTAAATACTTGTCGTTAATGAAGGCAGTCACATTTGTTTCTGTCACAAGGAAAATAAACAAATTATGGAACAGATTGACAGAATAATTAAGTTCGTCAAATCTTTATCAGAAAGACAACAACTTTTGTCCAAATCGGTTGGAGGATATGACGCAAGAATAAAGACTCTCGAAAATATAGCTAAAGAAAATCGCAGAGTTATACAGAACCAAAACAGGGCCATACGAAATCAAGAACGAATCATTCGTCAGCTTACCAACGATTTCAACAATTCTAAAAACGAGATATCGGATTTGAAGAACACTCTCAAGAGCTTGCGGTCTTGATAAATACCTCTACGTAATTTGAGGTATTTATTATGGCATTAGGCTGGAAACTGATAGGACAATCGGCATTAAGCTTTTTGAGGGTGGCTTGGCCTATTTTGTTTATCATAGGTGCTACTCTTTTTGTATCAAACCATTTTTATTTTGATCCCAAAATCGATAAGTTAAAAACCGAAGTCAAAATGGTCACCGTAGAAAGAGATAATGCTAGAGCGACTATTGAAGAACAAAATAAAGCAATCATAGAACTTTCAAAGATATCCGAAAAAGTTACCCGAGAAGAGATCGAAGAGTTGAAAGACATGCTCGAAAGAATGTCAGAGGATAACAGGAAAGCCATTGAGTCTATCATAGATGCTGGTGTTCCCGAAGGTTGCGAAGATTCTAGACAATTTCTCATAGATATGATTAATCAATTACAATGGGAGCAATCTGATGGCAATTAAATTGACAATAATTCTTGTTTTTGTAATATCTCTATTAGGATGTAGTATATTAGAGCCCAGAGTAGAATATCGAGATAAACTGGTTCCCGTGTACACAGTCCCAGAGCCACCAAAAATTGAAAGACCCGAGTTACCAATTCACGGACCCCGATATGGGAATCTTTTGTTCTTGAGCAACCCAGACAACATTGGACAAATTGCACAAGATTATGCAGTGTCGTTGAGATTGGCTTTGAACTATTCTACAGCCCAAGAAGAAATTATTGAAACATATCGAAGATTGTCCCAACAGGATTTCTCCGAAAAACTTTTTCCTATTCGGTCTATCGGGAATGTTCAACTATTTTCTGGTGCTATGTCTAATGATTCCAAAGAGGCAGAAGTCATTTATAGTCAAGCCCAGTTTGAAACTTACGCGAGATTCTCTTTCGAGGATATTGTGGATAAATATGAAGAGAGAAAAAAAGAAATATTAAAAGATGAGACTGAATAACATTTTTGAGGGTAAAGAAAAAAACGAAATAGAGTTTAAAGACGAACACCCTGAGAAGAAGTTGCCCGACATAATCTATGCCAAAGTAAAAAGAAAGATTCGTGACGGTGCCAAAGATTATGACACTGAATGGAAAAACGCCATAGATTTGGTAGATTGGTCGTTAAACGAACTAAATATAAAGAAACCTACTGCAACACAGCCACGCTGGTCACAATACAAGGATTTGATAAAAAAATCCGTAGAAGAGTTGTCCAGAGCTAGGGGTGAGGATGCGGATTGGACTTTAGGAGTTTAAAGAATTATGGATAAAATTACCGAACAAATGTTGAGAATGGCGCAGCTTTCCGGGAATCCGGTTGACGCAAAGACGTTGAAACCTGTTGAGAGTGATTCTAATGGATCGGTCGAGCTTACCGAACAGGAATGGAAAGACATACCCATGAATCAAAAAATTGTCTTAGAAGGAAAAGAACACGTTGTGGCTTTTCAGAACAAATTTGTTCTTAAGCCTGTTACCATTAAGACCGACGATAAAGGCAATACAAAAACCAACAAGGTCTCCGATTACGAGAAAGATGGTGGTGATGCTGAGAAGGTCAATAAAAAGATGACCGATAATGACACCGATGGTGGCACTAAAATGGTCAAGGAAGAACGCAGTGTCGGTCCGGTTAGCGATGAACAGCGTGAAGCCGGTAAAATGGTACACGATCACCTTACACACGGCAAGAAGAAATACGGCCTAGAAAAAGACATGACTCCCAAAGAAAAAGAAGATGCCGAATACGAAGAGATGATGAAAAAGAAACGCGAAAAGAAAGAGCCTGACTCTTTCATCAAATCCAACTCTTTGAAAAATGCTACAATTGGTGAGACATACGAAAACAAACAGGAATTTGATGACAAAGACGCCGACGAATATTATGGTCTAGATCGCCAACGGGAAGATCGTTTAACGATTCCAAAACAATTGACAAGCTCCATCAATTCTAAAATTAAGGAAATAGCAGCTTCAATCGAGCACTACGATGAAAAAGGATACAATGATGGAGACGGTGACAACTCGAACAAGATCAAGGCCATAAATGCCCTAGAGCAGATCAAATCCAACCTCTCTCTAAGAACTGAAGAAGGAATGAAACAAGCTCAGTTGTTTTTCCTGACTCTAATGAGTCCTATAACTGACTTGTTTCCTGCTGATGTCGTAAACTTCTTGGCTAAGGGTAGTTTGGAATCTGGTAAAGACAGTAGTACCCTTGATAAGGTTGAACCCTTTTCGACTTCCCTGAAGGAAACTTTTTCTGGTAAAAATTACATGTTTACAAACAAGAGTCGGTTTGACAAATTTTTTATGCAGGAAGTTTTACCAAGTTCTGGCATTCAGGACGACGTACCAGCTTACAACCAGATGTACATAGATTATGTGGATTCTTTAGTTCGAGACGGGCAGCTACCAGCCAACGCTATTGATTGGATTCCACCAGAAATAAAAAAATTTCCTCTTAGAGAGTCTAAGGAACAGCGCAAAATGTGGGACATTCTTGAAGAGCGTAAGAAAGCAAAAAAAGACCCATGTTGGAAAGGTTATACTCAACTCGGCACGAAGAAAAAGAATGGTAAAGATGTACCGAATTGTGTGAAAAACGGGACGAAAGGTGTGGTAGAGACTGTAGATGTTACGGGCTTTAATCCCAAATCACAAGGTGGAACTAGAAAAGAACTTTTGACGAAGTACACAAAAACCAAAAGTCCCGAAGACGCGGTAAAAGCTAGAAAAGCCGGGGCATCACCGGACGAACTAAAAGCTGCGAAAGACGCATAAACACGTAAAAACAAAAAAGGCTCTTGATAAAAGAGCCTTTTTCAATTACAATATTCTGCTTATTTTGAATTTTTTGTCTACTACAATTAAACAGTTTGTTTTAACTAAAGAAGTTAAATCGGGGTTGACATTAAGAAATTTTCTTGTATTTTTTCAGGTATGGAAAAATTCTTGACATTTTGAGCGCAATATGTTATAAATAGTTTTGACGGAAGGAGTTTCCGTCTTTGAACCAAAAATTCAACCACATAGGAGTTATGGGTTATGAAACATTACAACTTTACAGTCTTTATTGGCAGATTCCAGCCGCCCCACAGAGGCCACCTCGAAACAATTCGCAAAGCTTTAGAAATCTCCGATAAGCTTATTCTTATCTTAGGAAGTTCGAACGCTTCGCAAAACATTAAAAACCCTTTCACGGACGCCCAGAGGGCACATATGATTCTTTCTGCTTTTCCTAACGATGCTGATCGCATCAGCATTCAGCATGTTCAAGACAGGTTTTATCAAAACAAATATTGGATTACCGATGTCCAGAAAACCGTGTTCGATGCAATCTCTCGTAGTGGGTGGCATGACAAGCCTTCAGTTGCTTTGATGGGTCATAAAAAGGATGAAAGCTCGTGGTATCTTGATTCGTTCCCACAGTGGGATTTTATCGAAACCGACTCTATCACGATCAGCGAAGACGATGATGTGATCATGCATTCAACAGATATTCGAGAACTTTATTACAAGGGAATGCTTGGGTACATTCGTCACCCACTTGGTTCCGAGACCACATATAAGTTTATGAAGGATTTCATGACTACCCCGGAATATGAAAACTTGAAACGGGAATATGAGGACGGTCTGGACTATGAAAGGCTGTTTGCAGCATATCCAGAAAAGTGGGCCGTTAATTTTCTATGTGCAGATGCGGTTGTGATCCAGTCCGGTCATATTCTGCTTGTCAGACGGGCTGAGAGACCCGGTAAGGGGCTTTGGGCACTTCCGGGTGGCCACGTAAACTCTACCGAGACAACATTCGACGCGGCGATCAGAGAGCTTAAGGAAGAGACCTCTCTAAAGGTTCCAGAAAAGGTTCTTAGAGGGAGTATGGTCGATTCAAAGTTCTTCGATCACCCTGATCGTTCTTTGCGTGGCAGGGTTCATACCAAGCGTGGTAGAACAGTTACAATGGCTTATTGCTTTTCATTGAACGACGGCCATAAACTGCCCAAGGTCGTTGGGGCCTCTGATGCTAGTGAAGTCAAGGGTGGTGCCGCATGGTGGTTCCCAATTAGTGAATTTAAGGTAATGAGGAACCAAATGTTTGAAGACCATTATGACATTGCAAATTATTTCATTGATTCAATGGAGTGAGACCAGTACTAATATAAATCTAAACACGGATAGGTATCTAATATAAATACCTGATAGAAATGATTAGGTATTTCGCATGAACTATAAAAATGTTTATGATTCAATTATTGATAAAGCTTTAGAAAGAAAACTGGATGTTAACACGTACTATGAAAAACATCATATAATTCCAAAGTGTTTGGGAGGTTTGGATGTAAATGAAAATTTAGTTTATTTAACAGCAAGAGAACACTATATATGTCACCGCTTGTTGATAGATATTCATAAAAATAATGTAGAAAATTACACGAAAGTACTTCAAGCATTCATGCCCATGAGAGCTAAAAGTAAATATCATGAAGAGAGAGTAACCAACAGTAAAATGTATGAAAAGGTAAAAAATATATTATATGGGGATGGGGGATTACTGTTGGGTGAAAACCATCATTGGCATGGTAGAAAACATACAAAAGAAACAAAAAAGAAAATGTCTAGGATAGCTATAGCCAAATGTCAAACATCCCATGAACGAAAAAGGTTAAAAACAATGGCCCTTAATAGAACACCAGAACATAAGAAAAAAATACGAGATGCCCTCGTTGGAAGAAAAACGACAGAAGAAGCTAGAAAAAAAATGAGTGAATCTCATAAAGGAAAACAAATGAACGAAAAAAATGGAAAGTCAAAAAAAGTGATTATAGATGGTAAAGAATATCCATCACTACGAGAAGCATCCAGACAACTCGGTATTAATGTTCACAAATTATACTACAGGGTTGCGTTATCTTCATCCAAAAAATTTTCCAATTATTATTGGAAATAAAGATTTTATGATGGGCATAGAATCTTTTGCTTTATAAAAACATGATTAAGGAGTTTAACATGAACAAATTAAGCAACAATCCTATATTGAATTGCGACTCGTACAAGACCAGCCACTTTGGGTTCATGGCACCCGGAACCACCCGACAGTATTCTTATATTGAAGCTCGAAAGGGTGGAGAGTATGACACTTCAGTATTCTTCGGTCTTCAACATTTAATCAAAACCTCATTAATGAAGCCCGTTACGATGGAAATGGTTAATCAGGCCGAAGCCGTTATCACAGCACACGGTCTTCCATTCAACCGGAAAGGTTGGGAATACATAGTCAACGAATGTGACGGGTTTTTGCCTTTAAGTATTCGCGCAGTTCCAGAAGGAATGCACGTACCAGAAGGAAATGTGATGGTTGTTGTCGAGAACACCGATGAGAATTGTGCGTGGGTCACTTCCTATGTGGAAACCTCTTTGCTTCGTGGCGTGTGGTACGGAACTACGGTCGCAACGCGCTCATATCGTTTCCGGGAATTGATTTCCAGTTACTTGGAAGAAACTGGTGACCCCGACCTCATCGACTTCAAGTTTGTTGATTTTGGGGCACGTGGGGCATCTTCTAAGCAGTCGAGTGAGATTGCTGGTGCAGCACACTTGGTCAATTTCATGGCAACTGACAATATTGTTGGGATTCTCGCCTGTATGGAGTACTATAATTCTCCGGTTGTAACAGGGTTTTCAATTCCGGCGACGGAGCACACGGTTACTATTGCAGAAGGTCCGGGCAACGAGAAGAAGTTTTTTGAGCGCGCCATTGATGTATACGGTGGCGAGGGTAAGATGGTTTCTGTAGTTAGCGACACTTATTCGTTCGAAAACGCTCTTAATATTTGGGCAGAGCTTCGGGAAAAGATAGAAGAAAAGGGTGGTACTGTGGTGATTCGTCCAGACAGTGGAAATCCCACAGAAATGGTTATGCTTGCGTTGAACAAGCTTTCCGATTCTTACGGCTACACTATAAATGACAAGGGTTTTAAAGTTTTGAATCCAGCGGTCAGAATCATTCAAGGTGATGGTGTGAATCTCTCCGAAGTCGAAAATATTTTGAAGACCATGAAGGTCTCAGGCTTCAGTGCAGATAATATTACATTTGGGTGTGGTGGATATTTGCTTCAAGATTTGACGAGAGATACGTTACGTTTTGCTATGAAGGGCTCGTATGTGGAAGTTGATGGAGAAATTCGAGAAGTATGTAAAACTACTGAGACTGACCCCACTAAGGCTTCTAAGGCGGGTCGGGTTATATTAGTTAAGCGATCCGGTGTCCGACTACCCATCACCATTAGAGAGGAAGAGAAACTTCCGACAGACATAGAACTACTGGAAGAGGTATTCCTGAATGGAAAATTGGTACGGGATATGACGTTTGAAGAGGTCCGCACCAACGCCCGAACAAATTGGTAAAAGGACTTGACACAAAATAATTAAGTTGTTATAAATAAGAGTGACCGATGCTCAATGGTGAGGTCGGTCACTTTTATACATTCTTGCTTATAAAAAGGAGAAATATTATGACAAAATTAGCAACCAGACGAAATGAATTGGCAACCAGAAGAAGCGCAATTGATTCGACGTTTCAAGAACTGATCAATGGCTTCACAAGAGATTATCCAAATAATCTGAGATTTATCAGTGATTTATGGGACCATCAGCCTTTTTCCGGCCAAAGCTATCCTCCATATAATATCGAATATGGTGAAAATACCGGGGATTACAGAATCGAAGTTGCCCTAGCCGGATTCAGTAAGGATGATCTAGAGGTAGAATTCCTTAAAGATCAGAAACTTACGATTCGGTCTAAGTTCGGTGAGACCGAGGGTGGGGAAAAAGAGGACGCAGAAGTCACAAAAAACAGATACGTGAAGAGGGGTATTGGAAAGCGGGGCTTCAAATTGGCGTTCAGCATCCCCCAGTATTCTGTGGTAAAATCGTGTGAAATGCGAGATGGCCTTCTAGTGATTAGTATCAGGCGAGAAATCCCCGAAGAAGAACGAACGAAATTACTTGACATTAGGTAATTTCTCGTGTAACTTAGAGGGGAGCTATACGGCTCCCCTTTTAATTTGAGGAATTGGAAATGAAACTGCGACAAATTTACGAGAACTACAGTGACCAACCGATTTTGTTTATGTTGGTGGGGCTCCCCGCTGCTGGAAAAAGTACATGGATCAAACAAAACACTCCAGATGCGGTCATTCTTAGTACTGACAATTATATTGAGGATAAAGCCTCCGAAATGGGTAAGACATATCACGAAATTTTCCAGTCGCAGATAAAGCATGCAAGTAGAAACTTGAATGTAGAATTGAATAAGGCTATCGAGAGTGGAAAAGATATCGTCTGGGATCAGACCAACGTTGCGCCCACAGGCAGAAAGAAGAAGCTTAAAGGGATTCCAGATAGATATTATAAAGTGGCGGTGGTTTTTGATGTAGAGGATGCGGAGCTTGAAAGACGCTTGGCAAAAAGAGCAGAGGAAACCGGGAAGAGCATCCCACCACATGTACTTAGTAGTATGAGGGATAGCTTCATTTATCCGACAAGAGAAGAAGGCTTTGATAAAGTAATAAAAGGAAATTGAATATGAACACTGAAGCTTTGAACGTTGAACAGTTACCATTGATCCTACAATTGAATGCGGGTGGTGAGCCCGTGGGCTGGATCAACTATGAAAAGTCTGCATACTTTTACGCTAAGAACAAAGTATTGTGGAGTTTGGGACAGCACGAGGTTACTCTTCGTGGTGGTACTAATGCGGTTACGGGACAGCGTTCCAGACTGGTTATGGATACTATTGTAGCAGTTGATGCTAAAATGAGTCCTTCTAAGTGGAGATCAGGAACACCACCTTTGACCAACAAGACATTGTTCATTCGTGACCGTAATGTTTGTGGCTATTGTTCAGAGTTGTTTCCTAGATCGGATTTAACTCGTGACCATGTTGTGCCTAAGTCTCGGGGTGGAGAAGACAGTTGGACCAACTTGGTTACTGCTTGTAAGAAGTGTAACCATAAGAAAGCCGACAGAACACCCGGAGAAGCAAAAATGCCATTGGTATACGTTCCATATGTGCCAAATTACAACGAGCATCTTATTCTCCAGAACCGCCGAATCCTAGCGGATCAGATGGAATATTTGATCAAGGGTGTGTCGAAGAATAGTCGTATCCATGAAATGATCGAAAACGGTTACTTCTTACACTAGAACTGAGTTTACTGGCTCTCCTACGAACATGGTACCTTCCGTTTGTAGTGATCCAGATGCAAGACCTATGAAACCTCCGAGGCCGTAGGCGACCGGGATTGATCACCCGGTTTAATTAGAAAGCCCCGCAAGGCGGGGCTTTCATTTTTTCAAAATCAGCTATAAATACTATTTGTAAACACGAGGTTTAGTTAGGTTATGTTGAGAAAACCAGAATTTGATATAAGAAGAAGTAAAGATGGTCAAGAATATTTCGTGTTGAAAGCTAGAAACGGGAAAGTGATATTGCTCTCGGAATTATACAAATCTACTGCATCTGTTAAAAAAGGAATTGAGTCTGTTAGGTTTAATTCGGATAGAAAGGGAGCATTCGTCAAATTTAGAGACAAATCCGGAGAATTTCGCTTCACGCTTAGGGCAAAGAACAACAAGGTCATCGGCCAAAGTGAAGGTTACAAAACAAGGTGGGGTAGATTGATTGGAATTCTGTCTGTAAAGCTAAACGCACCGTTGGCAACGATAGTAACCGGTTATAAAGAAGATTAAAAAGAAAAGCCCCGAAAGGGGCTTTTTCTTAATCTTTCGGTGCGTCTTCGTAAAAGAAATAGCTCAGATTCAAGTCTATTCCACCTGCTTGCGTCGCATATCGAATACATGCATCAAGCGTCTCAGTGTCGTTCTCAGAAGCAATAAGAACTACTTTCTTGGTATTCTTGAGTACCTTTACCAGAACTCGAAGAAAAGCTCTCAGCGGGGCGTTGGGGGCCTCTAGAACAGTTCCATAACGATAGTCTTCTGGACTTCTTATGTCGATTACTGCGTGTTTCTTATTCTCTACTAGATTTTCCAAAAAAGAAAAGTCTCTGATTCTATTGTGTTGCATAGTAATTCTCCTGTTTGAGTGTGTATTCTAACAGACCGTAGGAATTGTGTCAACTACTATTTACCACCACCAGTCCCAGTAAAGTTGTGCTTTTCTCCCATAGTCATCACGCCAACCCGTGATTCTTTTCCAAAGCCACGGAAAAATACCGTAGTAATAAGGCTCTGGGATAGCAGGTTCCCATTTGCCGGTTCCCGGATCGTAGCTAAGTGTTTCGTATTCGTTTTTATTCATTTCATCACCTCACGAAGTCATCTTTAAAATTTTAGCAGTATTAGATAAATTGTAAGAACTCATTCTGTTACCAAATTTATCTACCGGGCGGTTGGGTTTGATTTTTTCTTCTAAATATTTTACCCTACTTTCCGGATTTTGGATTTTTTGCATTAAAAGAGCCTCATTCATGGTTTGTTTCCTTCTAGGATTTGTCTTTCGGCATTCAAATCTCTATTGGCTGTGGCGTCGTCACTGTAAGAACCCTTGTAACGGGAGCGCAGTTTGTCAATGTTGTTCTGCCACCCCTCCCCCCAATCTATACCCATTTCGTCAGACCCAATAGCTTTATACCAATCAGAGTCAAAAAATTCTTCTTTAAGATTAACCACATCAAACTCTCCGGTATGAATTGCTTTTGCGAAAGCCTCTGATAACTCACCGGCTTCTGTGATCATCCCGATTAGACAGTGTGCTATTCTAGTATTAACATCGGGCTTAACTGCATCCTCTCCATATAAGGCGGACCTAGGAGTTGACTCATAATGTTTAAGAGTGTATAGCTCTAACTCCAATTGAACCAACAAATTTTTGATGTTTTCTTCTAGTTTTTTAGGGTTGTTGTAAAATGCCAATTTCTTTACACAATCCAGTATTTCCGCACTGATATGATTTAGTGTCAGCGCAGCTACGAGAAAATCCGCACTGATGTTTAGTTCTTCAATATGTGATTCGGTTATTTTTGCTTGCTCAATGTATTCTTTCCAATCCATAAATAAATCTCCTTAGTTGTAGACTAAGGAGACATTATCAAGACTTTGTGACTACTTGTCAATCTTCAATGCATTCAATCCAAGCTCTAACAAAATCACTTCGAACTATGTCTTGTCTCTGGAAGTATATGGTGTCAAAGAAGTTGTTATTAGAAAGAACCTTGTCTAGACGTTCAATACATGATATATCCCTATTGGATTTGAACAAATCAGATTGATTGGAGTCGCCGACCAGAATTATTTTACTATTTCTACCAACTCGTGTCATAACAGTATTGACTTCGTGGAAATTGAGGTTTTGGACTTCGTCAACAACAATAACAGAGTTGTCCCACGTTTGTCCTCGCAAGAAACTTGTTGGCATGAATTCTACTTTACCACTCTCCTTGAATTTGTCGTATGACGTTGGCATGTCAAACAAGAACGAGAACAATTCTCTATATGGGGTTTCATATACAGAAATTTTTTCATCTATCGAACCCGGCAAATATCCAACTTCTCTGGTCGGTACAACACTTCTAATTATCTTGACGTGTTCAATAGGTTGGTCCCGGTCCAACAAATCGTTCAATGCTAGATATAACGCCACCAAGCTTTTTCCCGTCCCGGCAGAACCGGATGCAAAGATAGAGTTTCCGGAAAAATAAGATTCCATCATCTGTTTTTGTGGTGTTGTTAGGGGTTTAATGGCCTTCAAGTCGTGGAACGAGAGTGATTTGCAGTTGTTGTTATATTCTTGGCGAGCTAGGTTGTCGTGTTGAACTACATGTAGGCTCTTTTTCTTAGACTTTTTCATCGTTGTGATATCTCCTGATGGTATGGGTTAGAGTCAAAAAAAGGATTGAGGATGAATTCCTCGTAGAAAAGTTGAATAAAAGATTTTTCTGCAATTACCATACGGTGGTTTTTTGCATCGCTATTCGAGAATATTTATACATACCCCGACAGGTATCTTTGGAAACATGAACAAACCCCACGACTATTGCGTTTATGACGGTAAAGAATTTATAATCACCGGAAGAGAAGCACGAAATGCTAAAGGCTCTATTATGATTGAACTCAAGCCAAAGATATGCGAAGTGTATAACATTGGGGATGAGTTCAATAGATGGGTTTCTCCACAAGACACGTACATGATAAGCACACCAAGGGACGAAGAGAACTAATATGAAACCAAGAATAGCGGCTATAGTAGCCGTAGATGAAGAAAACGGTATAGGTAAAGATGGAAGAATGGCTTGGCACATCCCAGAAGACTTTAAACACTTTAGAGAATACACAAAGAATTCTTTGTGCATAATGGGCAGTACCACATTTAACGATATCTGTTTACATAAAAAAAGCAAGGATGGACCGTTTTTGTCCGGAAGGACTTGCATAGTTTTGACTCGAAGACCCGATGAACTCATAAATAATTGCAATTTCACCGGAGTTCACTTCATGTCGGATGGGGTTTTATTAAAAGATATCATACGTCTTACTTCTACTTCTACTTACACCCCACTGCACCAATTCGACAAAGTTTGTGTTATTGGTGGTAAGAGTGTGTATGATCTTTTCTTCGATATTCTTGACGAGATTGTTGTTACGCGAGTAAAGGGATCATACGATTGTGATGTTCACATTAACATGACACCATATACAGAAAAGGCTTCTGTTGTAACAGGATGGGGGTTAGATGGCACCCCCCATATGGTGGAATTGTATATTTTAAATCGAGATCAGGGAGAATAAAATTGAAAACTAAAAGCGTTTATAACATCCTAGAGGATTTTGCTAAAAAACTAGGCGACGAAGATTTAACTGTATCGTTTGCATTATGTAGGGGAGAGTGGTACGTGTCTGTGTCTTGTCACAGCTCGATGTATATGAAGTTTGATCATGATGGAGAACAACGATCAGCTATTATCCATCATAGTGAATCAGAAACTAACATAAAAAAGATACTCGGAGAATTGGTTGATAAATACCTCGAACATATGAAAGATACGAGGAAATCAAATGATATTGAGAGAATTGAAGTATCCGAAGAGACCAGTTAGTTCTGATTCAGAATTAGGTGTATCTGTGGGGAAATACGTAGGGGTAAATTTCACCCCAGAAACCGTTGAACAAATCAAAAAAATAATCGACGGGGACAAAATACCGAACCCAACAAACCCAGAAGATTTTCATTCTACGATAGCCCATAGTGTAACAGACATTAAAGGTTATCAGCCTGATGAAGAACTCGAAGAACCAAAAGAAGCAAAAAATCAAGGGATTTAAAATTTTTAATACGAAAGACGGTGGTCGCTGCTTGGTAGCGGCCCTCGATTCAGACTACTTGAGAGATAAACACCAGACCACATTAGATCATGGCGCTACTTACGATTTTCCAGAGTACATCCCTCATGTAACTTTGTCCTATAATGTGGGTGACGACTTGTCCGAAGAAAATCTAGATAAGTTGACGAACAAATATGGCGGAACTGTACTAAAAATTTCGAAAGAATATATGCAAGATCTTGATCCAAATTGGGTAGAAAAGCGCTCATAATCGTTGACTCTAACGTAGATATGTTGTATAATATCGTATCTACTTGAGGGTTAACAATGACTATCGATATCGAGAAAACGATTCAAGATTTACAAAAATTCGACGAGGCTTACTATAAGGGTTCACCCCTGATCCCCGATGACCAATACGACGCACTTCGTAGGAGAGCCGAGGAAATTTCTCCAGAACATGAGTATTTCAAAAAAGCCCCCCACGTTAAAGAAACATCGTTGGAGAAAGTACATCTCCCATACTCTATGGGAAGTTTAAATCAGGTCTATGAGGGTGAAGCGTTAAAGTGGGCTGAAAAGTATGATTGTATTCAAAATGATGTTGTAGTCACAGAAAAGCTCGATGGGGCCAGCATTCTTTTGGTGTACGAAAGCAACGGGAGGGGCAAGGCCGAACTGTCCAAAGCGTTCACGCGGGGTGATGGTGTTCTGGGCCATGACGTTACTCGTCATATTGTAGCTATCGTCGATATTCCCAAAACCGTCGGTTGTGACTATCTGGCGGTTCGGGCGGAAATAATAATGCGCCGTTCGGTATTTGACGCCAAATATAAAAGAAAGTACAAGAATCCTAGAAACTTAGTTGCAGGTTTTCTTAATAGAAACGAAACTAATCTGGAAATGGTGCAAGATGTTGATCTTGTCGCCTACGAGATTATCGATGTTTCCGGAGTTAGTAACGTATTTACGAAAGAAGAAACCGTAAACCATTTGAAGCAGATGGATTTCACTGTGGCTCGTCACGAGAAAATGAAAGGATGTGACCTGACCGACGAAAAACTTGCAAACACGTTGGCCGAATTCAAGAGAACCGGCGTGTATGAACTAGACGGAGTAGTGGTAACAGTCAATGACTATTCTAATTTCAAGGAAACCTCTGATTCAGATTCATTGAACCCGGAACACTCTGTGAAGTTTAAGGTACAAACACTGTTTGAAGAAGTAGAGGTAAAAGAAGTTATCTGGAAACTTTCTAAGTCTAACTTTTTTAAACCTAGAATCAAGTTTGAAGAAGTTGAGTTAGACGGGGCCACTATAACCTACGCCACGGGGCACAACGCAAGATTTATTCGTGACAATGGGATTGGTAGTGGTGCCAAAATTAAAATCACTCGCGCCGGTAGTGTTATCCCGTATGTGATGGGGGTAACGAGACCCGTTCACCCCGACATGCCACCCAAAGGCACGTGGAGTTGGGATGAAAACGGGGTTGAAGCTGTCTCTAAGGAAGAAATCTCTTCCCAGCGTACTTTGATGGAGACCGTTCACTTTTTTAAGACTCTCGGTGTTGATAACGTACAAGAAACTTCTATTGAAAAATTAATAGAACATCAAGGATGGAGTGAAAAAATCTTCGACGATTTGGTAGTATCAATTATAGAGTTATGGGATGAAGAGTGGAGACAAGCGTTGGGAGAAAATGGGAAAAAGGCGTTTCTGAGTTTACATACTATTCTCTCTAGTGTAAAACCTGAAGTGGTAATGGGATCACTCCCTTATTTTGGAAGAGGGTTCGGGGTTCGAAAAGCGAAGAAGGTTTTGGGACAAATGACCCTAGAAGAGTTCAAAAACGCTACATTCGAAGATATCGAGAAACTAGAAGGGTTTAATTCTACATGTGAAAGCATCTATGATGGATTAAGCCGCTTCAATATATTTTTGGATAGAACCAAGGACTACATAACTTTCACAAAAAAGTCGGTGACCGAGCAAAGTATGGGTGGTCAAACTATAGTGATGACAGGATTTAGGGATAACGAATTGAAAGAAAAAATCGAGGAGCGCGGTGGAAAGGTCACGACTTCTGTTTCTAAGAATACAACTATGGTTCTTACCAAAAGCGTTAAGTCTTCTAGCTCTAAAGTGAAGAAAGCTAAAGAATTGGGTATTCCTGTGGTCGATGTTGCTGATTTTGATGTTATCTGATAGCGCGTGTTCTAAATAGAACAAACGATTCTTTTAATAAAGGAAACAATGCATGTCAAATAAAGCAATTGACGAAAGATTCGAGGATGGTTCTTCTTTTAGGATTGATCCACCAAAAATTAAGCATTACGTACAAAGCTTGCAATTAAATGTTCACCACTTTTATCTGTCTGGAGAGATAGAGGATGATATTAACAAGTATTCAGACCTACTCAATGTGTTAAAAACCGCTAATGAAGAGGATACTATAGTAATTTACATCAACAGTGAAGGCGGTTCTCTTAGAATGGCAATACAGATTGTGAACTCTATGGTCGCATCTAGAGCCAAAGTGATTACTTCTTTAGACGGAGATGCCCATTCTGCAGCGACTTTGATTTTTTTATCTGGGGAAGAGTATATCATCAATCCGAATTGTTCTTTTATGATACACAACTATTCTGGCGGTTTTGCAATCGGAAAGGGGCATGAAATTAGAACGAGAGTAGAGCATGTAAACGGCTATGTGGAAAAAATAATGAGAAAGTTTTATGAGAAAATTCTTACAGAAGAAGAGATCGACCATGTAGTTGATGGTCGAGATATCTGGATGGATTCCGACCAGCTTATTGCTCGTTTAGAAGCTGGAGAGAAGAATTCTTTACTTGAGACAGAAGACATTACTCCCAAAACCCCCTTGGATGGTAAATTGGTATCCAGTGGAAGAAAAAAAACTACTAAGAAAAAGACTAAAATAAAATTGTCCGAAGATACTTGACGGGTTGGATATAAATAGGTATAATAATAAGCATTCGTTGAGACGAGACTGAAAGCGAACGACACGCGGGTTCGACTCCCGCCGTCTCCAAAAGCGTCTACAAGTGCCAACAGAGGAAGGATAGGGCATCCTCCCGGCGTAGCAAACAAAAAAGCCTTAGACGAGTTGGGTAATGCGTCAGAAACCCGGTAAATCCGGGAAATGGTGGACGCTTTTGGAGGGGGCGAAACTGGAAATCGACCGGGCGTTATTAGGAATCGAGGAGAATCGTCAACAAAGACGCAAAAATGATAGTAAAATAAATGCAGCAAATGACGCTGACTTCGACAGCAACGCTAACGGCTTCGCCCTAGCAGCTTGATCGAATGCGGGTTAGAGCAATATCCGTATAACCAAAGCTCAGAAGGGGACAAGCTAACTTGTCCCCTTCTCTATTTTAATTGTTGCCAGTAGTATTGCAAATACCGTCTCATATCAATATAATGATCAAATGGCCAAGACTCTACGGGAAATAAAACAGCAAATTGCTGAAAGACGAAAAAAGCTTGAAGACGAAAACGTTTTAAGCAATATCTCAATTCGAGATATTGTTGACGCTGTGGTGTCATATGAAGAAATTGATGTGGTGGGATGGAACAAAGTATACTGCCAAGTATGCGGAGACGGTTCCCGAACACAAGGACCTAGAGGGGGTTGGAAATTCGACGGAGAAGACTGCTATTACAATTGTTTCAATTGTGGCATAGGGGGAGCATTTACCCCAGAAAACGACATCTTTATGTCTAAAAACATGAAGGTTATTTTCGAGGCTTTCGGGATACAAAGTAGAGAATATGGAAAGATTCTTTACAGACTTAGAAATTCAAAAGGTAAACATTTTGTACCCAAGATAAAGTCTAAAGAGGAACAGAGTCGTGAAAAAGCGTTGCAATCTATGACGCAATCCACCATGGAATTTCCAGATTATCTGGTTCCTTTGGTCAGCGTCCTCGAAGCCCCAATAGGGAAAAAGTGTACGTCACTGTTAAAGGAAAAAGGTATGTCGCCCGATGATTATCCGTTTTTTGTCAGCAGTGGAAAAACCGAATCCAAACATCAACAAGATAAAATAAACGCTAAGATTATGGTCAATCGACTGGTAATTCCCATTTATTATAAAGAAAAACTTTTATTGCTTCAAGGAAGAGACTTGACAGGAAAAAGTAAACGAAAATATATTAATATCGGAGAGATATCAACAACTTTATATGGATTGGACCGCCTGTCTCCTTCGCACGAACAAATTTATGTGGTTGAAGGGTTCTTTGACGCGTATCATTTAAATGGTGTTGCAACGATAACAAACAAGCTCCATACCACACAACGTGATGTTCTTAATTCCATAGATAAGCCCAAGATAATTGTTCCTGACCGAAATGGGGACAGTAACTCTCTGTTGGAGCATGGGGTGGAGCTAGGCTGGGGCTTTAGCGCACCCAAAGCCCTTGATAATTGCAAAGATGTAACTGAAGCGATAGTTAAATACGGAAAGCTGTTCACTTGTTATCACATACAAAATTCTAAAAAAATTGGAGACGAGGCAAAGTTTTTTAAAAATTTTGTTTGAGAATACATAAATATGCTTTAGATGGTTTTTAATTAGTGGAGTCCTCATTGAGACAAAAATACCAAAAGACTCTTGATGAAATAGGAACTAACGCGAGTATGCGATCCAAAGAGACGGACATTCGTGCTCTCGTCGATCTTGCAGAACAAATGAGACGAGAGGGAAATTACAGCGAAGCTGCAATGTTGGAAATCATCAAAAAGTTTGATGAAAGAATCGCAAAAGTTTAATTATCGTCTAACCAGAAAAATACAGACCCTTCGATCTAGAGGGATTTCTGACGTTTTCGCCGAATACAGAACAACCGACGACCCCCTTACGTTTTCAAGAAATTACAACATTAGTTTGAATGACGATGGAACTGTATTTGACAAAGACTCCAAAATGAGGTATGATACCCTTTCAGATTGGATTCAATTTTCCAAAAGGAGTTAAAATGAAACATTTTAAAATAGGTTTTGTTCTTTTCTTTTCTGTTTTAATGACAGGATGCATTGCCTATACCGATGGTTATTATGGTTCTGGGGTTTACGTTAGGGAAACTGTGACCGTAAGGAACGGTCCCGTATATTACGAGGTTCGCCATGGACCAGCCCCTCGGTATGTCCCAACGTTGGAAGAAGCAAGAAGTGGTCAATGTCGTCCCGGCTACATGTTGATGAGCCAAAGTGGACTGTGTGAGCACGAACGTATTTATTATGGAGACGTTTTGTCCCCCAGATTCCGGGACTGTTATAGATATTATGATCCCCGATACGCGGGAAATTACAGGTACCGCTGTAGATGAAAAATGGGGTGGCTGAGGCCACCCTTTCACTTTTCTTCGATGTTGTTTTGTTTTGGGTTTTTGGCTTCCCCTCTTCCTTTAGGAAGAGGATTCTTGTTTCATAGTCCACTACATTGTTCTCTACAAGAACTTTAGATTTATGTCGGACTCCACAAGCTATTCCCGTATGCCCTACGGTTCTTTTTCTACCACTTTTAAGGTAGATATTTACAATATTATTCAGCACTTGGTTCTCGATACTGAAATATTGTAATCGCATTTAGTGAAAATGTCAAGTGGTGAATGTTTTTTGCTAAATGTTCTTAGAGTTTGTCCCCTCCCTGAAGGAAGGGGGTCTTCTTTGCTTTCTTGATAAATAACCCATATAAAATAATTCGTTATTCATGGTATTAAATTCTTCTTCTTCCAAGGCCATTGATTCTTTTTTAGAATATTTTAGGGAAGCAAAGCCCTACCATACAAAACTTTTAGAAGTTGTAGAAAAATATAGCTTCTTCGAGGCTATGGATGCAAATTTCATAGAACGGGTCAATAAACGTGTGGTTATTGTCAACGAGCCACTTTGCAAACAGACGGGTTTTGGCCTAGATTACGACGATAATTGTGGTTATGATGCTATTGACTGTTGTGATTTATTCGATTGTAACGGTGGATACGGTGTGGTGTTTGATAACTCAGACCTTGTCGCTTCTGAATTAATCATCGCCCAAAATGCAAAAGAGGAATGGTTTGAAGTAGAGGGTAACCATACTGATGACACAAGATTTAAAATATTAAGCATCCCTTCAAACAACGAGGTAGTAGTTTCGGGTGATGCTTCTACCATACTTTCAAACCATGCTATCATGTTGGTAGTCAATATGTTGCCGTTCGAGGTCATTTCTAACGAAGAAAAATTTTTGATTTTGGAAGGAAACCACGAGAATTTTATTTCAAACAAAAACGAGTTCCAGATAACCGGGACCGAAAGTGACTTCAATGGAAAGTACGTAGTTCGATCTGCGGCATATGACGCTGACGCCGACCAAACCACTGTAGAGTTCCACTCATTCAAAAGCGTTTCAACAAATGATTTGCAGGGTATAGATATTTATTTCCGGAACAGCGAGCCCAACACGGGTATTTACGAAATAGAAAGTTCAACATTTGATGGAACTAACACTACTATAACCACCAGAGCGGGCTCAGAGTTTGATTTTACTGATCTTGCCTTGCCTGAATATCAGAAAGGTTCAATTCAATTCAGGACGGCCTTCAAATATTCAAGAGAAATTGATATCGACTTATCAGAGGGTTCAGAGTTCCATAATATTTTGTATTCTGAATACATACCACCGGGTGAAACAGATCTAAATAAAACACCTAACCGCACTCGAATTTATGTTGACGGTAGTTTCGGTGACATCGTGTTGGATGAATTTGGGGAAGTCATAGAGAGTTTGAGTACCTTCTCGTATGTTTCCGGAGTAGACACTTTAAATATGTACGGTTATTTTTTCAATGGTGGCTATGACGGAAACCCAGAATGTATTCTTCCGAAGGACACACACGTTTATGCTATGTTAGAGGAAAAATTAGTTATACGGGTGGATGACAGCTTGTTGTCCAGCCCGAGCCCAACACCGAGCCCAACAGCTTCTGCTGCCTTATCGTGGACCGATACGTCCACGGATTGGTCTCCCGAATTTGATGGGGCCAATGTAACATCGTTGGGTGGCGGTTGCTGGAGAATCGATGATCCTTTGTTCGGATCGGGTGTTGCCCTAACATACGGTTCAACTTTAACCCCGGTTCACGGAATAAGGTTTACACTCGCCTACGCTGGACCAATCAATCCGATACAAGTAGATATTACTATTACTACCAACGCAGGTTCAATTACAGATACTGTGAATATTCCAAATGATGGCATCCCTGTACTATACGAGCTAGACAATACTTCTGGAGTATTCGACGGGGTTTCCAGCTTGGAACCCGCAACTCTCTTAGTAGAAGGTGTCGGGGACTCTATAGAGTTGTGTACTATTGAAGTCTTGACAGAATAATAAGTGTTTGTGGTCGCGTTGATGTAGTAGGTATGTCATCTGTACAGAAAACGTTTCTTAAACTTTTACGATGGTTGGTATATCAACATGAAGTTTAATCATATAAAAAGAGCCTGTAAATTTTTCTGTGTAACCACCCTCTCAAAGATGACGGGTAATCCGGTCATCGAACTGGATGATAAGTTGATTCAGTGCGGCTTTCCAGTCGCGGATCGGCCACCAACTTCTTGACTTTCTCGTTCTTCATGATTGCTTCCATTGATGCTCTCCTTATTACCTGAGGATCAATGGGCGTCTACACAAACGAATTTACAATCCCTATAAATAACGAACAGAGTATACAGATAATAGTATGAATGCCTACAGAGGAAAAGTTTTAGTAGACACTGAATCCGGAAACTTTCAGTTTCACACGATCAATGGACAACAAATATCTATAGAGCCAGTAGAGCCTTTGCCCGAATTGGGAAAAACCATTGAAGCTCTCATAATCGACGGAGTGGTTCTGGATTGGCAGTATGATCTAACGGATTTGCCGGATTACGAGATCAGGCAAATACACATTGCAGTTGGATTTGGGGTTTCAACTGAAGAAGACAATAATTCTAATGCAGTAGAGGCTGCAACGCGTTGGGCGAAACAATTAGAAAATGAAGCCCGCCGTGTGGGGAGGGATCGCTGGGAGGTACATGCGTATCCGGCATCTTACGTGGGCGCGGCCTCAGACTTTTATACCGTTAAGTGGTCAGACCTAGGCGCTGCCTGCCGTTTGGCCAATCCGGACGCCCCTAGTTTTACACACCTGTGTGCCATTTCACAAACATCGTCCAGCACCGTAGGGGTGTGTGGTCGAGCAGATTTGGGGGGAACGCTTTCGTGGAGCAAATCTACTTGTGTTGGAGCAAAAAATACGCATTTTCATGAGACCGTGGGTCATTCTATCATGGCGGTAGAACATTCCGGCACTGGGAACGGTGGAAACCCATACGGTGAGGGTGATACTATAATGGGAAACGGCGGTGATAGAATATTTGCTGATTTTAATACTCCACATTTGTACCATGGGGGTTTGATAGAAGAAAACAACGTAAGATACTTGGTTCCGGGAGAATCAATAGATACTTATTTGGTGCAGGGCTCCGACGACCCTCTCAGCTTAAAATTGGGAGAAAACAAGGCGATTTTATGTCATGTGGCCAACACTGGACTCACTCGCCGCTTGATGGTTTCTTTTTTTAATGGAACTGTGCGTGTCCATGAGCCCGGACACAGGATGACCACTAATTTTCTACGATCTGGACTTTTACGAACTTTTAGGGCTGCGAATTTGGAGGGAACATTTTCTGGGGTCAGGGTCAGAGTACTAGAATTGAAAAACGATTGTGCAAGAGTACAAGTGTTCAACCAAACCACGACTGAACCCGAAACCGCAAGAATCCCCGAAAGGGGGAGACCCGACCCAGCCACTTCTCCGCAAATAGGGGATTGGGCAAGGGGACAGTGGGGGAACAGAAAATGGTCTGTGCAGGGGGTGCATGTCGGATTTAATGATAGTGGGAAATTGGTTTTACATTGGTTAACATGGGACAGATACGAAATTGATTCACATGCTTGGTATTGGGCAGTATGCGATATTTCCAACGACGGAAGATTAGCCCAAGGTACGTTAATAACGGCTGATAAGTATGGAAGACCGGAAGAAGTGGGAGATATAGAAGTTTTTTGGTATTCTGAAGAACAAGGAATTGCAAGAGGAACATTCAATCATGGACTGAGATTCGCCATGCCGTTTACTCGTGTGTTTGCTGCTAATCCATCATACATCGCAGGATATTATGGAATAGGTAATGGCGAGGGTCTAACTATATCGACCGGTTCTAACGGACGCATGTTATGTTATTGGTTAGGACACAACAATAACGACAAATTATGGCACATGCTGCAAGGAAATGGTGGTGAATTAGACATTTATAAAGTTGAAGGTGGTCAGTTTTCTGTGAAGTCCGATTTTACTGTAGAGAAAATCGGTACTGCGACTGTGTCAAACAACACGGTAACTTTTAATCTAGACGGAAAGGAACCTGATGAACGTAGTTTACGAAGACTAGCCTAATTATTTGGTATGAACCATCAAGTGAAAAGAAAATTAGATACAATTAGAAATTAAATGATAAAAGGAAAGAAAAATGCTAGTATTGCGCGGACATATAACGTTAAACGACCGTCATGTTCCTATCATCATAACTGATGAATATCCACTGGGACTAGAACTAACACCACATTCTATGGCCAAAAATCCCCCTATGGGTAAAACGATAGAGGCTCTTTTTTCTGAATCTGCTGGTCTCTTAAATTTGGAAGATTGGCAATATGATTTGACCGCACTACCAGAGCATGATGTTCGACGAGTCGGACTGACATTTGGGTACGGGGTGTCGCCGGAAGTTTTTCCAGATCTTGAAAGCGACGATTATGTCAAACGCACTGCAAAAGATATCAAGAATGAATACCTCAGAATAGCTGGGGGTCGAGTGGATATTGAGGTATATCCGGTAAACTTTCCAACGATTATAACCAGTGATGGCTACTTTGGTGTAGATTGGCCTATGCTTCGGTATATGTCAGATCAGGCGTATCCCAATAAAAGACTCGGCGACACGCATTACGGGTGTATAACATCTTCCGGTATTTCTAATTCTAGCTTGTGTGGTCGTGCCGATTTAAATGGTCCGAAAAGCTGGTCTAAGTCGTGGTGTGTGTACAAAAAAAGTACGCATATACACGAAACCCTAGGACATTCCTTATTAGGAGTTAGTCATTCTGGCCAAGGACAACGCGAATATGCAGAAAATTCCACGTGGATGGGGCTCGACCGACTACCGGGGGTCGTATATGATTTTAATACCCCACACTTAATCGAAGCCGGGTTGATAGAAGACAACAACATCATTGGGCTTGAATCCGGAGAGTCTGTTGAAACGTGGTTGGTCCAAGGTTCCAGAAATCCTTTGTCCTTACGCACCGGCGAGAATAAAGCTGTTATGTGCAACACAGGAGACAGCACGAACAAATCAGTATGTGTTAGTTTCTACAATGGAGTTGTTGCCGTCCATGTACCGTGGTTCGAGGGTACCAAGCGGTGGGTAATTACTAGGCTGTTGCGGTATATTGAAACTGAAACGCAATACGAATTCGATGACATTGTGGTGCGAGTAGAAAAACTTAACAAATATTCCGCAAAAGTGCGGGTCTTTAATAAAACCAGTACCGCACCCACACCAACGATAACAGAACCTATATGGTGGATTGGGGATTCATCGCCAATAACTAAAAACTTGGCCGGACAGTGGGGCAACAAACAATGGTCGGTGCAAGGGGTGCATGTTGGGTTCACCGACGACAATCGCGTGGTTTTGCACTGGCTAACGTGGAAAGATCGGGAGCATAGCCAACACCAGTGGTTTTGGGCTGTTTGTGATGTAGAAGGGACTGTCGCCAAGGGTACGATTGTTACTGCTAACCCCGAGGGAGAAATATCGGAATTGGGGGAAATCATGGTTTATTGGCACAATGACACTACCGGCATAATGCGGGGGGAAATAGAAGGATATGGCCCAATAGCCGTGCCGTTACAGAGAATATCACAAGCTTCGGAACATTCAATGAACGGATACTATGGAATTGGTAACAACGAAGGAATGACAATTTCTGTAGACTCAAAAGGCCATGCCATATTGTATTGGCTTTTGCACGATACCGAAGGAAACAAACTATGGCGGATGTTGTCAGGCCCATTAGATGATTTGAAAATATATTCGGTAGATGGTGGACAGTTTGCTATAAAATCTGACTTTGAAATAAATTCAATCGGTACCGGCAGCGTTGAAAATGGACAAATTCTCTTTAATATTACCGGTCAACCACCAGATCAAAGAACTTTAAGACGTTTGGTTTGATAAGTTTTTAAACCGTAAAATTTTTTGACTTTTTGAATAGTTCCAGTTATAATACATCAATGAAATTTTTTAAATCATACGGACCAAACCCCGAAGGAAGAGACTTCGTAGTATCCGATCTACACGGATGCTATGAAGATTTCAAAAATCTTCTTTATGACAACAGATTCGATCCTAATGTAGACAGAGTTTTTTCTGTAGGAGACCTTGTGGACCGTGGACCAGATAGCCTTTCTTGTCTAAAACTGATGGAAGAAGAATGGTTTTTTCCCGTTTTAGGAAATCACGAAATAATGTGGCTTGCTGCTCATAAGTATTGGATGGAAGATTACGACCCTGCTACTGATGATGTCGTTCAGTTGAAAACATATTTTCATATTTTTATGCAAAACGGTGGGTCCATTATTGACAATGGGGGAGCATACCTTAGATTTAAAAAAATAATAGAAAAGCTTCCGTCTATTATTGAGGTAAACCATAAAAATGGTAAGAAATTTGGGGTGCTACATGCAGAGCTTCCAATCAAATTCACCGATTGGTCGTTATTGTATAAAATGACAGAAGACCAGATGAGCAAAGATTTAGCGGACAATTTGTATTGGGGCAGAAGCCGTTTTACTTCCAGAAGCTATTTACAAGCCGATCTTAAAAAAATTCTAAATGTTGACCGGATTTACGTCGGACACACTATAGTTGAAAAAGTTACCAATATTGGAAACGTTCGTTACATAGACACTGGTAGTTTTTTATCAACCGGTAAAATCACTGTGGAGTTAATGGAATGATGCAATTTAGGGGAAAATATGATTTTTTAAGTAATTTTTATATGCATCCTATAACATTTCAGGGTGTAACCTATCTTACCTCAGAGCATGCTTACCAAGCTTTGAAGTTTACTGACCCATCTATTCGGCAAAAGATAATTAATTCAAATACTCCGGGAAAGGCCAAACGCCTATCTCGAAAGTACAGTAAATACGTCCGCCCGGATTGGATTGACATCAGTCTACAAATAATGTATGATCTTAACAAGATCAAGTTTTCTGATACAGAACTTGCCGAAAGACTGTCACAAATAGACGAGCCAATCGTGGAAGGAAACAGTTGGGGAGATACTTTTTGGGGGGTTGATATAGAAAGCGGGAAGGGGGAAAATCATCTTGGTCGAATTTTGGAAAGGATCAAGAAAGAAAACGAAGTATTTACTGACTAAAGGAGAAATACATGTGGGTACTTGATACATCGGGTTTAGGAACTATTATTTTTCCTAGGTGTGTTGTTTTTATTGGGTCTGTGGGTTCGAAGTTCTATTAAAAGAAATATGGCTATCAGTAGTAGAGAAGAAGAGCCGTATGAATTTATATCTGACTGGCGATCTATTAAGAGAATTGTAATTTCAGTAGTACTCGTAGTCCTCTGGTTTGTTGTTATGCCGGTTCGTCAAGAATTGAATGATGGGGCCGCAAGGGATTCTATGAAGACCGAGTTTAATGAAATAACAGAGGAACATCGAGTTCGAATTGAGAATAACTTGACAAGAGAAGCGATAGAGTCTAGACTGAAAGAACTTCGGGAAGAAAACCAGACTATTCAAGAACAGGTCGAAAATCAATACGAAGAATTGAAAAAATCTCAAGAAGATGGTACTAACAAAGGAGACGATCAACCATGAGAAAACTATTAGTAGCAGTTGTAATATCCCTTGGAGCTTTACTAATGAGTGGGTGCAGCTACGAGAGAATTCCACCCGCGCATCAGGAAAGATTTTGACAGCACAGGGATATCAGGATGAAGTTTTGCCACCGGGACGCAAGGCGGTATATATGTTCCAGACACTTGTCCTTTTGGATATGTCTACTCAAACTTTCACCGAAAGTATGACTGTCATTTTGTCTGACCGGTTGGAACTGGATTTCGATGTTCGCTTTCGCGCCAGACTGCGCAACGAGCCCCAAATTATAAATGCGATGTTCAATGACATCAAGGTTGAGCGCGATAATCCATATCTTGGTCTTGACACAGCCTATCGTACCTACGCACAGATGATCGTGCAGAACAAGGCACGTGTGGTTCTTAATCGCTATAGTTCCGAAGAGGTTTATCAGAATTACGCTCTTATTTCTGATGAACTCGGGGCCGAGATAGGTCCAGCGTTGAGAGGAACACCCCTCTCTTTGGAAAACGTGATCATTAATAACATTGCGTTCCCGGATGTCGTGACCCGCGCAATCGAAGTCGCTAAAGAACGGGAGCTTGATATCCAGAGAGAGCGAGCCCAGAACGAAATAGACCTTCTTCGTAAAGAAAACGACCGTAGGTTGGCGGAAGCGGAGTATCAGACTCGTATGACTCGTGCAAAGACAATTCGAGATGAGAATCGAACTATTGCTGAAGGTATAAGCCCCGCCCCACTCGAATTCCGAAGATTGGAAGTTCAGCAAGCGTTTGCGGAACAGGCTGGGTTGGATGGAAATTTCACATTCATGCCGGTTGAAGCCCTGTATACGCCGGGAGGCAATATGAGAGTATACAATCCCCCACAGTCCCAGTAATCGGGTGCGAAAAAAGGTCAATAGTAGCAGACAGCAACCCAGTGACCTTGAAAGACCCGAAGTGTGAACGCACAGTGAAGCTGTTAGGCTGTCAAACCCGAAATCAAAGACCCACAATGGGTCTTTGATTTTTTTTGTGTATCTGAATATTCTATAAATAGTTCTTGTAATGTCCCAACAAGGAGAATGGGTAATGAGCTTTTTAAAAAATATCCTAGAAGAGAACAGATTCGAAGAACAATTGTGCAGTTTCCAAGAAGAATATAATAACTTGTTTGAAGAGTTTTGTGCATTGGTATCTGAACATGACATCCAGATTAGTGAAGATGCGGTAGAAGCTATAAGTGAGGGCATTACAGATTTTGGCCCAAACATGTCAGTGGGAGAAATTTTCGACGAAGCCCAGCGTAGATTTAATACGGCTAAGTGGGCGTTTGGTTTAACAAATAAACTAAAAAATCCAAGCGACAAAAAGAAACACCGAAGAATAGTTATTACTGCGATGAATCAAATACGAGTGGTGATGAACAAGTTGATGATGCAGCTAACTAGAGAAGTGGAAGATGAAGAACCGAGCGATAACAGAGATCCTAACACCATTCAGACTCAACGTAGAATGGAAACTAGACCTCGATTAGCAATGGGACAATAATCTTTGAAAATAGGAATAGTTTTGGAAAAGGCCAAATTTTCCAAAGAAAAGGTTATAGCGTATCATGCTACCAGTAAAAAGAATCTCCGCTCTATTATCAAAAATGGGTTGATAATGAACTACAGGGGCGGGGGCTTGGGTGATGATGAGATGAACACCGATTTCGGGTTTGGCTATGAGCCACACGAGGGGGTGTATTTTACTACCAATTTTGGAAAAGCAAAAAATTTTGCTCGTTGGATAGATAGTAGTGAGCCCGCAATAATAATTGCCGAGGTTCAGCCGAAATCTTCTTATTTAGACGAAGATGATTTATTTCAGATATTAGATAAAATCGACAGTAAGATTTATGGCGAAGTTTTACATATCCTAGACAAATACAACCATGACGACTCTGACGAAATGTTTGAAGAAATTGATCAAATGGTTGAAACAATAACTAAAGAAACCACAAAAACTCTTTCTAAAAACTTGAAAGAGTTTTATAACTTAAATCCGGTAACGGTTGAAAACATTATCAAACGTTCTACCCTTCACATAAAATCTCTTGCTAGTAAATTGGTTGATGGACGTATTACGGGCAGTACGGATATAAGAGACGAACAAGACGGTCTCAGAAAGATTTTTAAAAATATAGTCAGGAAATATGTTGGAACAGAAAGTGACAAGATTTCTAAAACTTTTTCTATTCCATCAAATGTAGGATTCAGGGGTTCTAACAAAATCGTCGGGATAATAGATTTGGCCGGAAAAAAAGCTTGGGGCAAACACATACCGTCCGACTTTAGTATGGTTGATGCCCCGGTCGAACTTTTAGATTAACGGCCCAAAAAAGATTTTAGTTCTGTAATAGATTGCTGTGCTGTAACGTGAACAATACCTATTCCGCCAGCATCTCTCCATGGGCCTATGGAATGCATCCTGTCATCAATTAAAATACTGTTGTTTGTGGCGTAGTTGGCCTTGTCTGAAGATTTCTTTACCACTTCCACTCTAATTTGCGGACCAAACACTTTTTTAACCCACTCTTTCTTTTGTTCCGCCCCGTCTTTTGGAGTATACCCGGAAGCGGTCAATATATAATAATTTTTAAAGTTTGAATGGACGAATCTCATCAACTCAAAAGCATCATCCATAACGGGCAAATTGAGAAAAAATGGCTTAACTTCTTTATCATATCTACTCAAGGTAGACCAAAATTTTTTAGAAGGTGTAGTATCTTTGTCTAAACCCAACATTTCTCTGGCCCCCGCAGAGAAATCGGCCAAAACCCCGTCCATATCTACTGCTATGGTGTACTTATCAGTAGCGTTTACTGATTCTTGTAAAAATATTTCTTTTAAAATCATTTCAATTTTCCTAAAAGTTGTTCTTTGTTCAGTTTGAATCCACTGTCCACCCATTGTTTTTTGAGTGAATTGATCATTTTACCTAATTCTGGTCCGGGTGTAAAACCCCGTTTCAATAAATCTCCACCAGAAACGGGGAATGGTGGAGCATTTTCTGCTGCTTTTGCCGCTGATACAGCAGAACTGTCACCAACTGCCAACCCATATTGACGAACAGTTTCGGGTTTAATTCCATTGAAAAAGATTTCATCAAGAAAAGAAACACCTTTTACGTTTTCCCGCGCCACTATGTAGTTTATCAAATTGGCTTCTGGTCTAGACATTTTCATTCTCGACACGAAATTCATTGTCTCCGACGGTGTTGCGTCCAACATTGTGGCTATGACCGCCTCTGGGCGAATCTCAGGCAGTTTTGCAGCTTCGGCTCCGTGCCGTATTGCTGAACTGCTTGTTGGCATAGAAATGGCCCCTAGGACGCCACATTTTTTCATTTCTTTGAATGCTTGTTTCATATTTGGTTGTATTACCATTTTACTTAACTCTGACCAAATTCTTTCCGCCGATATTTTACGTAATCCTCCAACATTTCTTGAAATAGATTGTAAAGTTTGTTCGTCTGACGCTCGTCCTTCTTGTTTGGCCAAGAATCTGAAATAACGAAGAATCCGGAGATAATCTTCTTGAATTCTTTCATCTGGGTCGCCGACAAAGCGGGTTTGCTTGTTCTTCAAGTCTTCATGGCCACCAAAGTAATCATGAAGTTTTCCGTCCATATCCACCGACATAGCGTTATAGGTCAAATCCCTTCTTCTGGCGTCTTCCTTAAAATCGCGAGTCCATTCCACTTCAGCATGTCTACCGTCAGTATCTTTGTCAATTCTTAAAGTGGTTATTTCATAAGGTTCATCATTTATAACAAAAGTTAATGTTCCATGTTCTGATCCGGTATCAACAACTCTAAGGTTGTTTACACGCCCAATCTTTTCCATCTCTTCCGGGGTAGCGGTTGTTGCTAGGTCGATGTCTTTGGGGGTTTTTCCGAGTAAAGCATCACGCACAGCACCACCTACGATTCGTATTTCGTATCCATTATTTTTGAATATACGACCTAATTTTTTAACATCCGGGCCGATGATGGATGAAAGGTCTGGTTCTTTCGCCTCGAATAGCTTAATTATCTTCATTTCAATTTTCCATATTCTCTCTAAATTGTTTATTATTGGTTTCGGGCCAATTGCGAATTTTGATATAATTCTATTTATTTCAGTAAATATTAGAAATACAAATATACTTGGTTATGAAAATATTAGATGTATTGAAAGAAGCCCCTATACGGGATATCGAACATGTCGGCAATTTCTCCAAAAATTCTTCGTTTCGCCATGAACGAGATAGAAATATTATAACACATCCAGCGTCAATTGAAAACATCAAGAAAAAATTTGGAAAAACCAAACAAAACATCAACCTCGTGTTTGTCAACACCCCACAGGGTGGCAGAATCACAGAACACGGAAAAGTCGATATAGAGGAAGTCAGGAAATATCTGGGGGATGAAGTAGCCTCTACTGTCCAAAAGGTCCATGGCTCAAACGACATCACCGTTGTTATGACCAATAACTCGGCAGACCAGAGATTTAATATGACTCCTTGGATTGTTGCACACAGGATGATGCATGCTTTTGCTAGAAAAGGGGGCGTCGGCTTCCAAAAAGAATACACCAAACCTGCTGATGAATTACTACGCTACTTTTCATACATCACAAAGTTGTATGGTGTCATAGACCATGGTGACCGTGATGTTCGATATGAAACAACTTATAATACTGGAAGGAATTTCCAGTTATTCATGAAGAATTTTTTTCAAGAGGTGGGTACATTTAAGTCGGCCAGAGACAGAAAGATTAGAGACTGGTTCGAAGTTTTCAATGAATTAGGTGCTCAATACATGATCACTGGAAACATAAAATTCAAAGAGCTTCCAAGATGTGTAAAATCGGGCCGAAGGAATTATTGCGCTCAAGGAGACGTAGAATATAGTGAAGCGGAAGGCGCCTTGGATGCCATTGGGTACTATTACAAATCAGAACTTCAAAAGATGTTAGACAATTACGAGGGTAGTATCTTTATAATGTGATCAGTCGTCGTCATTGAGATAATTCTCAATATTTTTTATGATGCTCTCAAGTTCGTATATAAGGTCTTCTTTGGAAGAATCGTTTATAATCTCTTCGTTTAGAGTTTCAAGATTCTCTATAAGATCGGATATGTTTTTAGCTAAGTCTTCAAGCATTTTTTGCTCCTAATTGATCTTTCTAGTTTATATATCTATCTGGATAAATAAAAACAGAAATGCTGGAAAACAATGATGTCTTTTTTAAATTTTCTACAAGAGCGTGGACAAGACGATAGCCTTGATTTAATAGAAGAAAGCGCCGAATACCAAGGTAAAAAGGTAACGCTCAACAAGCCATTTCGAAATGGTGATGGTCCCAAGAAATTTTCGGTCTATGTCAAGAATGATAGGGGCAATGTTGTTAAAGTAAACTTCGGTGATCCCAACCTTTCTATAAAGAAACACAATCCCGAAAGACGAAAATCGTTTATGGCAAGACACAAGTGTAGTGAAAAAAAGATAAAACGACACCGGGATATTGGTCCTGTTGGGCATGGAAGACAAAAAACACCCCAGATGATTAAATGTTAGACTCTGTTAACATCTTTAGGACAAGAGGAACATCCTTTTTCGTTACACGGGCAAGCTAAATATAATAAACAAGAAAGTAACTAACAATGGCTACTCACACCTATGATTTTGTTCCCGGAGATACAGCATATGCAGTCATTAACAATGATTGTGTGAAAAAGGTATTGGTCCTTCAATATACGTTTGAAACTTATCTAACATCTTCCATCCCCGCTTCTATTGGGGAATATGTAGTTAAATACGAAAATGAAGAAAAAACCGATTTTGTGTTACCAGAAAATTTGTTTGCCACTGCTAGTGAAGCGTTGGCTCAAATTGATTTGAATTTGATGGGAGACTCGTCTCCAGTTTAACCCAATAAAACTTCTCGGTTGTCTTCCATGACAGGAACTATAATACATTTACTTTTTTGGTCCTCTGTAAGATTACTTACAAATACGTCTGCCATGAGTTTAGAAGATTCAACGGTCAGAACTCTGCCGTTTTCTCCGATAACCTTGTAGCGTAAGTCGTTTGTCGAATCAGTTAGTGTTTTCTTTGTCATGATAATTTGTATAGCTGTTCTGAATACTATTTATAGAATTCAAATACTAACGAAAAAGCACAGCTTTTTGTGTACCGGGGGAAATTTGATAAACACTAATTTCTATGCCCACCGATTCTTCTACTTCTTCCACTACCATAGCTACATCAACCCAATCCAATCCGCCCAGACCGGCTCCAATTTTCGGCATCTTCAGTTCCATGTCTTCAATTTTAGCCCACTCTGCGGCAGTTGTCAAGGACTTACGTATGGCCCCAAGGTCAGCGTATGGCCCACCAGTGTGACCATAAAATTCCTGAGTAAAACAATTTCCAATAACCAGATAATTACTAATGACGACTGGTTGAAAAGTTCCAAGCAAGTGCTTTCCTTTTCCCAACTTGTAGTATTCTTGAAACACTATAGGCCATTTTGCTCTTATTGCTTTTGCTATCCCAGAATTCATTTTTTGTTGACAGTTGACTCCATGCAATAGAAGTCCACTGGTATTTTTCAATAAATCACCTTTAATCAATTTCATTTTCTAAACATGTCCATATTACCGCCGCATTTCCGGGGGATATGCGAATTCCAAGTCATGAACAAGCAATTCCCAAAATCCCTCATTTCAACAGAGTAACCAATGATCAAAGTTTCATCAATAACATCCATACAGATGGTTCCTAGAGGTGGAACGGGGTACAGTACAGTTGGTAGAATGGTGTTTCCGGGAGTTAGATCGGCACAATAGGCGCTGATATATTCAGAGTAATAAAGTTCCCCATTGTACCAAACATCTTCTCCGACAGTAAATCCGGTTGTATACCATATAATTTCACCGCTGGTGTTGGTAATATTGATTGATACTGCGTGTTGCGAATTCTCCCAATAACCATTTAATTCAACTAAATTTTCTGCGGAAGATGCGATTACATTTCCGGCTAAGATAATTTCTTTGATCATTTTTTGTCCCCAATCTTGTTATAGTATTCGTCGAATTTTTTTCTGAGAATTATAAATCCGATTGTTACTAGTAACAATACTAGTATTGTTCCCAATGTTATCCATGGAAAGTGTAGAATTGCCCCTATCAAGCCCATCGTTGATGCCCAAAAAGACATTAACGCAACAAAAGGCATGGGTCTTGGAAAAAAATATCCCGGAGGTAGAACCGGTTCTCTATAATATTCTAACAAATGATCTGGAACAAAATTTTTCGCAAAGAATTTTCTGATTGTGCTACGGGATCTAGTTAGATAATCCGAGATAAGCTCTATTATATTATCAATTGCGGCCAAAGAAAAAGATACTATTGCGCCCGAAAAGACTAAGATAATAGGTGTAGTAGGAAAACTTTGCCCTATGGTGGGACCAAACAACCACGGGATAATAGCAAAAATGTGTATCATCGGTACCATAAAAAGTTGCATTAGATAATAATCTAAATCTGCTTCTGCTAGTCCAAATTGGGCAGTTAAAAATTTGAAAAATTTCATTCTAAATTTCCTCATTCTGAGAGAATATGATAGCAGAAACTTCTTGTACTGTCAAATGAAAAACCCCCGCAGGGCGAGGGTTTTATATTTTTAGATGTTTATTTCATCTGCTGTGGAGGTGTTCCACCACCACCCGGTGGTCTAGGTGGGTTTCCCCCTCCTCCGTTGTTGTCATCGTCGTCTCTTTTTCGCCATTTCAAAACAGCCCAAACTAGAACGGCGAGTCCAGCTAGTATAAGCATCACTTGTACTGTTTGGTCTTCCATTATAAATCTCCTTATTGTGTTGGATTATTGGGAGCGCCCATCGCCCCCAAGGTATTTAATAAGATCGTCACAGCCACCAATATATTCTATACTACCAGCATTAGTGGTGGTGTGGAAGAATATTTGTGGTACAGTTTTAACGGTAGCATCAACCCCCAAGCGGTCTACAATTGCTTGAATGTCTTCTTTGGTAGCATCTTGTCCAACGATTCGTTCTTCAACCTCAATTCCATGTCGCTCCAGAACTTTTTTTGCTTTGACACAGTAGGGGCAAGATGGTTTAGTGTAAATTTCTGCTACAATGTTTTGGTTCATAGTTTTTCCTCATGTAAGATTTTAATTATAAAAGCTTGGGCGTTATGGGTCAAGACCCTTCTGGTCTTCCGCCTTTGTCTTTTTTCTTACCTCTGAGTTTTTCTACTTCCGAGCGCTTGAGTATATGGTCTCTACGACCGGCCTCCGGTTTGTATGACTTCAACTTGCCTTCTCCGACTAGTTGACGGATTCTGGACATTTCCACGCCCAACAGCTTGGCGGCTTGCGCACTGGTTATAAAACCACCCAATTTACCCGGTGCAGATGCTTTGCGGACCGTTTCTGCTTCATTGGAGTGTATTTCTTCAAATATCTTTTCTAGTTTCATGGTTTTCCCCTTCGAAATTACAAGTATAATTTTCCCATTCGGCTTCAGTAAACCAGATAGTTTCACCAGAGTCTAGGACGATTCGAATGTAAACAGGGCATGCTCCGTCTCTCATGATGATAGCAGAGCATTGTTGTGGTTGAATTTTTTTTATGTTATTAGCATCGAAAATGTATGTACGTTCTCTATCGTACAAGTGTTTACAAGTCCATTGATTATCTAGTATATCATTTGTTGTGGGGGGTGTACACCCGGCCACTAAAAACAGAAGAACAAATAGGAATATTTTCATGGTTATTTTTTGAATGCTATTACTATTTATCTTCAACAGCTTTCTTCTCTACGAATTCGTAGCGATTTGACAGGTATTCGTAGATGGCCTCCATTCCTATCTTGAGTCCCATCTCAAATTCCACTGTGTCTGTAAATTTATCGAGAAGCATTGGATTGGCTTTTTTCTCTTCTGCGATCTTTTCTTTGATACACTCTATTACGACTGAATCACTCATCAAGCTTTCACCGAATATTTTTCTATTAGAGATATCGCCAATTTGAAACCTTCCTGTCCTTCCTGTGGACTCGTGTAAAAAAGCTCTAATACACCGTCTGAAGTGCTGCTAATTCCGAATATCTTAAATGGTGTCACTCCATTGGAATCTCTGGAATAATCTATAATGATGCCTATGTTTTGGTTTTCTGATTCAATCAAAAAACCAATACTTTTTGTGTTTATGTTCTCGGAAACTATTAAACAAAGATTAAGCTTATCCCGATTGTCCATTACTTTTAGAATGTCTATAAGCTGGGGGAAATCAAAATCTCCCAGATATAGACTAGATTTAGTTTGGTCATTCCAAGAAAAATATTGAACTAGGGGACCCAGATCAAACGCTTTTTCAAACGTGCATATATATTTTAGCGGTGGCGTCGTGTCGGTTTTCAAACATTTCAAATGAATTTCCCTCTTGGTAAAAATATCTTCAAGAGAAAGAGTGCGTTTGTTTCCTTTAACGGTAGAAAATTTCATCCCACCACTTTCACGTTTCATGTTCCTAGACAGGGAAATAATTTCGGAGACGTTGTTTGTTAAAATAATATGAGAAGTGGGTTTTTTCATCATACATCTCCAAAATGGGTTTTAATCAGATCGTCAACTTGTCCATCGTCAAACATTTCTATGATGTTCAACAGAATTGCTCTTTGAATACTGTCCATTTGGATTTTTTCGTCCACCAATGGTATCAGCTGACGAACAAGAAACTCTTTTTTATGATCTTCGAAAAATCTTCGATTGACTTCAGCAAGGTCTTCTTTGTTTCGGATACTACCATATTCTACAGTACCTTCCTTATCAGTAACGGCTTTGAACCGATAGGTATTGACATCTATCCATACTTGGACATATGTCGATATCGTGTCAGAGTCTATTATCTGCTTAGAGAAGGTTTCTCTAGATAGGGGGTTTATTGAAAACCCAGCATCAATGAAATTTTGTTCTTCTATGTGTTTTACAAACATACCTGCTCCTTTGTTATTGTTATTGCTTCTGGTTCTACTCTAATACCTTTAATCATGTCAAAGTAAACGACACCAACACCGGCTTCCCCAAACATTGTAACCGAATGAAACGCCGATTCACACCAATCCGAACTTCTCCTAGATAGAAAATCATGTAGCCCTTTTACATTAACCACCACGGTAGATATTCCAGTTTGGATGATACCTCTAGCACAGTCAGAACATGGTGGGTGTGTCGTGAATAGCCAACAGTCTTGAACAGAACTTCTACTCAAATCAAGAGCATTTCTTTCCGCATGAGCATAATAATGGTATTTCGTGGGGGCATAGTTTCTATTCAAAGAGCCATTCGAATCAGATTCATTGACGCCCATAGGAATTCCATTGTATCCCCATGAAACGGGTTTACCTTCCGGAGTCACTATCAAGGCCCCCACCTTCGTGGATTGGTCTTTTGACCATCCCGAAATTTCTTCAGCTAATTTAAGATGACGGTACAACCATTTGTTGTCTTCTAGGTTCATTGTATCTTCCTAAAGAACTCTTGGATATTTTCCATCATGACACGTTTTTCAGATTTTGTCAATCGATTAGACCAATCCGCCAAGATCTTGTCGCCTTCATAGGAAAATTTTCCTATGAAGTGACCATTTGAACGAACAGAGAATGATTTTTCTTCAGTATGGAAGGTAAAAGATCTATTTTCTTTGTTGCCATCCACGTAGCTAAACATTATCATTCTTGGGGTTGTATTGACCTGCACCCCCGGTATTGGGTTTCTGTTGTTGGAACAATGTTGTAAAAAAGACGATATCGGATCGTCAACGTAAAATATATTCATAGTTTGATTCTCTTTCGTTATTCTATGTTTATGTCAAACTCTTCACGAAGTCTCATGAAATGTTTGGCTTGTACAAGTGCGTCGTCTAAGGCGTTGTGATACACGGTTCGTTCCGGTTGATACTTGCACCGTGGGTCATAGATTCGCCCAATGGTTCTAAAACATCTTTTCTTTCGATAATGAAATAGTGGGATTGTATTATCTTCAGCAAACTGATTGTAAAAGTCTATGATTGCTGCCAAGTCCAAGTCCAAGTCGTGTGAGAGGATGATGTCGGCCTTGTCGAGTCTCCTAAGCTGTTCTATTGCATAATCTATACTAACGCGTGACTCTTGACTAAAAACGTCTCTCTTGGCCTCTGAGCTTTGTGTCATCCAGAAATTCAGTGTAGATACACTTAAACGCCTTCCCGCATCAATCTGCGGTTGGAGTTCCGGTAGTATATACAATTGTTTGGTTATTTCTTCATTGTCAAAAAACACAATACCTATACTGAGGATGCATGTCCTCGCGCTCGTATCTGTTGTTTCTATATCAATCATTGCATATGTTGTCATTTTTTATCCTCTTAGTGATTTTTTCAGTTTTTCTAATACGTCAGGTCTTTCTTCTTCTGAGAAATAAGATTTGTCCTTCTGGATTGCATTTTCTATGCTACTAAAGAGACATAAAATTTCCGAAGCTATTTCCATTTCATTCATCGCATAATGACAATTTTTGCTAAAACACTCTTCATTAGAATCGAATTCAAATTCGTGTTCTTCCATAAAAAGTCTTCCATGTGTAGAATTGAGAAAACAATACACGCAATCAGAAATAAAATCTACGTCCATTGTAAATTTAATATGGACTTTGGTGTAAAGCGATAGACAATCTGTATGAACTGTACAGTTACTAACACCTGAACAAAGTCTTTTTATGTCATCAAAAAAACGATTGTCGTTATTATGGGGCAGCATGATTACCAATATCCTTCAATTTTTTTACCAACCTGAATTATTTGAATAAAAGTTCTTTCAACAAGATCTTGCCATTCTGTCACATTGAGATCAGTTTTAGTTTTATGCATAAGCTTGACTGTTATGGAATCTTTTAAGTCTATATTGTCAGTCTCTCGAAACGCGAACAAAAATTCATGGAAAAGAGGTTTTTTATGTGAGAAATGTGTTGGTGTTATTAATAACACATTAACCCATGTATCCCCGTATTCATCTACATAATCCCCCACACCCAATTCAGTAATACACAAATCTGACCTTGAAATATTTTTGCAAACCTGTTGTTCCATATTGTTGGAAAAAATAGCATCTAAACAATCAACCACATGCCCGAATTCATAAAAAATTATAAACCGAATCTGGTCCTTTCCAATAACATTACTTATTCCAACAAACTCGATTTCGTTCCCAAGTTCTTCGTTTTTAGGCTCGTCTCGGGTGCGAAAATTCATCATAGATTTTATTCTGTTTATAATATTCATTACCAATAATCCGGGTTGATTTTTTCACACCAATCTAAAACGTTTTCTAAAACACAAATATCATGTTCATTCATACGTAATCCTTCAGAAAATTTAAAATCCGTGTTTCTATCCGGATCGTTCACTGTCTGTTGGGCAGTTTCTAGTTCTTGGTCTACCGTAAAACTCATGTATCCACTAGCCATAGATATTACAAAGTGTATAATGTTTTCATCAATTATTGTTATCCTATAAACGTAATCGGTCGAAATGTCAAGATGTTCTTCTCTAAGTTGGTACACGGGATTTCTGGTAGACTCAATTAAATAATAGAGTTCATCAAATTTATTAGAAGTTCTAAGACAATCCCAAATGTCTTGGAATAGTTCGCACAACTCTATATTCAATTTTTTATTTTCTTCTTCTGTCATTTCCAATATTCCGGGAAATCTTTCTTCAATGCCCGTTCTATCACATTTAACTCTGACCAAAAATAGGTAGCCATGGATGACGAAATGACCGGAACAGATGAATAATAGTCACCCGCAGACACGATTACGGCTTCACCTTCAATTGCACCTTCTTTTAAAACATAATATTGATTTTGGGATTTACGATTGGTTTCCAAATTTTCGTGTTGATGTTTAATTATGATCATATCATCTTCTACAATACTATATTCACATAATTTTTCTACGTCGTATACCGAGTCGTTGGTTCTTGTTTTAAGTATACGCCCATCAACAACAATCAATTCTCCGAACACACCCCCTAAAATGGTCCTCGAAAAGTCGCTATATTGATAATATTCAATATGATGAGAAGACAAACAATCCATAATATCTTCAAACCTTGTTAGAAGTTTGTGTGTGTCCATTTCGTATTGGTGTTCTTTGAATTTATCTTTTTTCATAGCAAGTCCTCGTCTCTGAACCTAGACAATTCAGAAAATGATTCTTTGAGAAACTCTAAAAAGTTTTCAATTTCACCAGCAGAAAATGTTATAATTCTAACACTGTTTTCTTCCTTGGAGGTTGAACCAAAATGTGTTGTCAATATTAAACGGTAAACATCATTCTGGGCCGAATATCCACAAAAATATTTAAATTTTCGGTCGGTGGTGAGGTACATGATACTCGACTCAATCGAGGCACCGGTAGCCGTCTTGTTAATGTTGTTGTTGGTTTGATGGTTATATATTTCATCTTCCAGATAAGCTACAAGTTCAAGTTGTTCATCCAAGGCAGAAGGAAGAAGCAGCGTTCCCTTCAATCCTTCTTGCTGAATAAAAAAACTGTTGCAAGATTTTACCACCGATATCTCACGGCCACCAATTTCTTTTGTGTTGGAAATCATTCCATAAGCTCTTAGTCCCATAACCAAATACTCCGTTCGGGACCAGTGATTTCATTTTTCATAATCATCATAATCATAGCTCCACAATAAAATTTGTGCCTCTTCGATGCATTTTTGTTCTTCTGGAGTGACAATACCAGATTTGTCTGATGCTATACGCAACAAGGTATCTATGTGACCTAAAAGTTCAATCAATTCCTTTTCATATGGATCAGCAAATTGTGACCTAAAATCCTCTTGTGTAATACTAGGGACGTTATCGTTGAGAATAACTTCCCTCTCCACAACATTACACAGGGCAATCGCATCCGACATCCATCCAACTATAATGGCATCTTCACCACACTCTTCTTTTGTTTGAATCACTTCCGGGTCTGCTTCAATGTTCCTTCGAAGTGATCTAATCAGACGAAGAAGATAATCTTTTCTAACTCCAGAAATATCACGGCTGTTTTTCATCTTTTTGACTCCTTGAGATGTTTTAAAATGCTTTTAGAGTATTCATACATTGTCTTCAACATAATCCAAAAAATTATATTGAACGCGATCATACACAATGATTCTACGGTCCACCCAGCAGAAAAAAGCCACCAAGAGGTCGATAATACCAGAAAACCGTATGAGACTGAACCCCAAAAATCATTAGCCAAATCTGTGTTTATTTCAATAGATGCACCACCATCAAAATTAGCTTTGAAACTGTTATCGTCTAACAATTCCAAATTATATTTTGAGATGCTTTTATACATGATCCACAAACCAATAGAACCAAAAACAGAATTGAATAACAAATAAATCGTAGATATTGTTACGATTATATGAATAAATGTGTTGTCTACCACCATGTATGTTGCCAGTAGCAGAACACATGCCGATATACCCATAATGTGACTCGAAATATTTTTCATAATTTTTCCGTATTTTCCTTTTTACCAATAACCCTTTACGTTATCCCGCAACTCTCTTTGAATATCGTCTAGACAATTTTCCAAATTATCCCCAACACGAGTGATGTATTTTTGTGTTAATTGTTGTCTCGGTTCTTTGGCGTCCCCGGTCACAACAAATAAACCATTCTCGTCCCACTCAAACTTCCACAGCAGTATCGTGATTCTTGAATTAAGTACTGTGTATATTTCTAAAACATTTTTTCCCAAATAAACGTCTGTTTTTATATCTTCCCCACCAACATTTATTTGACTAATCGAATAAGGGTTGCTTTCAATTAGAACAGCATACTTCAGGCAATCGTAAATGTCAAGTATTTTCTCTTTTATAACTTCTATTTCTCGGACAATACACAATTTTGTTAAACCATCCGGATTAACGCTAGGATCGAACAGACGTAAAATTTTATCACACTCGGAGCATTGATAGTACATCCCCCATACCTTTGAAGGTTCAAGAATTTCCCAGTTACAATGGGTTTCATGTTTCATCACCAATACCCCGGATACCTTTTCTTTAACTCCAATACCAATAAACTCAGTTGATTTTTTATATCATTCAAAAAAACAAATTCTCAATTATTTCAGTATTACCATGAATGGCACCATTGGGCCTAATTATAGAAAAAGAAAATGACCCAGTCGTGTCATCTAAAATAAATTTGTAAATCCCCCCCTATACGCTGACCGCTCAAAGTGTAAGTAAGAGGAGATATAGAATATTTCTCAAAAACAACAACAGAATCGCTTAGCAAAAATGAAAACCTAGTACTACGTAAAAAGTTCCCGAGACTATCAAACGTCCCGTGACTGTGTACACAATCTATACAATCTTCTAAATCAGAAATAATACGTTCCCGTTCCCGTTCTCGTATACAGACAACCTGTTCCATCTCTTTCATAAAATTACCAATATCAATCATACTACGAAATACATCTTCACAAAATCTTGTCGGCTCACATAATTCGTCAGTGAACACCGATCAACCTTACGCAACATCCCGTCTTCATGTTCCCTACAAATCACACGAAACGTCTTATCAACTTCCGACGCCATATCTTCAAAGTCCATTCGAAGAATTAACCATTCATCCTTCTCACTGTATTCCATACTTCGTAATGAATGCTGAATACAAAACATACATTCAGTCCCACGCGATATAATAGCATCCAAACAATCCATGAAATGATCAAACGAAATCGATATAATAAATGGATTATTCAAATCATCATCCGATGAAGTCCTTCGAATCAATGGAAGTAAAACCTTATTAGTCAAAAACTAAACTCCTGTTAAGTGAACCTCGTAATATTCAGTTAAGTGAACTATTAACTAAACCGTTAAGTGTCTTTTATACAACACGATACCATTAAGGGCTAACGCGTGCGTTAGGGGTTTTCCATTTTTTACCACATAATACCACAATATTCCACTTTCTACCACATTTGGTGAACAGCTATTATACTACTTTGTAAAGTATACTTTACATTCTGCCCGTAGAACATATGAAAATACTTAGAACACAGTATTTCCAGCACTTCTAAGAACACTACATAAACATATGAAAAATAACAACTTTTTCAATGGTGTAAAGTGATCAATGTTTAAACACTAATTGCATGGACCGAACTCTGCATACATTTCGAAAAATTTTCCAGACCCCTATCTCATGTAAGTCTTTGATTTTTATGGGAATGTTACATTAGAGTTTCCTAAAGTATTATAATTTTGCCTATAGGCTTAATGATTTTATCAAATGTTATGATCCTTGTCAAGCATTTTTTAGCCTTGAAAAGTGGGCTTTGAATGCTGATGAGAATGGTAATACGAATGATTCTCATTCTCATCTGTGTAAATGCGAACGATTCTCATTCACTTTTGCGAATGGGAATGATTATCAATTGTGTTCTCATGCTACATGAGAATGCGAATGGTTGTCAAGTAGAATCGAGAATCATTCTTATTTCCTTTTTTGGATACAGTTTCATACCACTATCATAGCATGAATATTGATGATTTGCAAGGGTTGACAACTATTAAAAAATGTGGTAAATGGGTGAAATAGGATGATACAATTTTTCTTGACAATGGTGTAGAGTTGTGGTAAATGGGTGAAAGTGTGTCTCATTGTTTTCTTTATAGGGAGAATGTAAAGTATGCTTTACATTTTTGATATGTCTGTAATACTATTTTCTTGTGGGTGGTGGTTTCGCTCATCGTCTACGGGAAGTTGACATGGTTGAGACCCTGTGATAGTATGGTGGCTCATTCATTCACACAGCGGCTCGAAATTAGTTGAGAAGAACCGAGGATAACAGAAATGAAAAATCGTATGGATCGTCACAAGGATAGTATTTTCGAAGTTCGTGATGGAGAGGGAAACGTGTTGATGAAGCACGACATTGACCTATCTGGTGGTAAGACTTTGGAAATCAGGGATGGCAATGGAGAAATTTTGTTCAGACAACTTTATGGTGGTAACAATGTTGCCGCTGTTGGGGATAGTTTTGGGGGATATTGATTTTTATGTTATGGTTGGGCGGGTTGAGGAATTGCCTATCGTTAAGGAAGTTTCAGTAGCGTGGAAAAATTTGTTTAAATATTGTAAGACCCATTCGGTGATTGATGTAAGCGCACCTTTTACTGATAGCACGATTGGGTTATCGGTGATGTTAAATCATTTTAGTGCAATTGCATACGAATTCGATCTTCAAAGTAAAAATTCTTCGATGTTTCGATATTTTTTGACTTTTGTTAATGGTGGTGCAATCAGCATTAACTTGAATTTAGAGTCTGACCCGATAGTAAGACTATTGGCCTCTCATGGTGAGTTGGAGTCGTGTGAGTCATTTCAAGAAATGGCTGGTTCAGTATTGGACAATTATCGGTCAAATACTCGACACAAGGAACTTTTTAATAACATCTATCATTCTGACGATTTGTCTGAGTTCCGGCAAAATTTCGAGTCTGCGCTGGGTGCATTGTTGAATTTTTACAAGCGACGTATGAGTGATGATGTTCTTTCACAATTTGAACAACTTTGGAGTGAAGACTATCAATTGGCGGATTCTGGTCGTAAGGGTGCTGCGGTTATGCTTATGGAGATTTTTTGGAATGATTTTGAGCGAGGTTGGCCAGACGTTGTTTGACTTAGATGATCCACTGTGTTATCATGGTGGATCATTAATCATTCATACATAAGAGAAATTGAATGACTGTTGGAATTTTCGTTATTGTTTATGTTTTGGTCTTGGCAGTTATGGTCTTGATAGGTTCCATGTTGGTTGCCGACTTTGATATAGTTCCATTTGCGGTTTGCGTAAGCCCTGTTGCGGCTCTTACTGTTGTCCTTACCACACATTACAGTAATATGGAAGCTGTTGCAAAATTCTCATGTGACTACACAAACTTACAGGAAGCATTGATTGAAGAATCGAAACGATTCGAAAATCGCCCGAATCGTGTAGAAGAACTTGCTAACATTCTTAGACACTGGGAAAACATTTGTAAGGCTGTTTGATATTTGTGGGATTATGAGTAATCATAGTCTTTATTGGAAGCATAATTATTTAACTGAAGGAGAATAGTAATGGGTCTTGATATGTATTTGGAAGCCCGAAAATATGTAAGTGGTTTAGACCATAATACTGAAGAACACAACGCGCTTTACAGGGCACTAGTAGAAAGTGTTCAAGGGCATCTGTGTCATGCGTCTATGCCGTCCGTCAAATCGGTTGAGGTACTATTCAATGTAATGTATTGGCGTAATTCTATTCAAATCCACAATTGGTTTATTGACAATTGTGCATATGGTACAGATGAATGCCAAGATATCGAGGTAAGTATCGATGATCTTAAAAAGCTTCGAGATTTTTGTGGTGAGGTGGCGTCGATGTTTCCGGAGGGATACGGGGATGATGAAAAGTATATCCCAGAACTTTCTGAGAATCTGATTAATGCTATTGGGGAAAAGCTTCCACCTTCAAATGCGTACTTTTTCGGTAGTACTGAATTTGAGCTATGGTACTATCGAACTGTAGTTCGAATGCATGAAGAGTTGAGTAGACTGATCGAGTGGGATGAGGCAGAAGCCAAAGCTCACGAGAAAGAATATTCCGGGTGGTACTACGTATACCGCGCAAGCTGGTAAGCGTTGCAATAAACATATGGTCCCCTGAGATTGTCTCATGGGGGTCTTCACTCAAGGAGAAACACAATGGTTGAGAAAACAACCGAAATAGATGAAGATGAAGTTAGAGCGATTCGGTCTCAGGTCCTGTTAGAGGCTTCTGAATTCTTTCGTCCTTCAGAAGATATTGTAGCTCGAATTCTGGAAGAGTTCGCAGACAGGGCTTCTCGTTGCCTTGACATTGTCCCGAACGACTGATACAATTTCAACAAAGGAGAAATGTATGCCAAATCATGTAACCAACCGTCTGATCATCCGTGGAAGTGATCAAGAGGTTCTTAAAACCATGGCTGATATCATGGAAGACGAAGGGCGAGAAACCAGTCTATTCCATTATCTTATTCCATGCCCCGATGATCTTATGATACAGCGGGTATGGTATGGAGATCCGGACAAGCAAAAAGTTCAAGAAGAACGCGAACTTGCAAATATTGAGAAACATGGTTATCCTACGTGGTATGAATTTAATTGTTCCCGGTGGGGTACCAAGTGGGATGCTTACAGTGTGGGAGAAGTGACTCTTTCTGATGGTGAATTGATTCTTAGCTTTGACACAGCTTGGTCTGCACCCATTCCGATTTTTGAAAAACTCCACGAGATGGGTTTTGAAGTAGAAGCAGTCTGGTTTGAGGAAGGTATTCAATCTTGGGGTTTTTATGATAATGGTGAATGTGAAGAAGGTTCACCGGATGATTTTGATCTTTACGATGAATTGGGTCCAATCAAGTTTTATGAGGGTATTATTCCGGCCAAAATCTTCGACGCTTTTCCCTATTTGAATGAATATATTCAGGAATGCCAAGCTGATTGGGAAGATGAACAACACGAGAGTGAACAAGATGACGATGCATCCGCCCCTAAGATTCACTAGAATTATCTGGGTTGAAGGATCGAGGGGTGAGCGGTATGGCATCGAGTTCTTCGCGTTCGTTGACTCGGGTGATTGGGCTTTGTTCAATCTGCTGGCCTCAGAGTTCTTTCGTCAGCGTGTTAGGGTAAACCGTGGGGAGAAGCCTTTTCTTCCCTACGGTTCTAGGGCGCAGAGAATTCTGGACATGCACAACGATGCGGTTCGACGACACAGGGACCGGAAGCGTTTGACAAAAACACATTGTCTATGGTATGATTCTAATTTAAAGGAGAATTGATATGCCATGTGATGCAAGTTATATGGACCCCATTGAAGCTGAGGAAAACAGTAAAGAGGTTGCTACTCTGATCAAGTATGTGGTCGATACCAAAGAGTTAGAAGGATGGTATGATCCTGTAAAGATTTCTAAGTACACTGCTGTTGCTGATAAACAGTACGGTGAGACGGAACTCCTCGACGAGATGACGGCATTCTTGTGTTCATTGTGCAATCACATGAATGAATCCATGAAGGATCGGGTCATTTACAATGGTCGAAATCCTGTAGCTCGCAGACTAGCGAACTGGTGGGACAAGCATCAGGACGCGGATAACATTCGTGGATTGGAAACAGAAGAAACCGAGGACATGAAGCTTTTGTCCAAGTACATTGATATGAGCGAGAACAGGCCCCGGATCATTTATCAATTCCTTTCTGAATTCCTTCAGGTTATGGACGAAGAAGACCATTCTATGTCCTACCTTGAAGGGATGGAGAGGGTGATGGATATTTGTATGAATGAGGAGAGCAAGCGACAGTAGTTTGGTAAAACTTTTGGGGTGTGTTCTTACAATAGCCCCCTTTTTTCTCCCATTTAACACACTCACCCTCTCTTGTCAAGAGGTGGTTCGTCTTTGACCATCCTGCATTTTGTTTGAATTAGTTTTACATTCTGCTTGACATGCGGGTGTTTCTGCGCTAACATGTCTCTTGTCAAATCACTCACACACAGGAGAATACATACATGAAATTGAATGTCGCCGGTTCGAAGGCTACTGGCTCTGCTGTTGCGGGATCGCAGCAATTTTCGATGGCAATGAATGCCAAGGCTTTTCATACTCTTTCGTCTACCCTCTATAAGGACAAGTTTGGGGCTATTATTCGTGAAATTTGCTCCAATGCTTACGATGCTCATTTGATGGTCGGTACGCCTGAGCGTCCTTTCGTACTTACTTTTCCCGACCGTATTGATTCTGAATTGGTCATCCGTGATTTTGGCCCCGGTATTTCTCCCGACGACATTAGCGGCGTGTACTGCCGGTTCTTTGAATCGACCAAGGATCAAGACAATAACACCGTGGGGGCTTTTGGGTTGGGTTCTAAGACCCCGTTTGCGTATACTGATACCTTCGCCGTCACTTCGATCCACAAGGGCGTGAAGCGCATCTACACTGCCTTCAAGGATGAAGGGATGCCGAATCTCAAGTTGATGGCCGAAATGGAAACGGACGAGGAATCAGGTCTGGAAGTTTCCATCCCGGTTCAGGGCAAGGATATCAGCTCTTTCCACAATGCTGTCATTCGTGAACTGCGGTTTTTCCCAGTGAAGCCTGTATCGAATAGGCAATGGGATTGGGCTGATTGGGAAGTCGCGATGGATTTTGGTTCTGTCCAGTTTTTCAAGAGTCAGAATGCTGTCATGCGGGGCTTTTTTGTTCAGATCGGTCCGGTCGGATATCGCATCGACAAAGGCATGATTACTGAATACGCTCAGAACAAGGGTATTTCCTTGTCTCCAATGACTAAGCATTTGTTAGAAATGTCTGTTGAACAAAGGTACTACCACCCCGAGCGCCATAGCGCCATGTTGGACATGCCGATTGGCACAGTTGAAGTTCAGCCTAGCCGTGAAGGTTTGCACTATACTGACGAAACCTGTCAGAACATTCTTGATGCTATTGGCTCTGCCGAACAGAAGGTTGCCGATGAAATGGTTCAGCGTCTAGATAGTGCTTATGCTACGGGGTGTAAGACTTTCTTTGATACTGTAAATCAAATGCCACAGTTTTTGCGTGGGACGTTGACTAATATTACTGATTTTAAAAAGAACTACGAGCCGTTCTTCGTTGACCCGAGTGGTAATTTGAAGGTTGTGTGGGATACCAATATTGTTTCCTCTTGTACCCTTGGCAAGATTGATTTCGGCGACGAACGGGGCAGTGTTGTTAGAACTCCGCTGGTTTGGTCCGAGTACGACTATAAGAATAACAAGACTGTCAGATATGGAGGCATTGAATTGTTTAGGGCAGATCGGGTTTATATCAAGGATGAGGCGTTTGCATACAAGTCTCGTATGCATAATCATGATAATGATTCTCTCGTGTTGTACTTCATTGAACCGGCTGACGGACAATCTGTTGATGATCTGGTAGCATATTTTGAAAAGTTTTTCGAGGTTGTGCGGGTTAGCAGTTTGGACAAAAACGTTTCTCGTTCCAGAACCAGCATTACAGGTGGTAAGGTTCGTGCGTGGTTTGATTTGGGAAAGTGGTTGGACACCAATTACGTTTCTCAATTTAGCCACAAACGTTCTTTGTATGCTCACAATGTCCAGTCGGTATTCGATGCGAATCTGAATGACATTACTGAACCTACTGTAGTGCTTCGTACTCATAACAATTCATTAGTATATGATTGCGATGATGTCTATAACAAACTTTCCCTTGCCGCTATGCTTGGGGATGCTGGCTATAAGATCATTGCGATCCCGAAAAGTGTGAAATACGATAACGAAAACCTGTGTGAAATTGAGGAATTGACCGACGATCATCACCGGATTCTGCGTGACCGGCTGACAGAAATTCAGGGCGCGCAAGCCTTGAATGTTTGTATCGACTTCGTTTGTTCATTCAACGCATCGGTTCGAAGTATGGTAGATCGAAAGTGGTTGAAAGGCACGGTCGAGGATTACGGGTTTGATGATGAAGCGTTCCGTAAAGCTCAGGACTCATTACCGATGATGAATCCTATGCGGAGACATGGGGATTTGGAAATTGTCGAGGCTATTGTTGGTTCAGCTACAAAATACCAGAACATGGACGAACTCTTCGAAGTCGCGAATAAGATGACTGGAATTGATTATGTTCCTTCCAAAATGTTGGAAAAAATCGAAAATGAAGTTTCGTTGCAGACTATTATGATGGAATATTTTAATAGAAACAACTACATTGTCGAGGCAATTTTCATCAGCAAGGGTTATCCGATGGTAGATGAGACTTTTTCTATTGATTTCAAACCTAAAATTCTGGAATTGGTAGAAAAGTAAGATGAAAAGTGGTGAAGGGGCTTGACCAAGTCCCTGATACCTGATAGAATGTAATTTCCACAACTACATAGGAGAAGTGAAATGAGTGGTATCAACTTTATCAAGACCGGACAGAACCTTACCGTGTTTATCGACGGTCGTCCGATCACGTTTCCGCTGACAGACCATCGTATTGAGGATGTTCTTGAAGCGATCCGCAATGATGATGAACAGGCTATCCGGCAACTGATCAACTTCAAGCAGACTGTAGCGAATGTCTCGGAAGGTCGCATCAAATTTGATCCGATGACTCGGACCCTGACTTTCAAGGGTGAGCCGCTGCATAATGCGATCATTGATCGTTTGTGTGCGTTGTTCGAAGAACGTCTGCCAATCAAGAACCTTCTTCGATTCCTTGACAATTTGATGGAAAACCCGGACTATCGTGCGGTGAATGAATTGTATCGCTTCATCGAAGCGTGTGATCTTCCCATCACCCCCGATGGTCATTTCCTCGCTTACAAGATCGTTCGTCAAGACTATATGGACATTTACAGTGGTCAGTTCGACAACCACGTGGGTCAGATTCCGACCATGGACCGCAACAGGGTCAATCCTGATTCTAATCAGACTTGTTCTTCTGGTTTGCACGTTTGTTCTAAGAGGTATCTCCCGCAATATGGTGGATTCTTCGGTAAAAGTTCCGATACCAGAATCATGGTTGCTAAGGTTCATCCTCGTGACGTGGTTGCGGTTCCGATGGATTACAATAACGCCAAAATGCGTGTTTGCCGCTATGAGGTCGTGGATGAAATTCCTTACGATGAAGTAATGACCGATCTTCGGATGTCTGGCTACGTCATCGACAGTTACGGCGCACTTGATGAAGATTTTGAGGATGGGTGTGATGATGACTCCGTAGATGATTCATTCGAAGAATTCGAAGAAGATTGGAGCGGCATTGGGGAAGAAACCGGGGAAGAAGCTGAGGAAGAAGCTGAGGACGTTATTGTCACTAGTAATACCCCAAGTCGCCCCGCAGTCACCGGGAAGCTGACGAAGCATCAGGTTCGCGATATTGACCGTCTGCTGCTCGATGGTGAAATGTCTATCGCTTCCATCGGTCGTCTCTACAACGTCAACGAATCGACCATTCGCAAGATTCGCGATGGTTTGATCTGGACCCACGTTACTGGACGATAAGTTCCTGTGTGTCGTGAGACAGAGATTTGGGCGGGTCATCCCGCCCTTTTTCTCTTGACATGACGGCAAAAAGTGTATACTATACTAATATGAACCAAGGAAAGGAAAATCATGAAGCTTGAACAACGTCTCGCTTCCCTCACCCGTCAATTGGCAAATGCCCGTAGGGACGGTGACGAAGAAGCAATCGAAGCTCTGGAAGATCAAATCGATCAGATTGAGCTTGAGATGGAAGAACAATTTGAATCCAGACACGATACTAATTGGGACTGAAACTTAGTGTGACCGCTCTAATTTTTTGAGTATAATAAATAGGTGCTTACACACTAAAGGAAGTCACATGAAAGCTATGATTCAATCTGTAACAGACAATTGGGTACCAGGATTGTTCTTATTGCTTATGCTAGGTAGTCTCTGGGCGATAGGTCGTTTATACTTCACCCTATAAATAAAAATGTTATACGCCGAGGTCGCATAGTCTGGTCGATTGCACTGGCTTTGTAACCCAGTATTCCACACCGTAGGTTCAAATCCTACCCTCGGCACCAAAACAATGCCTCGTTAGTTCAATGGAAGAACCACGCTCTTACACAGCGATGACGGCAGTTCGATTCTGTCACGAGGTACCAAATTTTCTAACATGGGGGTTGACAAGACCCTTTCCATAGGATAGAATACTCACATGAAAGCAATCATTCAAGTAGATGGTCTTACAAAATTTGGCATGTTCATTCGACTAACCAAAAACGGCGCAAATTATGTTTTTTTTGTTGAATTCTGCTACGGAATTCCCTAGTGCGAAGGAAGCACGAGAATGGATTTCGGGAAATATTCCCGATCCAGAAAGATTCAAAGTTCTGACAGGAAAAATCTGGATGCGTTGCGTGAAAAATTTCAAAAGTATTTGGACGAAGGGATGCCCGGTAACGTGGTTGCTCTGGTGGATCGCAAGCACAACGTCATGTTTGACCCTGACGTACATACCACCAAAGATGTTTTGGATTGGTTGTGGTGGTGTAAGAAAAAAGACAACGATGCGGCAGTAACACAAAAGGTTTATAATTCGTGGCCAAATGCCAAGTACAATTTACCTTCTACGGTCTTTAACGACTTTGTGTCGTATTATGACCACATGAATCAACAAAAAACATACGGGATGGAAATTCGTGTAAGAAAGAATACCAGTTTTGAAGAATTCGAAAAATCGTTGAATATGCTTCTCGACAACTACGAACTTACCCACAAGGTTGGGTGTAAAAATCGTAAAGGTGTTGGGATCACATTGTATACGAACGACGGATTTGCTTCCGGAGTGAATTACCTGATCATGCTGGATCGTGATAAAGACGAGTGGATGCTAGGTAAACTAAGTTACAGTTCTATGTCTCAGGACTGTCCTCCGACTTCACTAAAAGATTGTTTCGAAAAAATTATCAACCGAGGTTATACGTATGATCCAGAATGGTGACAAAGCAAGACTTCTAGATGATTACACTAGAATGCAGAAAAAACATCTTACCAATGCTCTATTCGAGATTTCAGTTCAAGGTCGAAAGGAAACCCATTGGTGTTGGTATTTTTTTCCTAACATTCCCGGATTGGGGAGCAGTGAAAGGGCGAAGCACTACGCTATCGATCTGGACACCTACATGTTGTTCCTACAGAACCAGAATTTTCGGCGGAACATCTTCACGATGATCAAGGCGGTGGACACTGCGTATCGCACCAGCGTTCATATGGACCTTGAGTACATCTTCGGGGACAATCCTGTGGATGTTCTTAAGTGGAGGTCCTGTCTGACACTGACACGGTTGGCGTATATGAACATCGATCATTTGCATGATGATTGGACACATATCAGTACCATTATCAAGTACTCGCGGGATGTGTATGGCTTCTGTGAGAAAACTATAGAGGAATATCGACCGAAAGATGCAGTGGATTGACCAACTCAAGTTTGTACAAAGCGTGAATCAATCCCATCCGCAGAAAAAAACAAAGTTTCCACGAGAGATAGACTGGCAGGAAGACATCTTTACTAGGTTTCATGACTCCTTCTACAAGAGGGAGTATGAGATCAATCAAGCTGAAGCCTCTAAGCTTGTTCGCTCTATCTCTCAAAAGTGTGGGGTTAGAGTCGAACAGTTATACCCAGAAGCACGGTCTGCCATGAGTTATTCTTGGGGAAAGACGTTGGGACCCAGACATGGATTGATCTGGGTGGAACATAACATGATGTATCCGTCATACGTCTTCCACGAGTTGGCTCATGTCGTGGTAGAATGTTTTATTGACTATGACCTAAAGGGCAAGAGTAAGATTCGAGAAGAGGGACACGGCATTTTGTTCGCTTCTACAGTATACAACTGGCTGTCAGAATACTATGCAGATGATGAAGCTGCACTATCCAGTCTCGATTATTGGTTCAAGCCCCCCAGAATTCACATGATTACAGAAGAAAATTTCCAACAATTCCAACGACTATTCAAAAACCGTTCACTTCTATAATTTGACATATCGATTTTTTCATGGTAGTATGCTCTTATAGAATTCACTCACAGGAACTAAAATGGAAAACAGCAGCGTGTCCTACACTTTGACCTCAATCCTCATCACTGTATTCATGTTGCCGGTGGATATTGTTATTGCTATCTTTGGTGATGACCCGGATACTTTTCGGTTCTACATTGGAATTCTTTTCGTCTTTGCATACTGCGTTCTCATTGGCATTTTGGGCACCATCGCGGTAGTTTTTGTCATTCTTTCGGGGTTTCACATGCTGGGAATGATCTTGTTCGAGTGGTTCCCGTGATGAGAATGTTGGGAGAAATCCCAGAACGGGTCAATGTGGCGGTTTCTGGTGGGGTAGATTCTATGGTCCTTCTTGACTTTTTAATCAACGGTCGTAGGAAGATCAATGTGTTGCACTATCATCATGGGACGGAACACGCCGACGACGCTTTTTCTTTCGTCAAAAATGTTTCTGAATCCTTGGGCGTGGGGTTTATTTCTGATGAACTTCGTGATCCCGTTCCCGAAAAGAGGTCCAAAGAAGATTTCTGGCGTGAACGTCGATATTCATTTTTCGACAGGGCAGAAAAACACGGATATCCGGAACCTATTTTACTGGCGCATCATCTTGATGATGTTTTAGAAACTTGGCTGTTTTCCAGTTTTCACGGAACACCTAAGATCGTTCCGTACATGCGGGGAAATTGTTTTCGGCCTATGTTGATGGCTAAGAAAGAAGAAATTTTGGAATGGGCAGAGCGTAATTCTGTTCCTTATATCAATGATCCTTCAAACGAGAATACTGGATTCATGCGAAACAAGATTCGTCATGAGCTTGTCCCCAAGGTTCTCGAAGTCAATCCGGGAATTCATAAAGTTCTTGCAAAGAAGGTACAAGAGCAGTATAATTCACTGATACAGTTAAGTGGTTGACAAGAATATAAAAGCGTGACACAATCAACCATACGATTAAACTAACAGGAGAACACACAATGAACATTTCAAAGAACAGCCAAGTTTATTCTTTTTTGCATCGGTATGGGGAGTTCTGGGAACCGGCCAACCCGTACTATATCAACAATCTTTGCCAACTATGGACTCGCCTAGCCATATTAACCTTCTGTCTAATTGCATTTGGGACATTGGCGGGAATGTTCGTCCTAGGAACAATTCAGTTGGTGGTGGTTTTATTTGGTGGCCCGTTTATTTTCTTTACGTTCGCTCTTTGGGCGTTAATTGTCTGGATAATTATTACAACAATGGCGGCATGTGTGGGGTTTGCGTACAGTATCCAACTTTGGGAAAAATCTACTAATTCGGAACCGGGAATCATCCGGGAAACTATTAGTGGTTGGAAGAATAAGTATTGTCCAACTGTAAATTGGGTTGATAGAAACAATTAAAACGATTACTACTTTGTTCTTTGATGGAAGAACGTTAAGTAGTTGACAGGTTTTGATCTTGGTGGTAGTATAAAAATAATAGCCCTTTTGGTGTAACTGGATAGCACAAGGGATTTCTACTCCCTTAGTATGGGTTCGAGTCCTGTAGAGGGTGCCATTATTACAAACTCTCGACTAACATATAAATAAAAAGTATGTTAGTCGAGAGGGCTTCATGAAGAAATTTATCGCACTTGAAAAGAGTACTAGGGTTTGGGAGGATAAACATTTGGGGTACATGGTGGTGTATGCTCCCTATCACCCGATGTCGAACAAATCTGGAAAATTATATTATCACCGCTATGTTGTTGCAGAAAGCCTTCAAAGAAATCTACTACCAACAGAGGTAGTTCATCACAAAGACGGAAATAGGAAAAATAACAGCCTCAATAATTTAGAAATAACAGATATTTCGGTGCATGCTAGAGGGCATATAGAAGAACGTGGCGTTACACTAAACGGATATGAACTTATGTCTGATAATGAAAAGCACTCAGTGTGTCAGATGTGTGGGAATAAATTTAAAAGAAATTCCAGAAAAAGAAAAAAATATTGTAGTAAAAGATGTGCCGCAGAATCCTCAAGGAAAATAAGTATAAAGCCTGAAGTTTTGAAAGAACTTATTTGGTTGACATCCACCTCAAATCTTGCTAGTATTATGGGTATATCAGATTCAGCCATAGGTAAATATTGTAAAAAACACGGAATCATTAAACCTCCGGTTGGCTATTGGGCAAAGAACAAAGAATTGTCTCAAGATGAATCTGGAAGATTAAAACTTTTACTAAGTCAAATTCAAGGAACAATGTAATGTTTAATTTAAGCATCATCGACCAAATGAGAGATATCGTCCGGGAGATGGATGACATTTCTAATTTAGGATTGGATCTCGCAACATGGTTGCCAGAAAGTATCTATTCGCGTAGGGCTTTTGGTGATTGTGGTTGCTCTGATAAGGTTTTTCGTGATACCGCAGACCTTCTAACGTCTGCTGTCAAACTGATTTCAGCCATTCACTATCAGCCAACTCTTTCCGATCTGGAACATTACAAGGGGACTGGTGAGGTTCCGGAACAGTTAAAAGTTCTTGATGTGGATAACTACAAGTGGGAATGGCATAATTCACACAGTCAATTCTTTACTCAGGATTCTATTATTCATGAGGATTACAAGCCCGAATGGGACCATTTAGCCGAATCGTATCGAGAACTTTTCGCTCTCAAGATTAAACAGCTTGAAAGTCTGGAAAATTCCTGATATACTGTAATCTCAAACCAAACAGGAGTAATAAAAAATGAGCACAGGTTCTGTAGTATTTCTTCTTTATATATTTTGACGATGGTAGATAATTTTCGTTCTGTCGCAACGGGCGTGATTGCTGTGTCTGGGTTTTCGTTGCTTTCGTTGTTGCTTTTTAGTCTTATCTTTAGTGATCTTAAGGGCCGTACTTTCATGAAAACTTTGTGGGAAAAGGGTGCTCTGATCATTCTTTCATTTTTCTTGATTGGTGGCCTTATGGTAAAAACATTCGTACCAGACCGCGAAGGTGTCGTTATTATTGTTGCTGGTGCGCTTGGTTATGAAGGTGCGCTCAACATGGTTAACAGCGAACATGTACAGTCTGTTGGTAGCAAGAGTTTCGAACTATTGGAATCATGGTTGAATCAACAGATTGAAGAAATCAACACTGAGAAGGATGAACCCGAAATTAAAGGAGAAAACAATGGGAACCCCTAGTGTAATTCATTTCAAAGAACGTAGTGAATACCAAGTGCGCCATATTGCCAGTGTCTATCAGCAGTATGATGGTTACCCCGATAGTGTGGGTGTGACTTTGGCAGAGTTTTTGTCTGGTATCAAAATCATCCATGGTATTGGTTCAGATGCTCGCCTCGGAACCCATGCGAACGGACCGGGCTGCTTGGTTGCCCAGTTCATCGCCCAGAATAAGGATCGTGTCGGAGGTTTGTATATGACTGACGAGGGCGACTCACAAGATTATGACTATACTGTATATTTTCGGGAACCAGACAATGCTCTCGTTGTGAAAGTCGAGGAAATCACTTGCAACAAGTGGAGTGGAACTCTTGCAGAATTTGTCGAATTCTGCAAGTCTGGGGATGATTGAGCTTTGAAGATTTTCAACTTAAAGGAGAAAAACAATGGCATACTGGCAAGGTACGGGTCGTAGTAATGTGTTCAAAGTCAAAGACCTAGATAAGTTTTTTGAAGATATGGGTTCTCTTGACATTGAATTGCATGTTGTTGACGAGGAAACTAACGAAGTCAAGATTTTTTCTTCAGGAGACGGGAACTTTCCTGCCAATTACTTCGACGATGACTTGGGTGATTATGTAGATGTAGATATTCAAGATATTATTCAGAAGCACTTGACAGATGACTCTTGCTGTGTGTTGATAGAGGTAGGTAATGAAAATTTTCGTTATCTTACTGGTTGGTCTTGCGCAATTACCAGTAAACAAATGGAGTTTATCAACCTAGATCAAATTTATCAGGTTGCGGCTAAGATGGCAGGTGGTTCACTTAAAGTGGGTCTAGCAGCGTATTAATTGCTGAGTGATTCCTTCTTGACAAGGGTAATAAATAGGGTATAATGATCTCATGTTGATGGTCTAAAGTAACATTGTCTCAAAGTCAAGACCGGCATACGGAAGAGTGTATGTTTTACTTTGAGAATAATTCAAAAACAGGATTTGGGGTGGGTGGATAAGATTTGGGACCGTAGCTCAATCGGTTAGAGCGTCCGACTCATAATCGGCAGGTTGGAGGTTCGAGTCCTCCCGGTCCCACCATTTCAAATACATTGGAGAAGATTATGAAAATGTGTGTGACGACAGTAGATGAAATACTCAAGGAGTGGGGTATTTCAGAAGACAATATGAATTTTGACGATATTCATAACGCAATGATCGAAGCATTCAACAAAGGCGCAATTATTGCTTCAATGGATTCAGTCGTATTGCATGAAGCATTTGTTAACACATAGTAAAATTTTACCCCGCGTCACTATGCCCGTATTAGCCCACGGTCCGTAATGATCCACCGCAAGTGGTTGGAAATAGGGTAGAAGGACTTGACGAACCTTCCGGGGTTAATGTATAATTAGTATCAGGTAATGCGAAAGGAACAGACACATGGGCATACAAAATGAATCGGACGGGTATGTCAACATTGAAGTTGAACTTGAGGACAAAGACGTTCTGACGCTGGCGAAAGAAGCAGACAGAAGGGGAATGACTTTAAATTCATTGATTTCCGAGATTTTGTTTAATGCTGCTCTCAAGGATACAATGGCTCAATATAACTCTGTTCTGAAAAACGTAAAACAAATTTTGTCAGAACAATCATACTCTGATCAGGAAAAAATTTCTTTGATTGGTGATATGATTGATAAGGAGAAGCCTTTTTTCGAGAATAATGAGGAACAAATATGAACAACGTGACATTCAAGAATACCCGTGAGATTACCAACAAATGGCCCGGAATGATTGTTCAGGGTGACAACGTTACTGAAGAACAGGCTGCGGAAATCCTTCTGCGTACCGATTCCAATCTTCCTAACTTTCGATGGAGTTGTAACGATCAAGAGTTTTCGGAACAAGTTCAGAGTCTGTTCCCCCCTTGTAAAAGAAAGTGATGATGGCATTTCATGGATCGAAGCATCCGAGAAGAATCGAGAAACCTACAAGGTTCTCGACCTCTACTATCTGACAAATGAACGTATCATGAGTTGTTGGATAGGCGGTCCGAATGGTTGGTGTGATTGGGATGGTACAATTGGTTGTAACAACAAGAACATCGGAAAATGGCCTGATGTAGAAGCTGTTGCCGCCGAGTGGGGACTGATCGCTGAAGCTTTTCCTTTCCTAAATCTCCGTTGCCAACTGTTTGACGGGGAGACCTGCGAAGAAGACGCCAAGCCGATCCTGTTGTTCACTGTAGCTAATGGTAGGGTAGTTGTTGAAGATTCGGTCAAACCTATTGGATCGTTTGTCGAATCTGACTTTCGCGGGTTCTTCTTTAAAGGAGCCGAACGGGGCATTACCATTCCAGAACTGAAGAAGAAAATCAAAATGGTTTATCAAGAAAACAAAGAAGACCCCTTCCTTCAGGGAGGGGACAAATTCTAAAAATTTCACCACTTGGCATAAACACTAGATAGTGGTACAATATAAAATATTCAGTATCGAGAACCAAGTGCTGAATAATATTGTAAAAAAACATCTGCCTTAAAAGTGGTAGAAAAAAGAACCGTGGGGCATACGGGGATAGCTTGCGGAGTCCGACATAAATCTAAAGTTCTTGTAGAGAACAATGTAGTGGACTGTGAAACAAGAATCCTCTTCCTAAAGGAAGAGGAGAAGTCAAGGGGACCTGTAAATAAGGAGAAATATCATGACACAAGAAATCTACATAGTTTGTCCCAATTACGAGTACAAAGGCGACGATGTTCTCAATATACATTCTAGGGCGTTTTTCGATGGAATAAAGGCTGAAAAATATGCCCAAAGTCTTAAACATGGTCCGCACATTACCTATCGGGTTTATACCATTTCAGTAGGAGATGATGATGTTTGATAAGGCTGTTCTGCTCGCCTCACAGGCACATCTAGGGCAAAGAGACAAAGGTGGCAAGGCATACATTCTCCATCCAATGAGAATCGCCATGAGGCTTCGCACAGATGACGAAGAGCTAATGTGCATTGCTATTTTACACGATGCAGTCGAAGATTCTGATTTGACCTTTGAGGACTTGGAAAGAGAAGGCTTCAGTTCAAGGGTTGTCAATGCTCTGAGACTGTTGACTCACAAAGAGGGTCAGTCTTATTCAGAGTATATCTCCGACATGCAACACAATAAAGATGCGCTCAGGGTAAAGCGAGAAGACTTGAGAGATAATTCCGACATAACACGGCTGAAAGGATTGCGTGGAAAGGATTTCGAGAGAATGAAGAAGTACAGTACGGCATTCGTAACGATTAATGAATATTTGGAGAAGTTCGACTGTTAATGAGGTGGAACGCCGAGGAAGACTGTATAAATAAATTGATCAATACGAGTATATCACTTCCATGAAACTTGCCGAACTGAAACAAATGAATCCTATAAACCTTGGTCTTTGGATAGGTCCTACAGGAGACATCATCAAAACCGGAAGGCATTCCCACACTGTCATTGAAAACCCAACCAAATTTGGGGTTTCTTCCGAGTTTGTTAAGAATTTGTATGATAAACACGGGGAGAATTACAATCAAGAGGGCAATGCTCGGGAAGAGCTTATCACTCTGGTCTTACAGCGTGGATGGATTCGAGTCAGAAACTATAGGAACTACTGGTCTGTCACTCTTTGGTCTCTAACACCAAAAACCAAACAAATTTTGAAGAATTGGGTCCATACTTTTACCAGCAATAACACAATGGGAACGTATGTAGATTTGAAAATTCTGGAAATTAAATCAGATCGCTTGCAAACTGTTGAACCACCTGATATACTTAATGATCGGTTGGACGAAAGTCATGGAGACGAGGCGATGACATTAGAATTTCTTAAAGAATCCACAATTCAAGAACAACCAGATTTGGAAATGATCAACGAGGTCAAATTGTCTCGCGTTTACAATCATTTTACCAGCAATAAACCTGTTGGTATTATTACTGCGTTTCGTGGCGAAAGAACGATGAAAGATAACATTTCGGCCAATCAGAAATTGGCTTCGTCGTTGCGTAATGCAGGGTTCGGGTTTGTGTGGGTTGATGGTGCTTGGGTTGAAAATCAAGGCACAGACAAAGAATCACATGAAGAAGAAACTTCTATCATGGTGGTGGGAAATGAAGGTGATGACGACAAGATGTTTACTCTATTGAAGTCGGAATCGAGGAAATATGAACAAGATGGATTTTTGTTCAAATCTTCGGATGGTCCTGCTGGCGTTTATGATTCTTCTGGGAATGAAATCATGTCTTTCAACAGAATAAACATAGACAAGCTATCCAGCGTATATACCAGACTCCGACAAGGCTCCCACAAGGGACGTAGTTTCTTCTTTGGGTCTGAGCGGCCCATGAAAGGATTCATGTCAAGGCTGATGGAAATATGAGAACACTTATTCGAAACGCGATTCAAACCCCGGATGGCATGGTGCTCGAAAGCCGACATGTACACGACTATATCGAGTATGTGGACTCAACCAATGGTAAAACATATATTGTTGATGGTGGTTTGGATTATGCTAGAAGAAGCGCCAACGGTGATGAAATAGACCTCAATGTTTATTCTGACGAACCTCACGAGGTAATCAGAGAGGCATTGACATGGGGAACTTACGGTAAGAATGGGGACCAACCCTTAACTTATGTGAAGTTGAAAGATATGTCTTCAGAACATATTAGAGCATGTCTGGAAGAATGTTTCTACATGGGAGAGATTGTGAGAGAGGCTATGTTAAATGAGCTTCGATTCCGAAATAAAACTTGACAACTGTGATATATACTGATATAATTGTTTGAAATCAAAGCCCCTGTGGTGGAATTGGTAGACACGATAGCCTTAGAAGCTATTGCCGAGAGGCGTGTAGGTTCGAGTCCTACCGGGGGCACCAAATTAAAAACCTAGCTCAGCACTTATATTTTAGGTGTGGTGATTTGGCAGACCAGTCGCCAGAAGACTGGAAAGAGTGTAAGCTACTCTTGAGTGTACAGGACTAGGCCGGGTACATTCGAAGAAAGAAAAAGCTGTCGAATAAAGGTGCAATTCATGTGTTGCCTTGTTTAACATGACCTAATCGTTTGATGGTAAAAAACGACAGTGCTAGAGTTGAAAGCGAAATTAGTCCTAGTGGGGATACTAGCTGCGGAACTCACGAACATTGCCCTTGTGGTGGAATTGGTAGACACGGGAGTCTCAAAAGCTCTTGCTGGAAACAGTGTGTAGGTTCGAGTCCTACCGGGGGCACCAAATTTAAAACTTGACATCATATCGTTCTTTTGGTACATTAGCGTTAAATCAAACCGGAGTCCTATAAATGAAAAAGATCATCGTTAAGGAAAAAAAAGGACATTTGTTCGAGTCTGATTGAGTATAATACTCTTTCGGAATTAAGAAAAAATATAGATGATCTGATTGAAAATTATGGGGAGTCTGCTTTTCTATCTGTTGTCGTTGTTGATGATTATGACGGATATTATTATACTTTTACGATAGAATATGAACGCTTGGAAACTGATGAAGAGTTTCAAGCTAGAAAGATGAAAGATGAAGAACGTAAAAGAAAGGCTGGAGAACGTAAAAGAAAGGCTGAAGCGCGTAAACTCAAAGAAGCGGAGAGGAAAAAAGCGGAAGCAGAATTGAAAGAACAGGAAGAACGAGAACTTCTCAAAAAGCTTCTTGATAAATACGGAACAGAGTATAACGAGTAATTTGACAAAAAACGCAGTCTTCGCCGTTTCATTCGGCGAGAAAACCGCCGAGGGTGTCGCGGCATGAGGAGTTAGGTATGCGTTTGAGACTCTTTCGTTTTATGGCCCGAGTGGCGGAACGGCATACGCGGCAGACTTAAAATCTGCTCCCTTTAAGGGTTGTGGGTTCGAGTCCCACCTCGGGTACCAAACTATAAATAGGATACAACAAACACTATCCTGTCATGCTTTTAGAAAAACTCCTAGACGTTAAAACCCCTTCACCCAAAGATATCGCAACAAAACATGGCGTAGCTCTGTCTAAGATCGAATCTCAGCTTGTCAAGGGAATTAAAGTAGAGCTAGAGCATACCACAGACAAACAAGTCGCTAGAGAGATTGCTCTGGACCATCTCAACGAATTCCCCGATTACTATGACAGACTCGAAAAAGCCGAAAAAAGGTAAATTTTTCTTTACAATTCTTACATTTACAAACAAACAACAATTCTTTATCTTTACAAACCTGTTTATCTGTGGTATATTGATCGTATAACAACATTAAGGAGAGTTATTGTGGGATATTACACCTCATACGAAGTAACAGTTACTGGATTTAATGACGCTGACGAGGCAGAGTTTGCTCAATTTAAGCTTAAAAAGGCAGTCAGCTGCTATCCCGTCGATATTACTCTTTCTGGTCGTACTGGAAAGAAGTTATTGGCTTTTGAAACGGACGATATTATGTGGTATATGTGGGAATCTGAGTTGATTGAATTCAGTCGTACATTTCCCCATCTTCGTATCGAAATCCATGGTGAGGGTGAAGAGAATGGGGACATGTGGAAGGCTCGAATCCAAAATGGGGAAGTGGAAACAGTTGAAGCTGAATTAACTTTTCCAAATTTCAAGAAGATGGATTGGTAAAATGAATCCATCTAAACACAAGTTAAACATTGACAGCAAGATCATTTTTCTTGACATTGATGGGGTGTTGAACACCCCACAATACGCTATCCAATCAGAAGAACGTATGGATGCCATCAACCCGGTTTCTGTCAGCATATTGAACAAGATGCTAGAAGTATCTGGTGCGCAGGTGGTTGTCAGTTCTTCTTGGAGGATGTGTTTTTCCATTGAGGAATTGACTGTTATCCTTCAAAACAAGGGTCTTAGGTATCCTATTCTGGATTATACTCCAGTGCTAGATTCTGGTGTTCGGGGTCAAGAAATCTCGAAATGGATTGACACCAACAAGGATCATGGCCTGTGGTTCAATGAATATTTGATTTTGGACGATGACTCTGACATGTTGTATTGGCAGAGAGAAAATTTTGTTCACACTCCCAATGACACCGGTCTTACTCCGAACATTGCGTATCGAGCAATCAACCGCCTCAGGGGAAAGCGTAATTGGGTTGAAGACGACATCATTGGATATGAATCTGATTATTGTTTGACTGAATACATGGAACAGTGGGTTTTGAAAAAACAATCCGTGGAAGAATCTTAATGGGTGCTAGATACAAATCTTGCATCCGTTGCGGGTCTCCCATTGTTCGCAAGAAGGATGATTGGCTAGGCCCACAATCCAAGTTCTGTAGGATGAGATGCAAATCTGAGCATTTGTCTTCAATTTTTTCAAAATTGAAAACTGAAGGTCTGGATGAAGAGACCAGAGAGTGGTATACTGAATTTACTTCGGGTAAATACACTTCTTTGAGGCACTTCTGTCGTGAGAACAACATTGTTCCAATGACGGCATCTCTTAGATTTAGAAAATACATTCCAGAATATAGTGGTAGGAGAAAAAATGTACTACGAGATACCCAAGCCAAACAAAATTGCTGTAACCAGACACGCTCGTAATAGATTTATCGTGATTCATCGGAGGGCTGGGTAATGAGTATTACTCAAGATGTTGTAGCAGGGCCAGACATTTCCGAGAATTAATTAAATCTACTACAGAGATGCAAATGTATGCTCTGGACTTGACATTAGCTATAAATAGCTGTACAATTATCGTAAGTTGAAGATTTGGGTGTAATGGGGAAACTGGTATCCCCCCCGGACTGTAACCCCGGTGCCTTTGTGCGTGTTGGTTCGAATCCAGCTACACCCACCAAATTGTGAAAGCTTAATTCGCTGTCTGACGCCTTCACAATAATATTGACAGCGGCGTGTATGGAACGCATAGAGGTAAGGGTTGATCGCCTTACAAGTTCCGTAGATCACTAATTTTTAAATATACGGGGTTTAGCTGAGCTTGGTTTAGCACCGCCTTTGGGAGGCGGAGACGTAGGTTCAAATCCTGCAACCCCGACCAATATTTAATAGACCCTGCAAAACGTGGGGTCTATTTTTATCATTAACTACCGACCATTTGATTTATTTACAGACCGATTTATTTCATATAAATAGTAGTAAATAAATTTGAAAGTATGGCCGGTATTAAAGAATTGAGAATGTTGAATGAAGATGCTTTAAGAGAAATTATAAAAAAATCTAACTCAAAGTCTGAGGTGTTAAGGAGACTGAAAATTTCTTCTAAAAATTCTCACGCTAAACATTATTTAACCTCTTTCATAGAGGATACAAAGTTAAACGTCTCTCATTTTAAGTTCGGCTATTCTACCATAAAAAAATATGGAAAAGATATGGTCGAAGATATAGTATTTGAATCTGATTCTCTCAGGGATGTACTACGAGGCCTAGGGTTGGCTGACAGAGGTGGAAATTACAAGTCAATAAAAAAGTTATTAGACCATTATCAAATAGATGTCTCTCATTTTACTAGGAGCGCACGAAAAAGAGGTCGCGTGACGAGGACTGATGAAGATGTTTTTTGTGAGGAATCAGACGTGTCTCAAGCGACATTACGCACTAGGTTCAAAAAGAAAGTAAAAAATGAATGTTCTGGGTGTGGCATAACTTCTTGGAATCAAGAAAAAATAGTTTTTCAGGTAGATCATATTAATGGAATTAGAAACGACAACAGGTTAGAAAATCTTAGATTGTTGTGCCCTAACTGTCATTCACAGACTTCAACGTTCGGAAGAAAAAACGCTTGACATAATAAAAATAAAGCTCTATAATAAATAAATAAACTGAACTATTGCGAAGTACAATCAGTGGTAGATGGATCGGCTCATAACCCTTCGGTCAGCGGTTCGATTCCGCTCTTCGCTACCAAATCAACGATATAGAAGGGATGCAAAGCGTCTTAAAACAACGGAGCACGTGAAGTTGAGCAGACTGAACGAGATGCAGTCCCCAGACTTTGTAACTGGGTTTTGAAGAGTTTCGCGGATCGCGACATCATGTCGCCATTTATGTCGCGATAGATCTTCACCTATGGTGGTCGTGGTGGAATTGGTAGACACGCCTGACTGTGAATCAGGTACTTGCGGGTTCAAGTCCCGTCGATCACCCCAACAACAAAAAAGCCTTACAAAGAAAGGCCCAACAAAAACCCCTTCAATTGAAGGGGTTTATTTTTATCATCGCTAATCAGTTTTGTTCTGTGGACTCCACCAGAGTTGTTTGATAATCTCTCAAGAACTCTTGATGGTTCTTCTTCACAAGAGCTTTGTAGTCGATCTCCTTGCCACAGTATCGACCCATTGCAATCGAGAACTGTTTACGATCAAGTTCCTGCTGTGCTTTGATAGCGAAGTCTTTACGCTCCAAATGCTGATTAGCTTCCCAGAACTCATCAACAGGTTTAGTCAAATGAGCCACAAGATGAGTTACATATCGTTCCATGTTGTCGATTTCTGCCAAAGCTTGAGGATCATCTGCGAACATCTGTCGGATATCATCAGAAGCTTCTTCGAGAAC